GCCTTTCGTACATTCACAATTTCGCTTAAAGGGCGGACTTCTCGATTCTGAGAGGCCCGCTCTTTTTGCGTCCAACACAAAAAGGAGCGTAATGACATGTTTGAAATTTGCAATGACAAGACTTATTTTCTGGCCGAAACGACCGCCAAGAACAAAACAATCGAAATCACCCTCGTGAAAGACAGCCACGGTAATCTTCTGAATGAGCACGAGATTAAGCTTGACCTCTGCCGTGCAGTTCTCGAATTGCAGCGCGGCGGCTATATCGTCACGAAGGTCCGTGCCCTTGACTACGACATCGAGAATGTCGTGGATGTGTTCCATCTGCCGGAGTTTGAGGAGGCTCGCGAGAACCCGATGCCCGATATTGTATCCGGCGTTATCACCTCGAACTTTGATTCCGGTGCATCGTTCTATCTGCCGTGCAAGGTGAACAAGAAAACCCGTGAGGTGTTTGCTGTGGAAGTTCCTGCACAGCCCTGCGACGATGACTCGTTCAACAACGCAACCGTGAAGGTCGATGGCGTTGACCGCCGTCTGCTCAATCTCACCGACATCGTGAGCGAGTATGACAGCGATGACTACGACGGCGTTCTCGATGCTCTGTATCGTGTTCAGGCAAAGAACGATTACTGGGAGAACGACGGCGAATCTCTGACGGAGCTCATCCACAAATACCGTTGGTATATCCTGAAAGATGCCCTGATGCAGCGTGGCCGCGATGCCGTCACGGATTTCATCGGAACCGACATCAGCAGCAGCGAGTTCAGCCGTGTCCTCGATGAAACGGAAATGGTGATGCCGGACGAAACCTTCGAGCAATTCTGGGAAAAGTACATCTGACCAATACCAATGCGGTGGGGCAAGACACTCCACCGCATTTTTTCGCAAAAATACGCAAACAAACCCACTGTCTAAATCAGACAAGAAGGAGAACCATATGAGCATTTCACCGAAAAACGAAGCATCTCAGAACAACACCGCCAAACGCCGCGACTATATCTCGTGGGACGAGTATTTCATGGGCATTGCGATGCTGTCCGCGATGCGCAGCAAAGACCCGAACAGTCAGGTGGGCGCATGTATCGTGCGCGACAATAAAATCCTGTCTCTGGGGTACAACGGTATGCCGATTGGCTGCGATGACGATATCATGCCTTGGGGCAGGGAAGGAAACGAACTCGAAACCAAGTACATGTATGTCTGCCACTCGGAGTTGAACGCTATCCTCAACGCCGGGAAAGACCTGCACGGGTCTACGATGTATGTCACGCTTTTCCCGTGCAACGAGTGTGCGAAAGCAATCATTCAGAGCGGGATAAAGCGTATCGTGTATCTCGACGACAAGTACCGGGATGCGAACAACAATGTCGCTGCACGACACATGTTCAAGATTGCCGGGGTTGAGACCAGGAAATACGAGCCCAGTGCCCGCAATGTCACCCTGAACTTGTAATCATCACAGCCGGTCTAATGACCGCTACGAAAAATAAGGAGTACAACAATGAAAATCCATCATACTGCGCTTGGCGTATGCGACACCTACGAGGTCGTAACGGAACCGCCTCGCGGCTATATCATTTGGAATATCGGCGATAATGCACCGGAAGGCTACCTCCCGTTCTGCAGACTCAAATTTATGCAGCCGTTTGAGGGCGGACGCGAAATTGAGTCGGATACCCTGAAAGCCATGAAGTGTGACGGTGCAAGGGAAATCTTAGCCGCCACCGGACTGGGTGCCGAAACCTCCGCCGAGATGAAGAAGTTCATCAAGAAGCACGAACGCAACCCCCGCAGGAGTTGGGAGTGCGAAAGAATGCGTGCCGCTATCCCGTATCTTGAGAGAATCGGAATGTAATACCATCGAGCCGTCTCCGTCTTGGAGGCGGCTTTTCTTTGTTTATCGTCAGATTCCTGTGTCCGGTAATTTCTCTCTCAATGTTGCATAATCGTGCGAACCGGATACAATAGAAAATGACGAGACAACGCAAAGAGGTGAGAACACTTTGGAACAGCTAGAAATAATCATTCCGGGCGGTCAGAAACTCTCCGTCCGTGATTTTGTTGAATGGGAGTATAACGGCGGTAAGGCAGATTTTCAGCCGGATGAACATTATCCTTTATGGGGGACTGTTCCTATTGAGGATAAGTTGCGATATATTGCAATCAGTGTGTTTGGTGATTTGGCGAGTTACGGAAAATACGACAACCGAATCGGCGTTACGGACGGTGAGTCGGAGCACTACTTCTACTTCACGGTTCAGGGCAAGGATGAAGATATTCTTCTCGCCTTGAATGTCATGCTGAATGTGATATATACGAGCGCAGAGGGGAAATGCCGCAAGGAAACCGGCACATCTTTCGCGGAACTGCCACTGATGCAGAGATTCGATGCCATCACCCGATACATCGAAGACGAGTTTGAGACCTGCCTTATGATGCTTTCCGATATCCCGTACATACAGTGGACCTGAATTCACAAAAAGTTGTTGCACATTCGTGCGAATTGGGTAAAATGAAGACTGTAAGGTGAATCAGTGGGTGAGTTTTTTGCCCGCATCACGCGAAAAAAAGTGAACACAGATTATAAGAAGCAAGTTCTTTCGGGAGCTTGCTTCTTTTATTTTGGGAGGTTTTTATGACGCATAAAAAGTTGCTGGAACGCAATCGAAAAATTACCGATGCACTGCAAAATGGCGCAAAGGTCACGGACCTCGCGCAGGAGCACGGACTCAGCCCACAAACCGTCTACCATATCGCACAGGCTGAGATGGAGAAGCGGCGGAAAGTGACTTTTACGGAGTGGAAGGACAACCGCAACGACGAGATTCGCAACCAGTATCAGGAAGGCATTTCAGCCGAAGAACTGGCAAAAACTTTTAACCTTAACCGCGCCACGATTTTTCGTATTCTGAAAGAAGGCGGGGACTCCTACCACCGGCACCTCGACACGAAAATCGAGACCTCTACTTTGCGCCGCATTAAAGATTTCAAACAGGGGTTTGTGGACTACGCGAAGAAGAACCCCAACACGCCGGTCGAGAACCTTGCTCGGGAATACGGTATCAGTCCCTCTTCCGGATTCAAGTATCTTCATGAGGCCGGTATCTATCGCGGCAAGGGACGCAAAAAGAAGGCAGCAAAGCCTAAGGGGTGAACCAGTATGGGGAAAAGGAAAGCAACCCGCAGCGAAATCATCGAGCGAAACAGGAAGATTGTCAAAGACTATGAGGACGGGCTATCGTTTGAGCATCTGTCCGAGAAATACGGGCTTTGCGTCAGGACCTGCTATCGTGCTCTCGATGAAGAACAACAGGCGCAGCGCATTGCGGAAGAACAGGACCATGCCAATCTGGTCGATAAAATCGTGGCGGAGTATCAGAAGAATACAGCTGTCCGTGACATTGCCGAAAAGTACGGTGTTTCCATTGGGTATTGCAGTGCCATTGCTGTTCAGGCCGGAATCAGCAACAAAGAACTCAGTCACCGTCGCATCACCCGCCGTCAGCAAAAACGCAACGATGAAATCTTCGAGAAATACCAAAACGGCATCGACGCCAAAGACCTCGCTAAGGCATACCATTATTCCTTGCCGGGTATTTACAGTATTATTCGGCGCGTCCGTAAGCAGAAATGTAAAAGAGATTGAGTCCTCTGCAGAATGTTGCAGAGGGCTTTTCTTTTTATGAGGGAGGGAAATTAAGTGAACGAGAATGAACGGGCATTGCTTCGATATGTAGTGGAAGGGGATATTCGGAAATCTCAGCAGCAGGCGAAAATCGTGTTGGAGGGGCTTACTACTGTCAAGGACAAAGCGTTCAAGGAAACCTGTCTGCGAACACTTGCAAGTAAAAGTCCTACACTCATCGAACTGCCGTATAACCTGCAGGGGCTTTTGGTCGCGGAGGATTCGAGCGCTTTCCGAGAAGACCGGTTCCTCATCCGAGACAGCGAGAAGGCGGTCATTGATAAAATGTGCAAGACGCGCCGTGCTGCGCTGCGGTTACAGGAAATGGGGATTCACTATACGAGTTCTCTTTTACTCATGGGCGAGCCGGGAACCGGAAAGACTGAGTTGGCGCGGTATATCGCATATACGACGAACCTTCCTTTCGTATACACGAATTTCTCCGGTCTGGTGAATTCCGCTCTGGGCAAAACGCAGAAGAATATCGGTATGATATTCGACTATGCGAGAAAAAGTCCGTGCGTGCTCTGCCTCGATGAGATTGACGCTATCGGGACACGGCGCGGCGGCAAGGATGATGTTGCGGAAATGAACCGTGTGACGATTGCCCTGATGCAGGAGCTTGACCGACTCGGCAACGACATCATCCTTGTCGGGACCACGAACCGTCCCGATACGCTGGACGATGCTCTGCTCCGGCGCTTCACCTTTGGGCATACGGTAAGACCTCTGTGCCGGGACGATGCGCGTACCCTCGCAAGGATGTTCTTTGCATCAGTAGGGTATTCGGCATCCGATGCGGAAATTGAATCGCAGCTCGATGACACTTCACAGTATTATACCGCAAGCAAAATCACGAATCTTTGCATCGACCATATCATCGACTGGGTAGCAAATCAGGAGGATACACCATGCATCGGAAAAGTTTAACCGGAGAAGCAAAACTGAACCGCGATAAGGCAATGCTGAACGATTATATCGCCGGTATGCACATCGCGGAATTGGCTGAGAAATACGGTATCGGCTGCACGAATGTTAAGAAATCCCTTGAAGTGTTAGAGGGTTTTGATGCTGTGCGCCGCAATGACCGCAAAAGCCCGAATCGGAAACCCAACAATCAGAAACGATTGTCGAAAGCCGACATGGAGCAGCGGAATATTGAGATTGCGCAAGACTACAAAAACGGGGCCTGGACCTTTGAAATCGCTGAGAAATACAATCTCTCTGGACAACAGGTCTATCATATCCTGCGCAGAAGCCCTGATTATACCCCGCACAAAGAGAATATCGGGTCAGCTGTGCAGTTCAAGAAACGCCAGCGCAATGCCGAAATCGTTGCGGATGTCAGGGCAAATCCGTACATGACTGTCGGAGAAATCATGGATAAATATGGGTTATCGGAATCCACCACCTATCAGGTATTTCGAGAAGCAGGGCATCCGATTTCTGGTGGTCTTGTCCGTTTCGGTCCTGAACCGCCCATGAACATCCCGGAATTCAAGCACAGCCCGAAAGTATTGGAGCTACGGTGTGAAGCCTTGGAAGACACCAAGACTCCGGAGGAAATCGAAGCGCGGAACAACGATATCCTGAAAGACTACAAAGCGGGTATTAAGGTAGAGAATATCGCAGTACGGTACAATGTCACACCGCGATTCATTGCGGGGCTTATCCAAAAATACCGGGCACATCATCCCCTCTACCGCAAGAACCTGCGCGGCAACGCTAAAATGAAGAAGAAGCTGCCGGAAGAAGTCTGCGAGGGGATTGCGGTAGAATACCAGAACGGGAAAAGTGTCTCCGACATTGCTAAAGACCATAAGATTGCCGTGGGTCAGACCTGTAAGATTCTGCATGACTACGGAAAGCTTTCTGAATCGCTGGCTGAAGCCGAAACCCGTAAAGCCACGCAAAGCCGTTCTCCTATCACGGATAATGTAAAAGCCAGAAACCGGGAATTTGCGGAATTTGCACGGATGAACACCGGCAAAAATTTGCGTGACCTTGCGGATGTATATGGTATCTCCTATAGCACAGCTGTAAATATCGCAAAGTCCGAAAACATCCATAAACGGGCAGGGGTGGTTGTACCGTGAAAGATTTCGAGTGGCGGTATCGCAGGCATCGTGGCACGGTAGCACAGGAATGTCCCCGTGTTGCTGCTATGTGGCATCCAACAGCCAATTCTGTATCACCGGAGGAAGTCACCTGCGGCAGCAATCGCAGAATCGCTATTATCTGCCAGAAATGCGGATACGGAAAGAACGGCGAATGGCGTCCCTCTATCGCCGGTGCCTGTCGAACAGGCGGCGGATGCCCGGCGTGTTCCGGAAAAGTCCTTGTCGAAGGCGTCAATGATGTAGCTACCGTACATCCCGAAATCGCTGCACAGTGGCATCCGACACTTAATGAGTTCCCGCCCACGCGAGTGACTTCCGGAAGCGCAAGGCATGTATACCTTGTCTGCAAGGATTGCGGGTACGGCGCAAACGGAGAATGGCATCCGATGATTGCTTTTGCCTGCGGGTCCGGGGAAGTACATACCGGATGTCCAGAATGCGCCAGAAACTCACTGAGAAAGGTCATGAGAGCCCACTACGCCAAAACAGCAAGGAAACCTGTAGTATCAGTTGCATGCCCTCAAATCGCCGCTTTGTGGCACCCTGACAATGAATTCGGCCCCGACATGTATACGACCGGCAGCTGCAAAAATATCCCGCTCGTATGCCCCGTATGCGGGTACGGCAAAGACAAAGACTGGACGCCTTCGATTGCTGACATTTGCCGGAAAGGCGCAAAGTGCCCGTTTTGCGGAAACATCGTGAGGTAATACCCTTGTACAGACAGAAAAACAAGACGCCCTATAACATGGCGGGTCAGATGAAGGTAGGTCTGATTGGCGAATCTGTCACCATGCACTATCTTGACTACTACTGCGAAACGCACAAGGACAGGATTGCGGGATTTTCGGATGTACGGGATGACAAGAAATATCAGGAAGACGACATTGACTTCGTTGTATACCGGAAGGACGGTTCTTCATTCACGGTGGAAGCCAAGGCTGACACCTACAAAACTGGGAATGTATTCCTCGAAACAGCGGTGAATAGTTTTGCTATCGGGGAAGATGACAAACTGCTGCGGTTTGGAAAATACCAGAAAGCGATAGCCAAGCACTCAAAGGGATGGCTGTACAAGGAAGCCGACTATATCTTTTATTATTTCATCGAGACCAGGCAGATATATGTCTTTGAGCGCATGGCGGCAATGCACTACCTCGATTTCGCTCTATGCTCGGATACGGTGTTCGTCCACGATGAACGGAGACCTTTCGGGAGGGCTGCGGAAAACAAAGAGCAACGAAGTAACTACATGCAATACTACGGTACAGGCTTTTGCGTAAACGCGGAACAGATGCGCCGTTCTGATGTCATCGACCACCGGATGCACCGCGTCGGCAACAAGAGTCTGCGATTTCCGGAACGCATCGAGTCCGGAAAAGTGTTTGAACATTTTGTAAATCATACTTGTATTTGATACACTTTCACGCCAAAATATGGTATAATGCAAGTACAGAAACGGAAAACACTATATGTTGTGCTTATGCACAACATTTTCCGTTCCGGACACTGTATGTGGCACTTTTGTGTTGACAAAATATGCGAATTGCAGATAATTGGTAGAAGGGTAATTTACCTATTTTTCGGGAGAGTTACTTCTCCTGAATATGCTTCTGTAGCTCAGTTGACAGAGCAGCTGTTTTGTAAGCAGCGGGTCACAGGTTCGAATCCTGTCAGAAGCTGATGCCGAGAAGATGACCTCCACGCGGTCGGCATCGGGCAACAAGCTTAACCTCCCTTAGCTTGGCGAACATCTTCGCAGATAACATAAAACTCTTAAAAGATACCAGATACGCTCCGAAACAACATCATAGTTTTACACACACTTACATACACATCCGCTTGCGGCTGGTTGTAGAGCAGCGGCAAGCATCGTATCTGGTATCCCATAAGAGTTGTCGCTCATAAAGACAGCCTCCTCGCGGCGAGCGGCGGTAACACGGGTATTGAGCTCCCCGTGGCGAATGTCTTTTTTCTTGGGTCGTTAGCTCAGTCGGTAGAGCATCGGACTGTTAATCCGAGCGTCGCTGGTTCGAACCCAGTACGACCCGCCACGCGGAGTATAGCAAAGGTAGCTTACCAGCCCCATACGCTGGCGGTTGCAGGTTCAAGTCCTGTCTCCGCACCCATCGTCCATGCCATGACGTTAAACCGGCTATTCATGTCAATCGGTCGGACGTAAAATGACCGAAATATTCTGGTATCGAATACGAAGGTTGCAATGCACCATGGTTAATTCGCCCGCAGCGCACGGGAAAAGGTGGTTCAACTCCACCTGCCAGAGCCATGACCTGTTGGAAGCGATTCTAGCAGGTCAAATAAAACAGGGAGGGCACTCCGATGCAGTAATTACCGCGTCCGAATGTCAAAATCAAGGAAAGGGTCACACCGATGTACTGATTTACCTGATGGCTGGCAGCTCCCGCCTTAAAACACCATAATAGGTAGCGCCTATCTGAGTGCGTCCATACCTCGGCGCACTCAGCCACCCGATGGGACAGCCTCCACGCGGCGGGTGGTGGACAGCGACTATGATTGCCGCTGACGAATGTCCTTTCAGGAACCGCATTGCATTCCCTGTGCAAGCGGTATCCTAAACGGTCAGGAAGCTGTGTGGGCGAGTGCTTCCTCTTGTGCTTCGGCGCAGAAACAACAAATCTCGTCCCGCTAAGCATGCATCGTACGAGCATCCCCGTTAAGCCGGGGCGCAGCCAGACGCGACATAGCCGAAAAAGGCGAGACTGCTGCGCGGCATCTGGTAAGTTTGCCGCAGTCTTACACAGCCCGTAACAATCCGTTGACCCGAATTGACAGGGAAGTAACGGCAGGGCTTGAATTGAAGTTGACCAGTGTCCAAAATGCTTTTCCGGATTCTTTCGTATCGTCCACGCAGAGATTCGCGGAATCGCTAAGAGGCACAAAGATGATGTTTCGGGGATGACGACCTACTAAACGGACATCATGGCGGGGCTAAGAGAGGGTTCACCCGCTTTTTCTCATGCAGGCATCGTATAGGGGTTAATACACTAGCCTTCCAAGCTGGTCACGCGGGTTCGAATCCCGCTGCCCGCTCCACCGTCGCCGTCACCGTACGCCACGACATTAAAATTGGCGAGCATGGTCCACATGTGGTCCGCTGTCCGAATTGCCAATGGACAGTCAAAAAAGAATCGGCAAACAGGTGCTGCACCTGAAGGTATCCGAAAGTCTCGGCATCAGTCGCGAATGGTGCTGAAAAACATCGGAGAGGATACAGCGCAGAATCCTCCGGGGTTGCTACCGGATGGTGCTGGACGCGAGGTTGGCTTCCTCGCTGAGGGGTGATAACCAGCATAAAACACCCTACCGTGCTTGGTTAGCTCAGTTGGTAGAGCAGCGCATTCGTAACGCGCAGGTCGGCAGTTCGAGTCTGCCATCAAGCTCCACGGTCCGATTGGGTGACGCGCTCTTTGAGAATCCGCCCAAGAAGCTGTCAGCGGGGGCATGCACTTGCTGACGGTTGGCTAAGTCCTTACGGAAGTCGTCGTAGCCGGAACCGAACACGAATGGGCAACGTAAAGCCCCGCACGGCAGAGCGTTATCTGCTATAGCGCATGACAACTCTAAGTAGGAAGGAGATGATTCCGATGGAGCAGGCGATTATCAATGTCGAAGGCACATCAACGATTGAAACCGCAGCGGCGGCTAAGAAGCTGATTGAGGCCTTCGGAAGTCAGAACATCCGTGCTCTCTCGGTTAAGCGCGTGGACGAGAACAGTAACGAAGTCGTTGTTGAACTCGATTTTGTACCGGGTCTGGCACCGCATCTGCACGGCTTCGCTTTGCAGGTCAATGGCTTAACTGCGGGTTACGACGGCACCGGTCCCTCGAACCTGTACGAAGTTCTGCAGGCAGCTGGCGTCGATGAGCGCCTTTTGACACGTGAGGATATCACGCAAAAGAGCGCCAAGACCATTCCGCTGCATCTGGAGCGCGAGGTCAAACAGTACGGCGAACTTCACTACGCGTAATTACTGGCGGGTCCTTCCCGCCATCATGGGGGCATAGCTCAGCTGGGAGAGCACCTGCTTTGCAAGCAGGGGGTCGAGGGTTCGAATCCCTTTGCTTCCACCACCAGACACATCTCCATCTTGGAAATCGTCTCTGGGCGTGCATTGTACTGTTACACAAGCGCAGTACGGTCATTTATTTGGTGCGGTACTCCTTAACTACACCACGAAGACGATAATCCTGCCCGCACCGCCCCCACCTGAGGGTCATTTACACAGGGTTACGTCAAGCCGAAAACACCATGCCGAGTGGCGAAAACGGCTGCGGCATGGGCGAGACAAATTCGTCTCGTCAGCCATCTTTTGAGAGCGACCTCCACGCGGTAGATGGCGGGCAACGCAGATTTCTGCGGCTAACACTCTCCGATTCTTGGATAGGTGTCCGAGTGGTTTATGGAACTGGTCTTGAAAACCAGAGATGCATCCGCGTCCGTGGGTTCGAATCCTACCCTATCCGCCATCAGCAGTCGGATACACTCTGTACCCGGCTGCTTTTTACATATTTGCGCTTCTTTTCATCGTACCAGAATCGTTTTCTCCTGATAGGAGCCTCTCGGATTCTGTTGCGATTTGTGAACATTACGTTAATCATGGTTGTACTCAGTACACTTTCAAGGAAAAATGTGGTATAATGCATATAGAGCGACAGGGAAAACGAAATATCAGAAGTCCTCCGCTCTTAACATCGTTTCGTTGATGTGGGGACTCACCCCACACAGTAAAAAAGGAGAAGTAAAATCATGCGCAAAAAGTCTATGATGAAGAATGTGCTTGCAGTTGCCATGGCTGCTACAGTCGCAATCTCTGTTACCGGATGTAAGGGCAAGAAGAATCAGGATGCTGCCTCTTCTGCTCCTTCCACCAGCCTGAGCGATTCCGCAAGCACCGCACAGTCCGAAACCCCTGACACTGCCGAGAAGGAAGACACCAGCGCGGCGGCGTCCGAGAGCAAGGCTGAGAGCAAGCCCGATTCCGATGCTGCCAACACCGAGAACAAGACCGCTGAGTCTGAGGCTGCTTCCGACAAGGCTGAGAAGCCCGCCGCCAGCCAGAACACGAACCCCGACAATGTTTCTACTAAGGACGGTCCCGCTAAGGCTCCCGTCTACAACAACCATAAAACCACCACCGGCACCAAGACTCCTGCCCAGAAGCCTGCTGCTGTGACTCCCGCTGTCGCTCCTGCCGAGAAGAAGTCTCAGCCCGTCTACACCTTCACCGTACGCCACCATGACGCCACCTGCACCACGCAGGGCTATGATGAGCATATCTGCAACGAGTGGGGCGGTATGAACTACAACGACAACTATGTTGCCGCCAAGGGTCATAGCTGGGATAACGGCACCGTGACGAAAGCTGCCACCTACACTGAGACCGGCATCAAGACCTTCAAGTGCAAGGATTGCGGTGAGACCCGTACTGAGGAGATTCCTTCTCTGGACAAGACCTACCACATCCTGCAGGTCGTTGCTCCCACCTGCACTTCTGAGGGCTATACCATCTATGAGTGCAATGAGGTTCCGGGTCTTACTTACAAGGGCAATTTCACCGACAAGACCACGCACACCTATGATGAGGGTGTCGTGACCAAGGAAGCGACCATCTACGAGAAGGGCGTCAAGACCTTTACCTGCTCTGCTTGCGGTGATACCTATACCGAGGATATCCCGATGGTGGAGAAGACTTGGCACAAGGGTGATACGGTTGCTCCCACCTGCACTGAGCAGGGCTACACCGTCTACATCTGCGACCAGGACGCTACGCTGACCGAGAACCGCGATTTCGTGGACGCTCTGGACCATGATTGGGGCGAGGGTGTCGTCACCAAGGCTGCTACCTGCACTGAGGATGGCGTCAAGACCTTTACCTGCTCTCGTGACGGTGCGACCAAGACTGAGGTCATCCCGGCTGTGGGTCACAAGTGGGATGATGGTACTGTCACCACGCCCGCTACCTGTGAGGCTTCCGGCGTGAAGACCTACAAGTGCCTGAACGATGGCTGCACCGAGACTAAGACCGAGGAGATTGCCGCGCTGGGTCATAACTACGATGACGGCGTTGTCACCAAGGCTGCTACCTGCACTGAGGATGGCGTCAAGACCTTCACTTGCCAGAACGACAAGAACCATACCTACACCGAGGTCATCCCCGCAACCGGTCACGATTACGATGACGGCGTTGTGACCACCGAGCCTACCTACACCGAGAACGGTGTCAAGACCTTCACCTGCCACAACTGTGGTGATACCTACACCGAGAGCATTCCGGCTCTGGGTTACACCTACAACGAGACCGTGGTCGCTCCTACCTGCACTGAGGACGGCTATACCATGCACGAGTGCGTGGAAGATGCCACCAAGTCCTTCAAGGACAACATCGTCCCTGCGCTGGGTCATGAGTACAAGGAAGTCACTACTCCCGCCACCTGCAAGGACGCTGGCAGTGTAGATAAGGTCTGTGAGCGCTGCAACGATAAGCAGCATGTCCGCGATATCCCCGTCAATGAGGAGCATCAGTGGGACGAGGGCGTTATCACCAAGGAGCCTACTGCCACCGAGCCGGGCATCAAGACCTATACCTGCACCGTCTGCAACAAGACCAAGACCGAGAGCATTGCCAAGGTCCATGTCCATGAGTACACGGGTCTCGGTGAAATCGTCAAGGAGCCCTCTTGTGAGACTGAGGGCGAGCGTTGGATGTACTGCACCAATGATGGCTGCGACAGCAAAATTCTCGTTCCTATGCCCGCTATCGGCAGCCACGACTGGGACTTCGAGCACACCGAATGCCTGAAAAAGGCTACCTGCACCGAGCCGGGCACTATGCTGATGCACTGCAAGCGCGATGCTTCCCATACCATGACCTACTCCTATGGTGGTACTGGTCATATCTGGGATGAGGGTGTCATCACTACCCAGCCCACGCATGACGAGTACGGCGTCAAGACCCTGCACTGCAAGAACTGCGATGCGACCATGACCGAAAAGGTCCTGCCCACCAAGTACACCTTCACCGTTACCGTTGTCCCGCCGACTTGCACAGAGGACGGCTACACGATGCACAAGTGCAATCAGGATGACAGCCTCTCCTACAAGGACAACATTGTACACTCCACCGGTCACCATGCCGAGATGCGTGTCATTGAGCCTACCTGCAAGGAAGAGGGTCGCACCGAAATCTACTGCACCGTCTGCGGTGAAGTGAGCACCGTTCTCTCTACCACGCCCAAGAAAGACCATACTTGGGATAACGGTGTCGTTACCACCGAGCCTACCACTGAGCATGAGGGTGTCAAGACCTACACTTGCACTGGCTGCGGCGAGACCAAGACTGAGTCCATCGCTCGTCTGCCCGCAAGTGCCAAGGTGGCTGCAAACCCTATCGTAGCCGGGGCTGAGCCTGTTGTCGAGGTTCCGGCGCAGGAAATGAGCGCCGAGAGCATCAACGCCGAGACCTATGTCGCAGAGACTCCGGTTGAGTCTGCTGTACCTGCTGAAACTCCTGCCGAGCCCGTTGCTCCTGTTGAGCCCACTGTACCTGCTGAGACTCCTGCCGAGCCTGCCGCTCCGGTTGAGTCTGCTGAGACCGAGAAGTCTGCCGAGACTTCCGAGGACAGCACCAACACCAAGCAGGAAGATGCCGACATGCCTAAGGAGACCGAGGCTGAGGTCGTAATCGTTGATGGCGCTGCGGAGTAAATCTCCCGTTTCCAACACTACAACATAGGTCCGCAAAGACCTGAATCCATCGAGGCTTGCCGGGAAACTGGCAAGCCTTTTTTATTGTCCGGCAGACCCGCGTGGTGCTGCTTACGACACAAAGAAAGGTGATACGAATGATTGATTATATTGAGAAAGCAAAGGCATTCGCCATGATGGCGCACAAGGGCCAGACCGACAAGGCAGGGGAAGACTACTTCACGGCGCATGTGGCCGTTGTCGCAGACGGCGTTGAGCCTGACCCGCTGGTGAAAGCTGCCGCCTACCTGCACGACACGGTGGAGGATACCGGCACCACGATAGATACCATCAGAGCGGAATTCCCTCAGGAAGTGGCTGAGGCGGTCTCTGTACTGACTCGGGAAAAAGATATGACCTACTCAGAGTATATCTGGCGTGTTAAGCAAAACGACATTGCCGTCAAGGTAAAACGCGCAGACCTCGTCAGCAACATGGACCTTAACCGAATCCCGTATCCTCTCACAAGCAAAGACCTTGCGCGAGAAGCCAAGTATCTCCGTGCCTACAAGATGCTTGATGGCAGAAAGACAGTCTCTGCTGTAAACCCCTATGCTCTGTATGACTATCTCATCACCTGCGGCTGGGAGAGTGACCTTTCTGAGAACCAGACATCCGAATCTCCCGTTCTGAAAGCGCCTTTCGGCTCCTACAAGGTGCTGGTTCCCCTTGATATGCAGCGCACAGACTACGAGCAGCGCCTCAGAGACGCTCTGGAAACGCTTTGCTCCTTCGAGGCGGCACCGATGTGCGATATCCTCGGAACGCTCTTATACTGGACGCCAGCGCCCGCAGAGAGCAAGTCCTGAGCCGAGGAAAGCGCTATTTCTGAAACTTGCAAAGACTCGCGTTTGTGTTGCTGTTGCTTTTGGCTGCTTTCTGACGGAGCAGATTCAGCACTGATTCACACCAGACGAACACGACAAGCACGCGAGCAAAATGCGACTCGCCCAGATGTTAATTGTTTGTGAATCATACTTGTACTCGCTACAAATCTGCATCAGAATATGGTATAATACAATCATAAAAACAGCGATAAAATGTGATATTCGCTGCAAAATCAAGCCATGCAACTGTCGTCTGTTTTCGTGGGCGACATACCATGCTCCAGTGGCGGAATTGGCATACGCGGCGGCTTCAAACCCCGTTTTTCTCCGGGTTCGACTCCCGGCTGGAGTACCAAAAATTTTAAAATCGGTTTTATAGGAGTGTGTCCATGAACATCATAAACGCTGTGACCATCGGAAAACTCATCGCCGCGCATCGTGAAGGTGACGAGGAAAAATTCAGGGCTTATGTCGAGTTCATTGCCGAAGCCTATGAGCAGCAGGGAAATGACCGTGCCGCTAACATCATCCGCAGTAACTATACCGGTGACTATGGCGAGCAGGGAAAAGTCGTTCTGGATGAAGCAGGCGAGCAGACTGTATACTATGAAACGGGTTGGTACGAACCCGAAATCTTAGGCTCTGGTGGTTCCTATCGCGGAATTACAAAAGCAAACTCAGAAGAAGACGCGTTGCAGCGACTGCAAAAACACGCCGCAAACTATGCACAGCGAATCACCTTATATAAAAAAGACGGAAAAACCGTAAAACGGGAAATTGCTGAATACGACCAGTTGGTAAAAGAATGGAGAGTTATTTGATGAAGTGGAATGTGTTTTCTCTCGAAGCCGTTAAAGAGGCATTAAAACCCAAGTTTGTGTTGGAGAAAGTCCGCTATGTGACGGACGACGAAGAGTACGGCGAGGGCGAGTCTACGCGCTTTGTTTTCCGCAATGTAGAAGAGATGCCGGAAATCGACTATATTAAGCGGACCATCTGCACATTCATTCAGGACACCTACATTCACTTCAAGGACAAGAGCCTCAAGCCGATGCGCCTTTGGCAGGATAATCTCAACGAAAGCGAAGACCATATCCGTTATTCCACGAACAGCCTTGTGTCGCCGCCGCTGGAACTCATTGGCGAAACATACATTTCTGACGAAAGCTACACACACAAGTGGCTGGTAGCCCAAGGAGGAATTGAACTTCTTGAGAGAGCGTCCATCACCATCGACGTAGATGTCATCTATGCCTATAACAATGTCGATAAGGTTGAGAAAAGTTCCGAAGACGGCGAAGTACATGGCGTTCTCATCAACAGTACAATGTATCTGCGTGAATCGGAAATCAAACAGGTTGCTCGGCTTATCAAGGACGAAAAGCTCCGTAACCGCGTATTGACGCTGATGCGCTCTCATCGCCGCATTGTGTCGGCTCCCGAAAAAGAGAATCGCAATATTCGGGAAGTTGCTTCTGCGCAGATGCTGAGTCAGGAGTAATCGATGGAGCATAGAATTTCAGAAGTCGGCGCTCAGATGCTCAAATATCAAGAGCAACTCGCCAGAGATTATGGATACAAGCCTATCCCACGCACCTTTTTCTGCGATGTGAGAGCCGAGTTTCAAAAGGCATTGCCGGAATGGTGCAATGTGTCCGGTGACACGATTTCGCTCGAAACCGCTGATGGCACAGTCATTACCAACGGGTACAACCGTATCGTGATTGGTGACTATGGTGCATTTGTTGAGTTTTCCCGCGTCCAAGCCTGTATGCGCCGCCTCAAAATCAAAGAAGGGCAAATGTATCGCGCAAAAGACCCTCGCTATGCTGAGCATGTCAAATATCTCTGGCTTACGGCAGATGATGGTTCGAATGTGAAGGTTTATGAACAAAAGCGTCCGGTAGAATACGCTGATTATAAGTCGGGAATGCTGTATGTCAGTGTATATGAGGTGTTCCCACACATCTAAGAAAATCAAAATATGAAGTTTTACCCAGTTCAGGGTTGGTTTTTTTATCGAGAGTGCCGTAAAGACTACTGGCTCACGGAGGTAACCGACAATGACTGACTCAGACAAAGCAATTGCATTGCGCCCATCATACTGGGCAAGCGTATCTGGCGGAAAAGATAGCCTGTATATGCTCAATTACATACTGCACCATCTGGACAGATACCCGCTTGACGGCGTGGTTCACTTTGAACTCGAAATCGACTACCCGTTTATACATAACGTTATCGACTATATGGAAACGGAGTGCAAGCGAGCTGGCATCCAATTTGTGCGAATCAAGCCGAGGAAAACGTGGGAAGAATTGTATGATAAATGCGGTTTCCCAACAAGAAAAGTAAGATGGTGTAACGGTCACTATAAACTTGATGCAAAGCGGCAACTATCCGAATGGCTGAACGAAGTCGGTTTTTATGTAGTGCATTACATAGGCTATTGCGCCGATGAAGAACACCGTTTTAACAAGCGGTTGAGTTCCAAAAAGTTAGAGATATACCCTCTCGCAGAAAACGGCATTAACGAGGATGTGATTTTGGAATGGGCAAAGACACAGCCGATTTTCAACAACTACTACAAAACCAACAAGCGCTGCGGTTGTATGTATTGCCCCATGTCCTCGTATTTGAATTTCGCATATCTGTATAAATACTACCCCGAAAATTTCCGGTATATGCTCGAAAAAATGCGGGAGACGGAAGAATTGAGAGAGAAAGAGCTTGGTAGACCGTTCTCTGTGATTTCATCGAATCCCAAATATAATGCGGATTACTTGGAACACATCGTCAAAACGAAATGGCTCAAAAAGCTCATTGAAATAGAGATGACCAACAATGACTATGTCGATGCGCATTGCGTCGGTGTGGATGTGGATGGTAACATCACTGTCCACTGGGTTGCATTAAAGAGTATTGGCAAAACGGTGTTTTCCAACGCAGTTGACGCTGCCAAGTATGCCGCAGAAATGTCGGATTATTATGATAAGCACTACTCCTTTGGCGGCAAGCAAATCAAAAGAACACAGTGGGAACATTTTCTTGAGAAGGACTAGGCATGGGCAAGCACAAGAATAAAAAGCGCACACCAATAGGTTCACTTCCTCAAATCCTCGCGTCTTTGGCGCAGATAAACCCAAAAAATCTCAACCATAAGTTGGTTCCGGCATGAAGAAGTAAAACAGGAGCGGATATGAGTTTACACGGAGAGCCCTTGTTTGAGGGACTGAATTTTAAGGATTTGTTCGGGAAAGAACTTATTGTCGATAAAGTGTTCTGGAGTTATGACGGCATTTCGCTGCTCTGCGTATGCAAGGATGAGGACGAAAAATTGTATTTCTGTAACTGCACAGAAGTGCGAAGCGAAGAGCGTTGGGTCCTGTATCCGGCAACAGAGCAGCAAATCGAACAAATCGTCAGTAAAAGCAAGACCCCGGCCGAAGTATTCCGGGATAGCCGTGTAGTGTATATATATACCATCGGCTTGGATACAGACCAAGGAACATTGAGGGAACTGACTGTCGATGAACTGTCAGATGCAGACAAACTTCCGGAAGGAGAGTATGTGTAAATGAGCAAGCACGAACTCGGCGCAGACCGCGTTTTCCACGAAGGTGCTGGTTACTGCGAATAAACATCAACCACAAGTTGATTGACCAGAACCACAAAAGTGGTATAATGTAAACAGAACGAAACGAAAGGAGACAACCGAAGATGCTGTGCAAGACTGTTAATGCTATGTCGTTTGCTGAGTATAGTTATGAATCTGAATTCGAGTCCTACGAATCCAGCTTTGTTTCCTATACCCATCGACAGGCAAAAACAGACCTCGAACGGCTGCGGTGCGTCTTCTGACGGCATTTGCATTCCGAACGCTGCTTGTCGATTCATTTCGGCAGGCAGCGTTTTTTTGTTGCCTGCAATACAGAAAGGCAGCAAAAGAAAATGAACGTTCCAACCATCGATATCCAGCAAACAGGTGCCAATATCAAGGCACTGCGAAAAGCGGCAGGCATCAAGGTAAAGGATGTGGCGGATACGCTCGGTGTCTCCACACAGGCGGTAGCCAAATGGCAGGCAGGCACTGCACTTCCTACCATCGACAACCTTGTGATTCTCGCCGCGATGCTCGATACGAAAATCGATGACATTCTCGTCATCGCATAAACCCTCGCCGCAGGATTGCGGCTATATGGCCGAATAGACGAATTGGTTAAGTCGCAAGCCCTTCAAGCTTGAGAGTGTGGGTTCAAGCCCCATTTCGGTCACCATCTGCTTCTGTAGCTCAGTTGGTAGAGCAGTAGGTTGAAGCCCTATGTGTCGCTGGTTCGATTCCAGCCGGGAGCACCATATGCGCCGGTATGCAAGAGGTTAAAGCAGGCGGTCTGTAAAACCGTTCCGTTACGGTTCGTAGGTTCGAATCCTACCCGGCGCACCATATGTGTCGGTATGCAAGTGGTTAAAGCAAACGGTCTGTAAAACCGCTCCGTTACGGTTCGTAGGTCCGAATCCTACCAGGCACACCATAAGGCCCCTTCGACAAGTTGGTCTAAGTCGCCAGCCTCTCAAGCTGGAGTCGGCAGTTCGAGTCTGCCAGGGGTCATACAAGCACCCACAACGAGATAGTAAAGTTTAGAGTTCGGTAGTCAACTTTATTGTTTAACAAAACGGGTGCATATCTGCAGAGGTCGCCCAAAGGTAGGGCAACGGATTGCTAATCCGTCGTCGGGTCAATCCCCGGCTTGCGAGTTCGAATCTCGCTCTCTGCGCCATATGCTCATGTGGCCGAGTGGCCGATGGCAGCGGTCCAGAAAACCGCCGGTGAGAAATCGCCCGAAGGTTCGAATCCTTCCATGAGCGCCACTGCCTCTAAAATCTTCGATTTCAGTCGAGGATTTTAGGGGCACTTTTTTGTTTGTATCTTATTTGTTACGAATCAGCGTTCATGGTTGTACTGAATACACATTTGTGGTATAATGCTAATAAAGTAACGGAGGTGCGCCATGATTTTCGAAATGACCGAAAAGCAGTATCAGCTGTTTTTGCATGTCATGCAGGTAATGCAGACATTCTACGGCAACAACTTTTCTTCCATCTGCAAAGAGGTCGGGGACGCCTACGGTGTGAATGATGTGGATATCGAAAAGGCATATATGATATTCACCGACTTCAAGGTCACGGCTCCCGTGCCTACCATGCAAAACGCAGCAGGGGAAATCTATCAGACTGCGCTCGCGGCAGCGGATATCGAGGCAGGGAACAAGGAGACCCCGTATACTAAGCGCATCGACATGAACGAAAGTGCTTGGGTAAAAGCTGCTGCCATCCTCGATGCGTATTCCAGAATCCTAATGGGACAGTTCAGCATCATCTATGAGGTTCTCGATATAGCTGATACCGACAACAAACCGCAGCTGCAGGCGTATCATGACGCTCGTTGGGGCGGCATCGGCATAGCGGAAGCCCGTGACCTTCTGATTCCGCAGCTGAGAAAACTCCGGGTTGGCTGGAATGGCAATTTCGGCATCTCCAACGCAGGGCTTGCCTACAACAGCAAACTTGCCTATGAGATGCTCAAAGCAATCCTGTATGCGTGCAGGCAAGGGGACGGCACCGTTCTGAAAGTAACGGACGAACCGCTGATGTATGCGCCCGGCAAATCAAATATTCATGCGTTGTAAAGCATCTTTTTAAGAAGGAGATTTCATGAAAGCCAACTATAAAGTCGTAAACAACCGTCAGGCGCAGCTGAAAAAGGTCATTCAGAATTTTGAGCCTACGGGTGTGTGCGCGTTCCTCATGTTTCGCTACTATGTTATGCAACTGATGGCCGAATCGGAAGCTGCAGGTGGGCTGAATGTACCGCTTAGCGATTCCGCTGAACTGCGAGTGAGTGACAATGTCGATGGGTTCTTCTCCAGTGCGAAGGATGAGGCTGTTTCGAATTATCTTGACCCTGACGACGAAACTAAGGATGTCATCATCCATTTCGATGGCACTCCGGAAGAATTCTCCAAGGAACTTGAATCGTACATTCTCGTGGCTATGGTTAGCAACTTTGAGCACGCATTCCTCGATTTTTCGGATGTCACTGGTATCAGCCGTGGGCACTTCGAGTTGGCTGTCGCAAAATTTATGTCCGAATACGAACAGACAGAAGGAAAGGTCAACAGCTTTTGTGACTACGAATATGAGGAGTGATGAGTTGTGACGGTTCTCGAAAATGCACTTGTGGTAAATGACGGCAAAGCGGTCGTCATTTCGATTAAGCGTGAATGGCTCTCTAAAATCATAGCAGGTGAAAAGACTCTCGAAGTCCGCAAATCCCGCCCTTGGGAAATCTCGTTTCCGTTCGCAGTATTCTGCTATGAAACGAAGGCGAACGGCGGTGCAGGGGAAATCATCGGGGCCTTTACCTGCGAGGACATCGACCAGCTGAACTGCCTGACAGGATTGTCTCCTTACTATGCAGACGGCGAAAAGCTGTCCGGTATGGCGGATAAGTTTATTCGGGAAAGCTGTATCGATATAGCCGCGCTGTTCGAGTATGGCAACAAAACCGGCATGCTGTATGGCTGGAACATCTCAAATGTTCGCAAACTTTCTCTATCCCTGCATCAGCTGCACCTGAAACGCGCTCCGCAATCGTGGCAGTACATCAACCTGAACGCAGACGATATCGAAAGCGTAGCTGCCGCCAGCGAGTGAGCAGGAAGCGTAGCTGCGAAGAAATTGGCGAAGGCGAAAGCGTAGCTGCATCTTAAAATCCCCCTTGCACAGTTGTGCGAATCGAATAGAATAGTAAGTGCATGATAGATACCATCTTCTGATTCCCCATACCGGTAGATTCACAATCTGTTATGTGCTTAGAGCAGACTCTCGAAATGAGAGTCTGCTTTTTTGTTTCCATTTTCAGAAAAGGAGGTAAACCTTGAATACCAGAACATTTACGCAATTTGCAAAAGCAGCCGAAAACTGCCGCTACAAGAACGATTTTCAGTTTGATTTGGTGCAGTGCGAGAAAGCGTATCAAATGGGCGGCGAGATGCGGATTGAAGCCGAATGCTGGCTGAATCTCTTTGAGAGCCTTGGAGAAGACGACATCAAATCCTATGTCAAGTCGGTCTATAGGCCAGGAGACCTTGACCCGTTTCGCAAGAAACTGCCGAAGGAGTAAGTCCCATAATGCAGATACTATTTCATCTCATGGCGAATACCGGATGCTTGCCGGACAAGGTCGTTCCGCAAATCCCTACGAATCGGATGAAGGGGGAGGACCAGGAAACACCGAGAATCTGTACCGGACACACACTCGATGACTGCCTGACCGGCATCGGTATCCCGCATTTCATATCGAGTTTCCTGCTATCGGAAATTCGGCAGGGGAGAAGCGCGAAACACGCCGCCGAGACGATGCTCCTGCCGTTCGTCGGAAGAGTGTATTGTGTCGAGGATAACAACCCAGCACTGATACTGGACGATAAGACAAAGTATTTCGTGGCGGATTCCGTTGTCACGCACGAATGCTGGCTGACGGAGTACATCGACCCCATCAGAACGGAAAAGCTATGGCTCGTGGACGGAGAAGTTCAGTTCATACCGTTTTCGCATAACGGCAAACAGTACGAATACCCTGTCGTTCTCGATTCTCAGTGGTCTTCGATTCCGATGCAGCCCGCTCCTGAATTCCGAAAATGCCTTCTTGACATCACCAAGAAATGGCTTGAGGAAGAATAAGATGCGAGAAATGTGCCGTGAATAACAACACTGAAATGCAAAAATCGCACACAAAACCATGGCGGAGTCTTTTTCGGAAGACTTCGCCTTTTTTTGTTTTTCTCTTGCGTATCCTTGCGAACGGCATAGAATTGGTATTGTACGATAGATAACATTCTACACAGCCGAATCTTTCGGGCGTACATCATTCACAATTCTGTTTTCAAATTAGGCAGACTTACCATTCGTGGTAGGTCTGCTTTTTTTGTTTTCAGAAATCCGTATCCATCTTTTTGAACGCGACTGCAAGGAGGTCCGCTATGTTTAATCGCAATCCAAAGAAAAACACCCGCTTCGCCATCTATGCCGGTAACCCAGGTTTTTCCGGCATGGTTATCTGCTCCGATTTTATCGGGTATGTCAAAGCCCCGTCGCTCAGCGATGCCTATGATGCAGCGTATCGGTATCTTGCCAACAGCGGATATACCGCCATCGTAGTCCGTGAAGCATGAAGTTTTTCCGACAACCGAACATCAATCACACCCCGCCGAACAGCTATTGTCGGCGGGAACTTTTATTCAAAGGAGTAATCACAATGAACGACAAACTGAAATTCTATGCCGGGACCACCGCTTTTATGCTCAGCGTCATCACCATCATAGGTTGCTTAGCCTGCTTTTTCTCGACGCCTGCGTATGCCGCGCCGGTAAAGCCAGCTGATGATTCTGATATCGAGTATGTCACGCCGTTGGAGGTCCATTTTCGGGAACTCAACGCTCAGCCGCCTTTCGCGCCGGTACTTTCTGTACCTGAGCAGGAGGTGGCCGAGACAGAGCCCGAATCCGAGCCTTCTGTCGAGACGGCAGAGACTGCTCAGGAACCGGCAGAAGAACCTGTGACTGACACGGTTCCTCAGAACCTTTCTGACAATGAGTACGCCATCTATACAGCGTTGCGGGATGCAGGTCTCTCTAAGGCCGGCACTGCAGCTGTGATGGGGTGTATGGCAATGGAGAGCGGGCTTCGCGTTACTGCCGAGAATCCGAACGATGGAGGCTATGGGCTTCTGCAATGGACGCACGGTCGCAAGACGAATCTCTTGAACTGGTGCTATGCATCGGGTCTGGATGCAAGTTCCGTGTCCGGTCAGGTCCAATTCTTTGTCCATGAGCTCAATGCCACCTACAGTCAGGCAGCGGGGTACTCGTATCCGGTATACGAGACACTCACCACGAGCGACAGTGTAGAAGATTGTCTTGCGATGTTCTTCTCGCACATGGAAGCCGGTGTGAATGTTCCTATCTCGTCCAGCAAGGTCTATTGCGGGAATCTGACGACCTTACAACTCTACAACAAGCGGCTGAACGCTGCTTACAAGTATTTCTAAAAAATGAGGCGATTTACTATGACAAACACTGCGTATAAGACTCGAAAACTACTGTCTATGCTCTCCAGCGCTGAGAAGGAGAACGACGGTCTGATGCTGACGCATAACCTGCAAAACATGCAGCGCAACGGCAAGCAGACGGGTTGTTACGGACACATCATGAATATCCTGAACGGAAAATGCGTGTATGTGACCACAGAACGGTCCTGCTATCAGCCGATTGCCGACAAGAATATGGTTCGCTATGCCGCCGATATGAAGGATTACTCCTCTGTATCGCTCGGTGCCAAGGGCCGCAACCAGTTCGTTACCAATGATGAGTTGGTCGGAAAAATCGTTGACATGCTTCGCTAACCGGAGCAAGAAAAGGAGTATCGCCATGAACAGAATCATCTATACCATCTTCAAAACCTTAGCCGCCCTGTTTATTCTCTTCATCATCCTGAGCATCAGTGCTTTGGCACAGTCCTTCACGCTGCACAATATTGCGCTGCTCGTGTTCAGTGTCATCTGCCTGAACAAATGCTGCGGCATCCTGTTAAACTAAGGAGAAAAAATCATGAAGAATAAATACAAAGTTGTTGCCTTGGTTCCTTTGGAGTTCTCTGTTGAGGGAAACTCCGATTCCAAAGAGGCAATCGAATCCGTCAAAAACATTTTCAAAGCGTGTCGGGATGATAACGACTACGCGGACATCGTTTTTGATGGTATCGAAGAGTCACTTCGTCACGACAGTATCGAGTACAAAGTTGAAGCCGCCCAGCCTGAACCTGAGGTGAAGGCAAATTCCGATATCCGTTCTGTCGCCTCCGATATCTGCGACGTTTTCGAAAACTATCTCGATGAAAACGGTGTCTGTATTGTGTGTGACGATGCAGACGAGGAACAAGACCGAAAAGCAAACGAAAGCGGCGCAATGTTGTATGGCATGGAATATTGGCATCTTGTCGAAGATGTCGAGTTCCGTGTGAAGCATATAAATGCACAATACAAGCTGTTCACCGTCTTTGATATTATGGAGGCATTTGATAAACTTCTCATTTCCAAAAAGCTTGGTGACTTTGTACCGAGCGGCGAAAATCGTTACCGTTTGTATGAAAAAATCCTGAGCTGTCTGCGTTCTGTCAGGGAGGAATTGTAATGAGTACGAAAGGTTGGAACAGTCTGAAACCCATCACAGCCCCTGACCAGATGCCCGCACCCATCCACTGGAATCCGATGAGCGATGACTGGAAGCGGTGGATTGACAGCCATCAGGTATATAACGGCGAATCGAGATTCTCCAAAGAGATGCTCGATGCCATGAAAGCACTGCATGACAAGATTCTCAGCTTCGGCGGAGACGAGGTCTGCATGACTGCCTACGACGAAGACGCCGTAAAAACACTCAGTCGGGGGCAGTTCTTCTATGGCAGCAGCTATATGCGCAAAGGTCAGCCCAGTCAATGTCACGCGAATTCCGCTTATCTTTGGGATGCAAACCGTGGTCACTGCTCTATTGCGACCGGGTATGCTCTTTCTGAGGACGGGCTTTGGCGTTGTCATTCCTGGGTCGTACAGCCCCGGAGTCGCACGATGCGCGTCTGGGAAACGACCGTTAAGCGCGTGGCGTATTTCGGATTCGTGATGAACGATACCGAATGCCAGGAGTTTTTGGACAACAACACCTGACTACAAAGGGGTCATTTGCGTGAACGAATCTAACAATATCCAGAAGTTATCTGAATACGGCATGATTGCTCCGGACGGAACATGGTATCCTTGCGAGTTTGGAGAACATGCGGCTCTTGCGGGGCGCATCATCATGCAAAACAGAATACACCTGAACCTCTCTGATAAGGAAGTCTTGGACATGGCCAATGATTGGAGCGGGAAGGGTCTTGATTACCTGTACCGGCGCGGCTGGATTGCGGTTCGTAATCCGTCTTTGGGTAAGACATTCCTCGATATGGACGCCACCAAAACCGCAACTCAGGCACAGGTGAACACCGTTTTCGATTACATCCACAAATATGAACGCTATGACATGGATATTTCCAAGCTCACAGCGTTCTAAAAGGAGAATTGAAATGAATAATACTATGATTCCGATTTTACCGGAACTGAAATCTGCGATGAAGCAGGTCACGAAACAATATCAGTCGGACTTTGACCTCGACACAAAGGTCATTCAGAAAGCGGCAAAGGAAGCGAAAGCCGACGGTAAACCTCAGACATTTCTGTGGTTTTGCCGGGAAAGCGGGACCTACATTGCGCGGGAATCTAACGCGTATTTGAAGGAATCGCCGATGTACATCTCCTACCACTACTACGCGGACCAGCAGAGACGGGAAGCAAAAGGCATCAAGGCATATGTCGTCACCGTTACGGGACTTGATGGCAGAAAACCCTTGGGGTTCGCAACGCCCATCGACTATTTCAAAGAATGCGAGCGGCAGAAACGGTATGCCGTTCCTGCAAATCGGATTGCTTTGCATTTCGAGAAGGAGACGGTCGTTACGGAAAGACCCAAGACTATCCCGCGCCATCACAGCGAGTACGGAGAACTCAAATCCGTCACCTATCTGCCGGATGATGATGCTGCGCTCGACTATGCGCTTTCCATGGTGCATCAGAGCCGCGAGAAGTCCAGCCGAAAGGTAGGTGCCTGAATATGGGTAAGATTATCGAGTTGTCCCATGACGATGTTCAGAACGAACTTGCCTATGCTCTTATCTGCGAGACTATGGAGGGTGCATACTGGAATTCCGGGCGCAGACGCCGCATGTTCAGCAAAGCCTTTACGCGCAGTGAACAGCAGCGCATCTCGAACATCAAGGCTAAGGCACATAAGTGGTATCTCGTTACAGGCGTGCCGGAAAAGGTACGCATGAGTTACGATAACTACTTGCTGTGGCAACGCCTTGCGAACTTCTGTGCAGCTATCTGAGTATCAGCAATGCCAATACAATGGGCTTTCCTTTTGGGAAGGCCCATTTTTACTTGCATGTTTGTGCGAACCGAATAGAATGGAAGTGTACGATAGATAACATTCCACTTAGCAGCATTTGACACCGTACAATTCACAATCTGTAAACAACAAGCAGACCCACCATTTTGGCGGGCCTGCTTGTTTACTTGGAAAGGAGAAATTGCCTACGACAAACACATTAACTGTAGATTTTAGCTATGTTGCCGAATTGGACAACGGTTCCGGTCTGAATGTAGTGTACGGCGAGGATATCGCCGAGAAAGTATGAGGTGAAACTATGATGTATTTGAAGCAATTCCCGGATATTTGCCGGGAGATGGGGCTTGCCATGAAGGAAAACTCCAAAATTGTCACTCTGAGTGTCCCGGACATTTGCTACTCTATTGCCATCAACAAGAAACTCTTCTTGGAAGACCTTGAGTTGGTGGTCGATTCCTTTGACGATGTGCATGAAGCAATCGCCATTTTCGAAGCCGATGTGGATGCTGGAAAATTCAACGACATGGGTGTGGATGACTTCCAAAGACTCCAATCCGTCTTTGAGAAAGCCAAGGAAACTGGCCGGCTCAAAGATGACACCGGCCTGTTCCAGGCAGAGGTAGGGTTCTACGCTCAGCACGCCGAATGTCTCAAGACTGTTCTTGAAAAGCTGCTGGAAAAGCTGAAAAAGGAAGTCGATAAAGCGCGTCTCTATTCCACGTCTTCCCATGACTTTCCGATTGTCATGAAACAGATTGATGCATCCTGTTACAAAGCATATGTGCCCACGAAATCTAATAATGGGTTCATTGTTCAGGAATACATCTTTGACCTGGATGACATTGGAAAAAACAATGAGCAGAAAATCCGTGCTCAGTTCAATGAACTTTTCCAGAAGACGAACGCTGCTGACAGCTACCGTCTTTTGGCGGAGCTTGCCATCGAGGTTGGATACTTTGTCCCGGCCTGCGGAATTTTTTTCAAAAAGATGGGCGACGCCGTGTCGTACATCAAGACGAAAACCGACGTTGACATGACAATCGTGCAGTCTGATAAGACAAATCTCGAAATGATTCGGACATTGGATAAGTTTCACTTGGCAATGCTGCTGAATCATATCTGCGCGGACAGAAAAAATTGCCCCTCCTCCACCACAGACTGGTGTGAATGGTTGGGCAATAACTGGAATTCTATGACTTGAACCATTTTTTAGAAAATCGAAAAACAGGAGATAAAACTATGGCACGGAAAGAAATCAAAATTTTCATGGATTCCAAGGAAGTATCTAACTTCCTGAAAGTCATTGACTGGTCCTGGCTGTTCACCTTCCTCAGTGAACGCTACAACGTCTCGCTGAGCCCCCGCAAAGAACTGAAAGAACTGCACGATGGTGCAGCAATCATCAAAGTCGAATGGCCTGATGAATTGATTGAAAAGTGCGGGATGATGGCTGATGTATTTTCGTCGGTCAAGCTTGCTACGTTTGATTCGTGTTTCAAGCAAGTCGTGGAATACGATGAAGATAAATTCAATGAAGAACGGGAAGCATGGTTTTCCCATCCGACAAAGATATTCAGCTATCTTGATTGTGATGGCACCGTCAAGGAACGCACTCTTGCGCTGAACATTTCCCTTCGTTACACGCTGTATGACGGAGGCTATAATTTCGCAACACTGCTCTATGCGGTTTATTCCGACGTGAACGGCTGGACTGTACAGATGGAAAAAGAGTAATACGAAGAATGTGCTCTGGAAAAATCCGAAATTCGAGGGCTTAACGAAGTAAGTATTTGGGAGGAAAAATATCATGGCAAACAATATCAACCGCGAGGGATTCAAAACACTCCTCGATTTCGGCGTTCCTTCGTTCGAAGGCAATATCATTCTTGATTCCGGTGAGCTGTCCGAGTATTACTACCGTTTTATGCGCATACCGCTCGCCTATGGTGAGCACAAGGTAGATGTTCTGTACGGGCAGCGGTTTTATGGAACCTTGGAAAAGAAACCCGTAACATTCAATCAGGAGATACGCTTCCTTTGCCTCGTTGTCGACAATGCCAAAACCGTCAATGAAACACAGGACTTCAAAACGATTTTCTGCCGTTCTTCTTTTACCTCGGATTCTGTCATAGAGGAAATGGCACAGAAGCTGTTCGATATGTTCCGAGAGAATGTGACGGAAGAAGACAAGAAGAAAATTCTCAAGAGCAGTCATTACGACAAGATAGCACGGCAGAACGCTTTCTGTCGCATAATAAAGGGGTATAAGAATTATCGCAGCCCTATTGACAGCATTGTCGATGAGATTGGAAACGGGTCTTGCTTTGGCCTGACATCCACAAATGCCGATGAACTGGTAGTGGATTATCTTGCTAATCCCACCGGCTGGGCTGAACGGACGATGGAGAGAATCAAGAAAGCGAGCCTTGAGTATTCCGGGCTCCAGTTCTGGATTACATTGGCCATGACGGAGGAGTTAACGGAAGAGTACGTGAAAAAGTACAGCAATCCCGATACTCCTGAAGGGAAATTCAAACCCTTGACAGACAGCATCAAGAACTATAAGAACGTCCACCTTGGCTTGGACGTCAACGGAGAAATTGACTCTGTCAAGTACCCCGTTGACGGAATTTTCAATATGGATGCCATGTATGATGGATATCTCGATACATGGAACATTGCTCCGCGTAGTGAAGGGGAACGCATTGAGGAATTTTTAGAGGAAAACGATGTTCTTCTTAAAAACCGGGATAAGATTCCGTTCAAGTACATTTCGGATATCCATTACGGAAAGAAAACGGTCTGGAAGAATCCAGATTTCGAAAACTAACAACAAAAAAACCGCCCACAACATAATTTGGTGGGCGGCTTTTTTAGAAATCTACGCTACAATTACAAATTACAGAATAAGGAGTGAGTGGACTGTTCTCCACATCTAAAATTACACTCTTCACCACTCGCCTTCGAATGAGCAACATTTTTTACTTGCCAAAATATGCGAACTAAGTAGAATGGGTATTGTACGATAGATACCATTCCAAATCAAAAAGGCTTTCTGCCTTTCGTACATTCACAATTTCGCTTAAAGGGCGGACTTCTCGATTCTGAGAGGTCCGCTCTTTTCGCATCCAAAACACTTAAAGGAGTTTGTATCATGAACAAAACTGTACCAACTATCGAAATGAATCCCATCGATGACATCCAGCATCTGCTCGAGGAATCCGGCTGCTATGAATCGGAAATCGAAATGATGAAAACCGCTGGCACCTACGATGTGTTTGTCCGCAAGGTCCACGATGCCATCGACTGGGGTTACCTTTGCACGCAGATGACTGAACTGGAGAACAACACGATTGCCGCCGCCATCGACAAAGTCCATGGCATGACTACCAAGACGGAGGATGATGCGTGATGTTTAAGAATCTGGTGCGTTCGGAAAGATACCTCATTACAGCTGTGCTTTACCTGCCTAAAAACATGGACACCAAGATGGTTTCATTCCTATCTTCGGGCGCTGGCACCGCAATGCTCGATGACTTGGATAAGCGCGGATACCGTGTTTTCTGTGTTTCTCTCAATTTCGAGTTGAACGCCGAATTGACCAATACTTACAGCTGCAAGCCCGCCAATTCACTGCTCGAATTGATGAAGCGTGACCTGCGCCTTATCTCCGAGCCGCACATCTACATCGCTGGGTACTGTGACCGGAACGCATCCGAGTGGCAGATGGTTAAGAACTCGACAACAGGTCTTCCTCTCGTATCGCTGGTAGACCATCCTACTGATGCACGGACAAAGGAAGCATTCCTCTATCGGCTCAATGAGAACGGAGAAGCCTGCATGGTGTTCGATTCCGCTTACTTTGGTTCCGCGAACACTCCGATTGGCAGCTACCAACTCACCGAAAAGGAAATCCGCGCCGTTCAGGCAGCGCTTCGCGGCGAGAACTATATTTACTAATCACAGAAAGGTGTATGTAACCATGAATCTTATCATCAACACGGTCGGCGGTCAGTTTCTGACTCTCACCCCGGAAATGCTTCAGGAAAAGCTCGGTCTCAAATCCGACATTCTTTCACTCGGTATTGAGGTATCTGACGACAATACCGCAATTACCGCTCAATCCTATACCAAGTGGGAGTGTGCAGGCGATACGATTTGCCCTCTCATTGATGTGAATGTGAAGAATGACGGCAAGGAAATGCAGGCAGCAATGTTCCAGCTTCCGACGCCCGAAATCCCTGCTCCGTTCTGCCGTCTGTATGACGAGCAGGGCAGCGATGAGGAAGACTGGTTCGCAGCCGCAAGCTTCTCGCCCCGTTCTGACAATGATGACAGCAAGCATCCTGTGTTTGTGGACGACGGTTTCGGAAAGCCTGTCCCGGCATCCGATGTCATCCAGAACCGTGACGGAGAGTTATCTTCTCGGTGCTCGACCAGCAAGGAACTGTTTGACTTCAATGTCAAGGTCGCACAAAATCGCTGAGTTCGCTTTTAGTACAGCAAATCTATGTATGACAGGGAGTTGCCTTCGGGCAGCTCCTTTTTTTGTGCCTTTTTCGTTGCACATTCTTGCGAACCGCATAGACTGGTATTTATGGAGGTGTTTTCATCATTGAAAATTAAAAGAGAAATGCCTGTTTCAGTATCACCTACACTCAAATCCGCGTTTTCGCTCGGAACAATCGTTAAGGTTCGGCAGGACGCTGACCAGAAATATATGATTATCGGCTATGCAACCGATATTGTGCCCTACGCCTATTATGCTGCGCCATGGCCGCAAGGATTCATTGACGGTGACAGCGTTTTCCTCATCGAGCCGAACGAGATTTCCGGTATCGTTGCAGCTGGGACGCAGAACACCGAATCCGTCTTGTTCCTGCAGGCGCTGGATGAGGTCATGCAAAAGGAGACAATCTATGACAGTTAAAGAACTGAAAATGATGCTCAACGATATGCCGGACGACGCTATTCTGTTGACCCGGAGTGCTTTGGACGCATCGGAATTCGAACAAGCCACGGCGCGGGAGATGACCGTCGTTAGCGTTCGCGGTCGTATTATGCTTCCGCGTTGGGCTTATGCGTGTAACCTTACGCCGGACGGACCCGCAAAGAAGGCAGTATTGTGCGACTGAAAGGAGATGACAAAATGCGTCCCATCAACCAAACACCTCAAAGCGCCGATGGTGCCTACGAGCGCGAGACCATCATCAATTTCTGCGATGCAGAGAAAACCTGCTCGTACTATACGCGAAATTATTCGCGGGTGAACGAGTTACGCAAACTCGCGACAGAGCATCCCGATGAGGTAAAGCTGACCATCGATAAGGAAGATTGCGTAGAAGCGGAATTTCCGAAAAAGTGGGTGAAAATTCGCCCTCCCATGTTTATCTCGGAAGAACGCCGCGCAATCCTGGTCGAAAGTGGCAAGAAACTCGCAGCACTGTCGAAAGAAAAAGCGGCACGCAAAGCCGTGCAGGAAAAGGAATAAGGCCGATTGGCTTTATAATATAAATTTTTTTAGGAGGAATCATTATGTCCTACGGTTCAGAGGCGGCGGCCCTCAACGCACTTCTCAGCATCTTTGCTGGATTTTGGCTCATCATCCTGGCATTCTTCGTTCTCAACATTGTGGCTGGCTGGAAAATCTTCGAGAAGGCCGGTCAACCCGGATGGGCGTCTATCGTCCCGTTTTATAACAGCTACATCCGGTACAAAATCTTCTGGGGCAACGGCTGGCTGTTCTTCGTCCCCATCGTCTGCACTGTGCTCGGCGGCATCCCGCTGCTCGGCACGCTGCTGGTCATCGTCGGCGTCATCATCAACATCGTGACTCTGTACAAGCAGAGTGTCGCGTTTGGGCAGGGGATTGGCTTCACCATTGGCCTGTTCTTCCTGAACCCCATCTTCAACATGATTCTGGCGTTCGGTCAGTATCGGTACTTCGGTATCCCGCAGGATGGCTATTCTTATGACCAGATGAAGCAGAAGTACGATGTCTACAAAGCTGCTCATCCGGCTCAGTATCAGCAGCCGACTCAGGAACAAACCCAAAATCCTAACATGACTTATCAGGCACCTGCGCAGCCTCAGCAGCCTACCGCGCCTGTTCAGCCTCAACAGCCCGCTGAACCGCAGCAGCCGACTGAGAATCAGGGTCAATAATTACGGCTTTAGCGAACTCTCCGAAGCGGGAGGTCCGCTTTTTTACGGTCATTTTCCGCTATAATTTCAGCCCCTTGAACATAATTGTTGACGCGATATGCGAACCGAATAAAATAAGAATTGTACGATAGATACCATCTACTAAGGCGCTAACTGCGTTCGTACAATTCACAATTTTGCTTTAAGGCGGACTTCCCGATTTTGGGAGGCCCGCCTTTTTGCGCTCAAAAAAGGGAGAACGAAAATGAAAGTAGCTTTTCTTAACTGTACCGACGAACTCAATCCAGAAGCCGGTTCCGAACTCACCTGTGTGTTTCTTGACAAGATACCGGGAACCCTCGAGTTTTGCAAAAGACTCAAATTGAAGGACCCCAACCTGTATTTCGATGCGTATGTCCACAATGGGCAGCATGTGAATGCGTCTTACGGGTATCTGAAAGCAGGCGTTCCTGCAACGGTCGAAGAATACACACCGCTGCTAAATGAACTGTACGCTGTCGGTTACGACAAAAACAGCATCGAAGTATGCCAGGATTTCAAATTCTGATGTAAAAAAACGCATAGAAAGGAAATAAAACATGGATAGTAGTTGGAAGAATCTGCAGATTCGTATGGAGGCTGCTTGGAACATGCGCACGACCCCAAAAACCAAGCGCCCTAAAACCGGTGATATCATCAGCAGCGCACATTCTCTCGATTGGAACAAAAAGAAGGTGCGGCAGCTTCAGCAAGCGTGGAACGACGAGGTAGCAAAACTGGTAGCTGACCGCAACGAAGCTGTCTCGGATGTCATGGTTGACATTCTTGCCCTTATTCAGATGGATGTAAAAAGCGCTTCCTCTGTTCTTATCAGTGAAGAGACGGCAGAAATGGTCTGGGAAAAGGCGTATGAGCGTGGTCATGCAAATGGGTTTTCTGAAATCTATTACGCCATCGAGGACTACGAAGAATTGGTTATCGAAGCTCTGAAAGGAAAAAGGTGAAAAAATGGAACTCGAAGAATATCTACAAAATAACAATGTAACCCTTTGGCGAAATAACCGTGCATTAGGACCTCAGCAGACGAAATCTCTTGCGGATTTTGATTACGCGGAAGGACTGGAAAACATTACGGGAAAGATGGTTTGGATTTGCGACTATCGAGCAAACGCAGACCCAACCAAAAAACCAATTCGTGGAATTGAGCCCACTCCGGTGGTGGTGACAGATGCCAAGGAGACAAATAAGACAATTTATTATTCTCCTATTTATTTCCGACCTGTAAAGAACGGTCATGTTATGTCCAAGGTGATTGCTCCAATGGATAATACAGGTTATCGGGGATATACGGGTGAATCTGTAAACATCTTCTACACGGTTGAAGACTGTGTAAAGTGTTACCGTGAACAGGTGCGACAAGCAAAGGCAATCTACCACAAGGAACTTGCTCGTATAACCAATCTCTTTAATGCAAGAATTGGGGAACTGAGCGAGTCTTTGATTTCGTTTGCAGGTTACAACGTTTCGGAAAGCACTGTAACGGTAAAGGTTCGTGCATGGACTACAACGTACCAAACTGCAGAATTTACCTTCAGCCAAGAAATGTACCCCACAGAAGAAAAAATCGACAAACTCAAAAAGCAGGCACTTCGTCTTTTGCCAGAAAAGATTCGCAAAGAAACCGACTGGCAAGCGAAAGGACTTGTTTTAAGGAACATAGATATTTACGTTCTCGTCGATGGGATGAACGATAAGAGCGCAGAAGAAAAAGTTGCGCTCGAACTGAAAATTTGAGATTGCCATCGAAGCTTTGAAGGGCACGAATAAACAATAAAAATTAACACTGAAAGGAAGATTTGAAATGCTTTCTGTTAAGGCAGGCGATTATCTCTGGATGGTCGAGTTTCGCTTTGGGGTTCCTTATCCCGAAACGATTCGCAAGATGGTGGTCACCCACACAGATTCTAACAACAACCATTTTGTATGCATCCCGACTTCCGGAACCGCAAACCGCTTATACGAGTTCGATGCCAACGGTGTTGAGTATCGAGAAGATGCCGCAGTCGGCTATGAGCAGTATTTGCTGATTTTCGAAAACAAAGATATCATCTACGATATTTGCGACGCCGTCAGATGCACAAAAGCACTATATCTGGCTGCGCAAAACGATTTTAACAAGGCTTCTCTCGAAACCCTTAACGCTGCCGCTGAGATTCTCGGCGTGAAATACGATAGGGTCAAAAGGAAGTAAGTGCAAAGCAGGTCTCATCTCATTTTGGGACCCGCTTTTCTAATGTTCGATATTGCTAATGCCGCTGAGAGTGTTGTATGATAGATACTATAGCGGCTACACTGAAAGGAACTCATTACAATGACTGAATATATCAATACCTACAATGAACTCTGCGAGAAGGTCAAGCGCTGGAGCGCAGCTTACTACGAGCAGGATGCTCCTGTCGTAACGGATGAGGAGTACGACCGTGCGATGCACGAGATTCGTGACCTCGAAGCCGCGCATCCGGAACTCGTCACCTCCGACAGCCCCACACAGGTGGTTGGCGGCAAGCGCGTTATCGGCATTCCGGTTGAGCACCGTGTCCCGATGCTTTCGCTTCTGGATGTCTTCTCAGACGACGAGGTACGCGATTTTACGGCTTCCGTGGTGAAGGAATACCCTGATGCCACCTTCTCTATTGAGCGCAAAATTGACGGTCTGAGCCTGTCTCTGGTGTACGCTAAGCCTGCCGGTTCTGACGGAAAACTGCGGCTCGTACAGGCGTCCACTCGCGGCGACGGACATATCGGTGAAGATGTTACCGACAATGTCAAGGTTCTTGGCATCCCTGTCAATATCCAGATGCCGGACGGTATCTGGAAAATCGAATTGCGCGGCGAGTGCTACATGAGCGAAGAGGACTTTGAAGCAACCAACGCCAAGCAGGAAGCAGCAGGGAAGAAGCTGTTCGCCAATCCCCGTAACTGCGCTGCCGGTACGCTGCGTCAGTCTGACCCGGCTGTCGCAAAGGAGCGGAACCTGAAAGTGTTCATTTTCAATGTGCAGAGTGTCAATGACGGGGAGGATTCCTCTGAGTTTGCTGACTCTCACTGCGACCAGCTTAACTATCTGCGCGATGTTTGTGATTTCAAGACCACCTACTACGCGCATTGCAATGATACCGACAGTATCCTCGCCGCTATCCGCGATATCGGGGAGCATCGTTATGATATCGATTATCCCATTGATGGCGCTGTCATCAAGGTAGACGAAATCGACATCCGCAAGAAGATGGGTGAGCGGACCAAAACTCCGAAATGGGCTATTGCTTTCAAGTATCCCGCTGAGGAGAAGGCTACGGTTCTTCGCCGTATCGTGTTGCAGACGGGTCGTACCGGCCGCGTCACTCCTGTGGCGGAATTCGACCCGGTACAGTTAGCCGGAACCCGTGTTGAACGTGCTACGCTGAACAACGCGGATTTCATCAAAAATCTTGACATCCGCATCGGCGATACCATTGTGCTGCATAAGTCCGGTGATATCATCCCGAAAATCACGATGGTTGAGAAGGAAAAGCGTCCGGCAGATGCTGTGCCCTATGACATGTCCAGTCAGGTTTGCCCTGTCTGTGGCGAGCCTATCGCTTCCGTGAACGGGTCTGTTGACCTGTATTGCACGAACGATTCCTGCCCTGCCAAGACGGTCAACCGCATCATCCATTTCGCATCCAAGGCGTGCATGGACATTAAGGGGCTTGGTCCGCAAATCATTCAGGACCTGGTCGATAGTCGGTTCATCTCCAACCCCGTAGACCTGTACTGGCTTTATGAGGAAGAATCCGAACTCATCGACATGTACGGTGAAAAGACGGCTAAGAAGCTGCTCGCAGCCATCGAGAACTCCAAGACCCAGAACGCAGACCGTGTTCTTAAAGGTCTTGGCTATCGTCTTATTGGCGGTCATGTTGCTCGTGCTCTGTTTACCCAGTGCAAGGCAACGGACGGAAACCTGCTCGGTTTATCTGCCCTGTATGTGGATAACATCAAGGATTGTAACATCCCCGGTTTCTCTGATGCAATCTATGCCGCTCTGGATGCAATGCTCTCTGACCCTATGTTCAAGCAGGAGGTCACAGCCCTGTACAAGGCTGGCGTCAACCTCGATTACCATGCACCGAATGCATCCGCAAACGGTTCCGCTGAGGATGCTGTATCGCTTTCCGGTAAGACCTTTGTAATTACCGGAACCCTGCCCACGATGAGCCGCGAAGAGGCTAAGACCTTTATCGAAGCACACGGCGGTAAGGTGACCGGCAGCGTATCCAAGAAGACCAGCTATCTGGTCGCCGGTGAAGCCGCAGGCTCTAAGCTTGATAAGGCCAACGCTCTGGGGATTCCCGTTCTGGACGAAGCAGGGCTTAAAGCTATGGTAAACGGGTGAGGTGGCATCATGTACGACACTAATCGTATTGCTCGTGCTGCTGAGCCTTGCGCGTACCATGAAGCATTTGCTGAGGATATGAGACGCTGCGACAATGCGCTCGGTATGGGCGGACTCATGGGCATCAACGCCGAATGCTGGCTCGATGTACTGAACGGTATGACGGATGCTCAGATTGCTGAGTATGTCAGCACCAAGTATAAGCCTGGTATCCTGAATCCGTTCAGGGACACCTCGCTTTTCATCAAGCACTAATCTTATCAGCCGTTCCACCTCTCGGGGTGGAGCGGCTTTTTCTTTTGAAATATTGTCTTGACGGCATTTTCGAACAGCATAGAATGAGTATTGTACAATAGATACCAAACCACGACCAAACATTTATAATCTGACAAAATTCAGACAGGCACCAATCAGGTGACCTGTCTTTTTTGTTGCAAGACCGCGCAAATGCGGAGAAAGAGAGTCTGAAATGAAAGCCATTAAATCCATCATTATTTTACTTGTTGCGATTCCCGCAATGGCTGTTTATGCACTTTTCGAAGCCAGCATCGCATTGGCAATCGAGATTGACTTGGTTCGTATCCACACCATGATGCGTTGCTGCCGTAAGTTTAAGACGCTGTAACAGCAAGTCGCTCATTTTTATTTATCACAAGCCTCGAAAATACGAGGAGAAAGAGAGTTTACTATGAATGGCAACACCATCAATTCCAAGAATGTCATTTCCGGCGTCAACGATTTGGCTACCAAGTGTCCTAAGATTTCCGCTATGTGGAGTTTCAAGAACACATACACCCCCAGCGAAGTATCTGTAGGCAGCAACAAGAGAGCGTGGTTCGTATGCCCCAATTGTAAGCAGGAGTTTGAAGCCCGTGTTTTCCATGTCGCAAGGTCCTTGATGCGTGGTAATACCGGTTGCCCTGTTTGCGCAGGTCTTAAGGTCGTCCCCGGCATCAATGATTTGGCTACCAAGTGTCCTAAGATTTTCGCTATGTGGAGTGCAAAGAACACATACACCCCCGGCGAAGTATCTGCAGGCAGCAACAAGAAAGCGTGGTTCGTATGCCCCGATTGTAAGCAGGAGTTTGAAGCTTCTATCTGCAATGTAGTTCATACCGTACAAAATGGCAGCACAGGTTGCCCTGTTTGCGCAGGTCGCAAGGTTGTTTCTGGTATCAATGATTTGGCTACCAAGTTCCCTATGGCCGCTTCCATGTGGAGTGATAAAAACGATTGCTCTCCCAGTGAAGTATCTGCAGGCAACAACAAGAAAGCATGGTTCGTATGCCCCGACTGCAAGCAAGAATTTAAGGCTTCTATTTGCAATGTCGTTAAATCCTTGATGTACTACCATACCGGTTGCCCTGTTTGCGCAGGTCGCAAGGTTGTTCCCGGAATCAATGATTTGGCTACCCAGTGTCCTAAAGTTGTTCCTCTGTGGAGCGACAAGAACGATTACACTCCCAGCGAAATTTCTGCTCGTTCGGAAAGAAGAGCTATCTTCGTATGCCCGGATTGTAAGAAAGAGTTTGTGACAAGCGTTCGCGCCGTGACGCGGGCTATTGCATCCGGTGCTACCTGCTGTCCCGACTGCAAAATGCGGATGCGTACTATCAGTGCAGCTCGCAAGGATGAGCACGATTATGCGAAATCCGTCGGCACTACGATGGCGATGAAGGATGGCAGCAAAGCCACCTGCACCGCTTATCACGGCGTTAATAACATTACCGTTGAGTTCGAAGATGGTTTTGTTTTGTATCATGCTCGCTGGAACCAGTTTGTCCGTGGCACCCTTCACCACGACGAGAAAAACATCAACAAATAACAGAAAAGCCATCTGATACACAGTTGGCTTTTTAGTTGGAAAAATCAGAAATTAGTGTTGACAGCGCTTGCGAACGGCATAGAATAATAATCGTATCAAAGATACCAGTATCATTACCTGTATAGGTAGTGCAACAATAGCCATATTCACAATCCTCTTTTCTTGAAAAGGACAGACACTCGTCATGGGTGTCTGTCCTTTTTCTTTTGGAGGTTTTTTGCGGACTATCTGTTTTTGGTCATGCGGGAACATTCCTGCATCGTAGTACACCACGATACGGTGATTATAATAGATTTCCTGCCTAAAAAGCGGGACGTACACGCTGCGTTAATGCGAAAATCGTTGTTTTGCTGCAAATACAGCAAAGCATCCTTTATACATATCCCAGCCGCGAACGCCGCGTTAGAGCATCTTTTATACATATTCCAGCCGTGGGTACAACGATAAAGTGCGTTAGCATACATAAAACGAATATCAATCAAAAAAGGAGAATTATCATGACAAATTTCAAGAAGATATTTTAGCAAGTAAGCGCTTTTTTCAGCAATCATAAGATGCTATGTCGTCTTCTCTAGCTGCTGTTAAAACGCGTGATACTTGCGCTCATCGAACAAATCCCAGTCCCTGTAATTATCGTGATTGTAATTGCGATACTTGCGATAGCAATCTTTTACGCTTGTCTGCTTCCTGTAATAACAGACAAACACACAAACAAATAACAATAACCCCCTATCTTGGGGCTCTACCTGCTGTGGAGATGATTTCAAGAGCAGCACGTTGGCCCCACGATACGGGGTATACTATGAAGGCACATATTCTCAATGTTGGTATCACCAAGAACTACTTCAATGCCGTTTCCAACCAGTTCCTTCCGATGCAAAGCGCCGCTTGCGAGCCTATGGACAACATCCTATCGAACAGCACTGGTCCTGTAAACGCTCTGGTTGCGTTCGTACCGGGCTCCGAGAAGGACCTAATCGGCATGGTTACTGCCGACTGGGGCAACGGCATGGACATCGACGAGGTGAGCGAAAGCCTGCAGTTTGGCTCTCGTCACACCGATGAGGGTCCTCTGTGCATCCACGGTGTAGGTCTCAACAACTTCCTGCTGGTCGCTACCCGGAACAAGTATCCGTGGTTCATCGCCACCAAGAAGCCGGAAGAGGGTTCCTACCACCTCGTTGACGGCCCCTTCGACACCAAGATGAAGATTGTTGAGCAGCAGGATATCCCTCTTGCCGACATCGTCATGCGGGATGCCTACAAGCCTCTCGGCGCTCCCTCCACCATCATCTATGTGGAGATGGACAAGAGCACCGCGAGCACTATGCTGACCCAGAATGGCAGCTGCGCTCCGAGCAAGGTTTCCAGCCTCAATGTGCTGCGCCGTTCTATCGCGGAGCACTTCGGCGTCAAGTATCGCAACTACCTCAAGCCCGATGATTCCGGTGCCGCTCCCGCCCGTATCCTGATTCCCGACTATCAGATGGCGAACGGCAAGACTTGCGATGTTTTCGTCAAGCCTATCTTCCAGCGCTACAAGGCTGTGACCGGGACGCATCATCTGAGCGTGAACTACAATGGTCACGATATCCCTGTTTCCGTTGAGGTCGGTCTGCTCAATGCAGCCGCTACTCAGACTCGTGCAGTGACCGGTGGTTACGCCCTGAAGCACTATTATCAGGGAAATATGAGCACCCAGGGTGTGGATATCCAGCTCGGCGACCGCGTTATCGCTACCGCACAGTTGGATACCATCTGGGACCGTGCTCGTCATCCCTCCTTCAATCTGTTCACCGGCACCATCGCCATCGATATCTCTGACCTGCCGCGTGGGTTCCTGAACACCCTCGCAAACAAGTCCAACATCGATTTGAGCGATGAGGGCTGGCGTGCCATCTTCGATGCTGTGAAGGATGCAGTTCCTGTCGTTGAAGACAAGACCTGCCCCCTCGAGGAGTACGCCAAGCAGTTTGCTGAGCGTATCATGAACAACACCGGCAACAAGGTCGAGCTCCAGTTCCCGGTATATGCGAACCGCACTCGCATCGATGTTCTTGAATACATCGACGAGAACCACTGCAACATCTATGATTTCATGAGCACTGCTGCTAACATGAAGTCCGTTGCTGAACTGCGCACGCATTGGGACGGTATGGTCTCTCAGGGTTGCCAGCCGGTTTCCGCTACGATGTTCACCACCAGTCGCGGTCCGATGCTCAGCCACACCTGTGAGGAACTGAACAGCCTTATCCAGTCCATGCCTGATGACAAGATGAAGGCGGCTCTCAAGGTTGCGAAGGGTGATGTTGCGAAACTGCCTCACTACAACCTCGAAATCGTGGTAGACAAGAACCTGCCTCGCTAATCACACCAATACACTCAGCCGTTGCCCTTTGGGGTGACGGCTTTTTTTGTTGTCACCTAACAAACAAAATGGTTCCTGTTTCCCCACAATATAATGCTTGGTATAGCATTTTGTGCAAATACGTGCTATAATTGGCATAAAAAGGGAGGGACCGGTATGGTTGAAAACAATAATAACAATGGCAAAAAGAGAAATGACATCTTCACCAAAATCAACGATACTATATCTACTTTTCTCGATGGCTACCCGCCTGCCGTTCAGACCGCTGCTAAAGTCATCGTCTTTGGCGGTATGTTCCTGCTCGTCATTGGTATTCTCCATCTTATTTCACCTATTATCGTAACGGTTGTTGGCAATCTTCTGAGTCTCATCTTCACCTACGGCATTTTGGCACTTATCGTCATTTATATCGTGTACAGAGCCAAACTCACCATGACCCGCGATGAAAACTCCTTTCTGCTGAACGAACGCTTGAAGTATCAGAAGAAGGAGTACGAGGAACGCGAGCGCAGAAGAGCAGAACAAAACAAAAAACAGTAAAATTCAATAGCATTTTCGCTGTCCAGCTTCGGTTGGGCAGCTTTTTCTTTTTGTAGCGATAATTTCCTGTTGCCAATACTTGCGAATCGCATAAAATTAAACTCGTAGGAAGGATGTGGTTGCTTTGAAGCTTTTAGAATCCGTATTAGGGAAGGTAGCTACCATCGGAATGGCTGGCTATCTCTTTGGCTGGCTTTGCTTTATTGCCTGCGTCATCTGCACGCTCGCAAAAGCCGCACAGTGGCGCGATGTGGCCGGTTATTGCGCGTTTCTTCTCGGAGGCAGTTCGATGCTCATTGCCGTTGGCTTTTTGGGGCTTGCGGTCATTGGTCATATTCAGCACAAACGATATGTAAAAGGAGGCAAAGCACTGCCTAAAAAATAAGACAGTGCAAAAACAGTATGCAACACAAGAAAATTCTATTCGCCGCAGCTGTCATGATGGCATCCGTAATGATGTTTACCGGCTGTGCATCTCAGGAGATTCAGGACCGGAAAGCTGCTTCTGAGGCAGCGGCTATCGCCGCCGCACAGCCCACTGCCACACCGGCACCGACTCCTGCACCTACGCCAGAGCCCATCAATGCATGGTCATTGCTTGACAATCTTCCGGAGTTCGCTGTAGGGACTCTGGATAAGCCCGATATGACATGGACGGATGGGTTGCCTTTGGGTGTGAATCCTCTGACCTATGAGGATGGCGCATTCGTTTCAGGACTCTATTCCTCTGCATCCGGCAGCTCTACACAAATCAAGAGCGTGTCCGTGAAGGATTTGAACGAGATGCCGATTTCCGGATACCTGAAATTGTCCGTTCTGGAAACGGGGGAAACGGTCATCGACAGTATTGAGGATGCCGTAACCGGAGAAGGTCTGGAAAAAGATATCTCGGATTTCTGTGTCTGTACCGAGGGTGAGAATGGGGAATCCGCCAACTACTACCAGATTGGCTTTAATGGTGGCCCGGTATCGAATGTCATGGACAGCACCACGGCTGCTGCAGACGGCATGACTATCGGGAACGCCTTTGAGAATGGGCTTTTCTATTCGACGATGAAGCCTTCCGCTCTGAAGGATTTTCCTGTTGACGGCACGCCCGAGGAGAAGTTCAACGCCCTCTATGCGGTGTTCGGCACCCCGAATGGTCTTTATTGGAAGAACAGCCCGACCGGCACGCAGTATACTTCCTTTGATGAGTTCCGTGACGCGGAGTACAATAAGGAGACCGGGGCCAAGTCCTTCTACCTCGTCTGGAACTACGAGGACTGCACTGTTGTGGCATCCTGCAGCGACCAGTTTGACAGTGCCGATGTGAAGGGCACGGCTATCATCGATATCTATGAGTTCCCGGTATTGCAGGGCACCGAGTACATCAATGAAGCCAGCACAGATACTTTCTGGGGATATCTTGGCTACGGTGATGCGCCTGTCCGTCTGACGGGTCTGTATGCGACTATGCCCGGCGTACCTGCTGAGGACGCTGCCGCTGTTCCGGAATCTGCTACAGCAACCGAGTCCGGTGCTGCATCTGACGCTGAAAACGCTGCGGATTCTGATGTAGCCGCGAGCGAGAGCACCGATTCTTCGTCTGAGGCTGTAAATTCTTCTGTCACTGTCCAATAATTTTCTCAGATTTCACCTTTAAGCCCTTGCGCGAATGTGCGAACCGCATACAATGAAAAATGTACGATGGATACCAACCGAAAGGTAATTCACACATTCACAGTTCTGAACCGTTAAGGCAGACTTTCCAGTCACATGGAGAGCCTGCCTTTTTTGTTTTGAATTTGATTGCAGGAGCCTTTCGGGGTATGCATCGTAAATTTATTTTTTAAGGAGTTTGTTCAAAATGGACGATAACGCTTACCTCGACACTATCAAAGACATTAACTGGGATACCTTCTACCAGCAGAAGATGGCTCTTGAAAGCCTTACCGATTACCTACACCGCAACAAGGAACAGGAAAACGGTATGTTTGGCAGAGCCGCTGCCTGGATGGAGGGTATCCTGACCATGATGGACGGGTTCACGGATGCTGCTGCAGACGAGAACGCGTTCAGTTATCCCGCCCGTGACGAAAATGACCGGCACCTAGATTCCCGATTCAACGATGTTCTTGACCAGTACCCGCAAGCTTCGGCTTGAGATTTCTGATTAAGGAGGAATTTCAAATGCGAATTCGGGAAGGGTGTATTTTAACTGCCACCAACAGCAGCGACGAAAGAGTCAAGTCTCTTATCGGCTGCAAGGGTGCCTTGCATGTCGTAAACGGCGAGCCTCTTCGGTTTGTCGTGGGGACAAATGAGAACGCTCGCTCTTTTACGACTGCCACGACAAAGCGCCTCGGCGTGATTGGCGTGAATATTTTCGTTTCAACCGTTACCGGGACCGAATACACATTCGAGTTCCGTTGATTTCACCAAATACGGCTGCTGTTCAAGAAGAGCAGCAGCCGCGTTTTTTGTTAAAGGAGTTGATTTTTTTTGAATATCATTACTCGTGCTTCCGTAAAGGAGCGCATCCATGTCGAACAAATCATTCGCAGCCAGCCGCATATGCACAACAGCGGCCTTGTCGATATTGTTACCATCCCGGTTCGAAAATGTTTAGGACTTTCTATGGATGTCTACAAACCAGTCGGAGAGGTCAAAGAACCACTACCCATCATCCTGGATATTCATGGCGGGGGCTTGATTGCCGGCCGCAAAGAACAGAACAGGAATCTCGGTATCCAACTAGCAAGAAGAGGCTATATCGTTTTTATCCCCGATTACCGTCTGGTTCCCGAAACGGATATCTTCGGACAAATCTCGGATATTCTCGATGCGCTTGCAGTCATTGAAGCGAAAGCGGCAGAGTTCGGCGGCAACATCGAAAAACTCTTCGTTACCGCAGACAGTGCCGGTGCTTTCTTGGCTTCTATGGCCGTTGCTTCGTTACACCATCCTACCGAGATGCAGCCGGTCATCCGCCGCCTTGAAAGGTATATCCCGCAAAAGGTTCAGGCTCTCCGCGTAACTGCCATGGGTTTTCAGAGTGGGATGTTCTACCTTTACAAAGGTCAGGTTGGATTGCTGGCGGACAACTACATGCAGAAGGGATGGCGCAAAGAGAAGTACGCTTCCTATATTCGTCCCGAATACTATTGCAAGCTGCTGCCGCCGTGCTTTCTTTGTTCCGGAAAAGGAGATTTCCTGAAAGGACAGACAAAACGTTATGTGAAGCTGCTGAAAACCAACCACCAGTACCATCAATTCGTATTCTGCAATGTAAAAGAAGCCGACCACGCTTTTGCCGCACTTCATCCGGAAACGGCATGGGGGCAGATGGCAAACGATGAGATGCTGGCGTTCTTTTACCGCTGCGCACGATAAGATAAGGAGAAATCATGGCACACAAAAAAATTATCGACTCTGTGAAAAAACAGGGTCAAGTAACCATCAAAGACCTCGATGAGTTCCTTCGCTTCGTTATCAACGAATACGATATGCGGACATTAAATAACAACTATATCAGCATTCTCATTTCCATGCAGCTCGATGTCAACAAGGTGTTTGGACTCGATGTCTGCAAAAGAAGTGATGACGACTATGTAATTTTGTATTCATGCTGGTATCTGAACAAGGATGTTTTCGGCAGACAATTTGAAATGCGGCTGTACCACTACGACAACTCTAACGACGATGACGACCTCGGACTCGATATTGTTATGACACAGAGTCAGTACGATGCAGTCCTGCAGAGATTTGAGGAGCAGTACAAAAAGGCTTACGGAGTTGCCATTGAAAGGGGCTGGAAAGACTCTCTTTTTGACTGCGGCGAAAACGAGGAGGAAGAAATTTGAATATCAACCGTTACGCACTTTGCAAGGAGCGCTCCTTGCAGAAAATCATAAGCAAGCAACCGAAACCCAATACCACCGCAATCGGAGTTTGCAGCGAGACGCAGGTCACACATCACATCATCACGAAAAGAAGTGATGAGTGCTTGCCCATCTCTGCGTATGTTCCGAAGCACAAGGAAGGCGACGGCAAGAAATTCCCTGTCATCATCGACATCTACGGCGGCGATTTCGTTGCAGGACGCAGTGCCCTGAACCGGAATTTCGGAACATGGTGTGCGGAGCATGGCTATCTGACCTTTATTCCGGAATACACCCCGGTTCCCGAAACGAATCTGTTCGGGCAACTCGGCGACCTTTTGAAGGCGTTCGTTGTCATCCACCGCTGTGCAGAACGGTATGGCGCAGATATGTCCAGAATGTATCTGGTAGGTGACGGTGCAGGTGCTGCACTGGCTTGCCTCGTATACGCTCTTCTCTGGAACCCTGTATCCATGCAGCATCTCGAAGATGAACTGCCATTCGATGTACCGCAGGAAGCAAAACTTTCGTTCAAGGGTGTCTGTTTGCAGAATGGTATTCTTGACCTTTCCAGCAGAAAGATGAACGCTATCGCGCCTTATCTCATCGAAAAGGATTGGAAGAAGACCAGCTACGCTGAGTGCCTGTCACCTAAGACTTACGCCAAGATGCTGCCTCCGTGTTTACTCGTCACGAGCATTACCGATGCTCATAAGCGTGACACGAACCAGCTGGCTTGGCAGTTGAAGTTGAAGGGTACGAGGTATTCGGTACATTCCGCAAACAATCTCTTTACGAAAGAAAGTTTTGCTGCACGGCATCCTGAAACGCGGTATGCGCAGGCAGCTAATACGGCTATGCTTGCATTTTTCGAAAATAAATAACACCAAAAAAAGGAGAAATCACAATGGCTAATTATCACAAAAGGAACAGCATCCGTGCGGTCCAGTGGGCCCCCGAAAACGCGCAGAGCTTCGAGGACATCAAGAAGCTGATTGCCGAAAATCCCGGTATTGGCTGGAAGGCAGATAACATTGTCCGTAACGACGCCAGCGACAACATCATCATTCGCAGCTTTGGCATGATTGTACTGCGCATCAAGCCCTACGAATATCTGGTGGAGGGCAAGAAAGACAGCCTTTTCACCGTTTCGCCTGAAACTTTTGAACTCATGTATAAGTCCGACGAAAGCAGAAAGTGGTGAAACACAGTCAATAACCCACGACTAAAGTCTCGGGCTTGCTCCGGTAAGTCTGCACTTTAGAAGTGTCCGCAAGGATATGTTGACTACCCTTTGCACATTAAGTTGTGCCCCGTTATAAGCGAATAGACAGTTACCGTACGGTGTAAATCCTAGCCGTGCGCTCTAAGACAACAACACATCACGTAAAGCTGAGGTAAAGCCGACAGGTGTGGCTGTATCAAGCCGTTTATAACCTTGGGGAAGGATTTTTACCCTCTTCGGAGTGATGTGGTAGATTTGCTTTCCACGCGCAGGCAAAACCGCCGTTCAAGACGCTATCATAAGACCCGTTACCGTGCGCCAAGATTTGATGCAATTATATGAATCCAAACACAGTCAAAAAGAAGGAGTATTTGCTTCTTCACGCTTTTGATTAAAACGCAATGGTGAAAAAAATAAAAAATTAAGGAGAACAGACAAAATGGTTAATAATTCTAATATCGTTAATGCAATGGTTAAGTATCACTTTTCCGATGGTATTCACACTTTGCCCTGCAAAGTAAACAAACAGACGCATGAAGTCTTTGACATCAGTGGAAAAACGCAGCTCGTGAAGGAATTAGTCGAGGATGATGATTTTTCCTTTGATAGTGACGAAGAAGCCACTCTCTTTGAGGTATACGATGACCTAGATTATGCAGAAGTTGAGGTTGATGGAAAACTCTATCCGTTCCAGATTCTTGAAATGATTGATGAAGCACTCCAAGATGGTGGAATGAATCCTATTGAAGAGTACAGTGCCGTCGAAAAAAGCGGCGATTACTGGGAAGCAGTGGATGGAATGTCGCTGACTCAGTGCATCCGTTCTTGGCGTTGGTGGGAACTAAAAAATTCCATCGAACACAACCGTACAGCAATTGCTGATTTTATCGGAGCCAATCCCGGAAGTGCTACCTATGTTAAGGTCTTGAATGGGAATACAAACCAGACCGAGATTTGCGATATGCTAGACAAAGCTGAGGCTCAGATGCCGGAAGACAAATTTATGCAGTTCTTTAACAAGTACGATAACCCGAATATTTGGGATATTAACTAAAACTGCGATTCCAAGTTGTTTCAGCCAAAAATCAAGGAGAGTAAAAATGGAAAGAAGCATCAGAGCTTAAACAGCAACGATACCGTTGGGCAACATCTGCCGGATATCCTAACGGTTCTTCCGCTAAAAATACAGCACTGTTTTGGAGCAGACCTTTAAAAGATGAAAAGACTATCTTTATTACAGAAGGTGGTTTGAAAGCATCTGTTGCAAGTCATCTGTCTGGTGATTTGTTTGTAGCAATCCCCGGTGTAAGCTGTATTGCAACATTCAAAGACTTGCTTCAAGTTTGCAAAAAAACGGAATTTGTCTTGTCGAAGCTTTCGATATGGATGGCAAACTGCTTCCAAAAGAAGTTGAAAAAGGGCAAGAAGGAAATCACATTACGGGTGAATCTGCGAGAGAAAAATGACATCAAGAAAAGCCATGTAAACGATGCCCGTTGTATCAGCAAGCATCCATTTGCTGAACCATGCAGTGTTTGCTATCGCACAAAAGCTATAAGGCATCACAATCGTCAAACCCATAAAGCAAACTTCTCAAAAGGTAGCATTCGCAAAAGAAGCCAAATGCCTTATGTTGTCGAAGGCTATCGTCTTTGGGATAAGGTTCTCTACAAGGGGCAAGAGTGCTTCGTTTCCGGTCGTCGTGCATCAGGAAGCTTTGCTCTCAGAAAGCTTGATGGCACTGTCGTTACAAACAGTATTTCATTCAAAAAGTTGCAGCTATTAGAACCTGCAACAAATTATCTAATAGAAAGGATGTGAATGGGCAATTCCTCCCACGCCTAAAGTCGCGGGTCTCCTTGCCCTGATTTACAATGATTGAATTCAACAAACCTTACGACAAAGCCTACGGATTCTGGCATGTCACCACGGAGGGTGACTGCGAGGGTCGCTCCATCACCGACCTTGGTGTCTTTGAGGGAAATATCGATACCATCGCGTTGGCGCTCGCCGACAGGTGCTACTATTACACCCTTTATTTCACTGCCGTAGACCCCACCGCCTATGACAAGACCCCGAAAAAGGATGAAATCAACATTTCCATTTACGGCGCATCCGGCATGTACGACATGACGAAAGAAGAGCGTTTGGACGCGATGCGGAATATGCTGAAAGACCGTCCCGTTTTTGTGCGGGATGGCGACCGCGCCGATACCTTCATCATCAGCACCAAGCAGGAATCGCGGGAAAAGCGCAGGCAGAAGGTTCTCGATAAACTGACTGCCGAAGAGCGCGAACTGCTCGGCGTTTAACGAGGCTGTGTAAATTATGAAGGACCGCAACCGGGAAATTGCGTTAATGCCGGAATTCGATAGCGAAGAGGCGTTTGACGCTTATTTTGCAGAGAAAACCGCAGCAGTGGCACCGTATCGCGATAGGCAAGGACGGCTCGTTCTGGACGATATCCATGACTTGCCCGAGGTCGTTGAGAAGGTGTTTGCCGGGCATCCGGAATTCACGCATACATTTTTCCATGAGGGCAATTAAACATTTGCATCTTCGTGCGAGTCGGATATAATTGAGATTGTACGATAGATACCATTCTACTAAGGCGCTGACTGCGCTCGTACAATTCACAATTTCGCTTTAAGGCGGACTTCCCGATGTTGGGAGGTCCGCTTTTTTGCGTCAATTTCAAAAAGGAGTGTATTAAAATGACTAACGCAAATGAAATGGCACAGAAAGGCTTCGACACAGGTTTCACCGATGCCAATGACAACGAACTTCATGTGGGTGACTATGTCCGTATCTGCGGTCATATTGGAAAAATCGTTTTTTCCTGTGGCGCATTCGGCATCTTCATTGCAGATGAAGTTCCTTGGGATGCCCTTGAAGAACTGGTTCGGAAAGACAGCGGTAACCGCCCCTCTTTCTTGTACAATGACACCTTCATCAGCTTTTGGGAGATTGTATGGAACTTGAGTGAGGACACGGACGAGCCGTGCTTGCCCTATGTTGAGAGCATCACCGTGACCGGCGGCATTTTCACCGACGAGAACGGCAATAAGGATGTCTTCATGGGCTGCATCAACGGTTGCTCCGCCACATTGACTCAGTGCGAATACACCTGCGGACGCTACTACACCTGTGATACCGTAGCAGTGGCAAACGACCTTCTGCGCGACGACGAGAGGCACGAAAAAGAAAACAACTGACGGTTGGGACGTTTCTCAACGACCGCCAAAAAAGAAAGTGAGGCATTACCATGGCAAAAAGCCGTACTAAAGAAATTGCTCGGGAGAAAACTCCGCAGGAACGCGTAAAGGATAGCTACTCTTACGAGAAAGCCTGTAACGCAGCAAAGAACTCTGGAACACCCACATACCATTTTGCTGTGGGAGACAGGGTGCAGGTTGGACATCTTCCTAACTGTGTTGTCGAAGAAGTGATGGATGATGGCGCAATGTATCTCATCCGCGTCACCACCAAGAACAATGTCGAATATTCCTGCTGGGCTTGGACGAGTGTTCGACCGTTGGATGACGACAAAGACACGCATTTCGCAAAGCGTGACTCTGCACTATCCCGTCTGCACTACTCAAATCGTAGCATGTACTCTCTACTCAGCTTCCATTACCTGTTCGGCGTTGATTTCAAACCCGATTATCAGCGCGGTTCTGTTTGGGATGAGGAGGACAGAGAGAAACTGCTGGACAGCATCTTCGCAGGACGCGAAATTGGTCGTTTCGTCTTCAAGCAGTTGCCCTTTAATCGCACAAACGACGATGGCAACTACTACGAAATCGTCGATGGCAAGCAGCGTATGTTGACTCTGCTTGCTTTTTACGAGAACCGATTCCCGTACAAGGGTGCGTTTTACAACGACCTTTCCGCTCTGGATAAAAACTGGTTCATGGATGCTTCCATTGGTGTTGCTGAACTTGACCAGAATACGACCCGTGCAGAGGTTCTGGAGGTCTTCCTCGCTCTGAACGAAGGCGGTAAACCTGTCGCAAAGGAAGTCCTCGACCATGCACGCGAGCTTCTGAAAGGGGAGACGGGCAATGGCAAAATGTAACTACTGCGGACGCGAAATGCTGACGGCCAACGGTTGCTCGTATAAGCGTGTGGTCATCAAAGGCGAACACAAGAAAACTTTTAACCGTATCAAGGTCGGTGCCCCCGGCGACTGGTACGAAAAATCCGTTGGTACTCCGGAAGAGAAAGATATCCGCTGTGGCGATTGTGGAGCCAAAATTGGCTACTATCACCACTACGGTTGCGACATCGAGAAGTGCCCCATTTGTGGAGGTCAGTTCTTGAGTTGCGACTGTTTGGAAAACTTCGATTCTGCTGTGCTGACCATCTAAAAAGAGGTAGTATAAACTATGTTGACTTTTACTGTTGAGGAACTGATTCGTTTTCTCTCAAACTGGACCATGACCTTTTTTGAGGGAGCAAAACGCAGCGGTGACATTGTGTTTTCCCGCTATTACTCGTTTTTCAAACGTCCGGTTTTGGTTAGAGAACATCAAGTTGAATCGCTCTATGTTATGGTTCAGAACCGGGATTCGTCGGACAATAAGAAGCCATCCTTTTCACGATTCGCAAAATGGGAATTTGGCGGCTTTATTATAGATAGCAAAACTATTTACATGGCCTCCAAACCCGTAAAAGCGTTGCTTCAAAGCAGCGATTTCATCGACGATATGGATGTCTTCGAGAAACTGGACAGTATCCGTATTCCGCTGTTCCGAAAGAACATTCCGGCAGACCCTGCGATGTTTCAGGATAAGGATGCAGTGGATAAAGCAGTCCGCAATGCTTGCTCCGCCTTTCTTTTTGGAACTCGATGCAATGAGTTCTCCAACCTGATTCGGACTATGTATCCTCTGAACGATGACGATGTGATTCACTATTTGGCATCTCCATCGGATTGGGCTGAAAAGACAAGCTCTGTCATCACGGCAAGCAACGGTACAGCATCCATAATTGATTACATGGTCCGGCTGATTGCCATTGATAAGATGTCGGAACAACTCCTTGCGTCTTATAAGCACGACAGTGCCGACCCTAAGGACATCACCAATGTGTGCAAAAGCATGATGGATGCGGTCGAACCTTACAAAGTCGTCACTCTCGTCATGGACTACATTGACGATAAGAAGATGGGGGAGCATCTCGAAGTGGAGTGTCCCAGACACCTTATTCGTGATGCGGATGTGATGCGTAGGAAAGGAATTTCCGCGACTCGTATCAGCACCTTCGCGAAGCCAGAAGACACCCAGCAGTTCGTTTGCAAGCACCCCAACCTCATTAAACGGGTTGAGAAGGGAACCAATATGTTCGATGTCTTCGTTTTTCCAATCAATTGTATCACAAGCATCCGGGCTGGAGAGAAGGTTCTGTGGACCAACCCGGCTACATAATACCAGCAGCATCTAAAATGCGCTGACAATCTGAAAAGAGGTATAAAGAATGCTTAAACAATCCATCGGTATGACCGAGAGCGATGCAAGGCAGATTGCCGAGATGTATCTTTCCCGCTACAACCCCACCTATTGGGACGGCAGCGGCGAAGTTCCTTCAGAAGCAAACTTTGACATTTGCCGGGTTGCGGTAGATAGTATGTACAATGGCTGCACGCTTGATATCCAGCTTTGCAAAATCGATGCCTGTCCTTGCTACGCCGCCTCCATCCATTTGTTTGAGGGTGGTTTCTGGACCGGTCATGGTATCGGCTGTTTTGACAAAACGGCCCTGTGCTATGACATCAGTTCCGTACACTCTCTGGCAAGCGCAATCATGCGTATCTGCGCCACCTATGAGAATCTCACCAATTTTCGCAAGGTTTTTGTCGAGCGCCTTGTTATCAGCAAAGAGCGCATGAACGAAATCAAGCAGTACACCGACGGAGGCAAAAAGCAGAACGAGATTGAGTTCGAGTCCGTTACCTTTGCCGATGGTATGTGCATGGATGTTCGCTGCATCCCACGCAAGAACGGTCCCTCGTGGTGCGAGGCGGCTATTTATTACGCGGACGAAGATGTTGTCACATCCGAGCCGTACAATTCGTTCTACAATCACTGGGTCTGCCAGACGGCAAACGCCACCTACCATCTCTATATGGGCGTTGCCGATACCGAGTGATGCTTGACGCTGTATGCGAACTGTATAAACTTAGAAGTGTACGATAGATAACATCTATATTTGACGCAGCCATTGCGCTCGTACACTTCACAATTTCGCTTGAAGCGCGGACTTCCCACATCGGGAGGTCCGCTCTTTTTGTATTAAGAATGCAGTCAAAATTATCAAAAACCAGCTTGCGCTGGAGAAGGAGGGCTAAGCCTTATGTTTTTAAACACAATTTATGAAGAAGATTTCCACAATTTTCTCAAAAACCCAACTGATTTCATACTTTCCGGAGTCGTTATGAACGAAAATGAAAAAGGTTATTATTATCGTTTCATTCGTGTCCCGATGGCCGATGGCGAGCATAGTGTCGAGGCATTATTTGGGCAAATGTGCAGTAACTATCCCACCAGCATGAGCAAAGACCATTTTTCTGAACAGCATAACCTTGAGTTTATGGCTTATGTTGTGGACCACGAAAAGACCTATGCTGAAAGCTATGAGTTCCTGCGATTGTTTGATGTCACCTCTGCTTACACCGGTCCCCATTCCGCAATGGGTGAGATGACGAAAACACTGTGGGATTATCTGGAGCAGAAAACAATTCTCGACCCTGACTATCTGAACACGCCCGAATTGCAGAACGAGGCTTATGAAAACGCTGTCAAACAGTATGTCCTGCAAAAGAAAGACACCGCATTTGAAGAAGACCTTCGTGAATTCCTTGAGCACATTGATGACACCGCGACCATCGAGTTTTTCGCTAATCCTACCGGATGGGCGGAAAGGGTAGTCGATGTCCTCGATAAGAATCTCACTTCTCACGATGGCACCCCTTTCAGCAAAAGCATCGGGAAAAAATTCGTTGCCGTCCAACGTCTCACCCAATTAAGAATGCTGGAGTTCCAGTCTAAGCCACATTGTTGGGAAAGTGAGTGCCGTAGTTTGTTTGCTGCGACTGAAAAAGCAAAAAACATTCGACTCGTTATTGAAGCCAATGGAAAAGAAATGCAGGTGCAATATCCTGTTTCCAACCTGATTACTTCTGAAACGATTAAGAATAAGGTCATTTCTACATGGGCTATTGCACCGCGTAAGCTCTGCAATGATGTGGAAGAATTTCTTGTGGAGAACTGCGCTGACTACAGTAAATACCAGTCTGATATTCCCATGAAGGCTGTCTCTCGCATTGAAAGCGGGCGCAAAGTTCTTTGGGAAAACCCTATTTTTGAGGAAACCAAAAAATAATTCCAAAAAGGCCTTGCATTCGTATGCGGATGAAGTATAATGGTATACATACGATAGATACCATATCTACCACCAACCGTTTCTCAACCCGCTTAACTTCAAGCAGACACGCCTTTTGATGTGTCTGCTTTTTGTTTTGCAGACAACGAAGGAGGTCCCACATGTACATCCGCAACTTGACCCCGCATAGCGTGACCGTGGCCGGCATCACCATCGAGCCTTCCGGCATAGTCGCTCGCGTCTCCGCAGCGACTGCCGATGCTGGCTCGGTGGACTTCAACGGGACCACTATCCCGCTGACGACCACCGTCTACGGCGAGGTGCAGAACCTTCCCGCCCAGCGCGACGACACTCTGCTCATCGTGAGCAGCCTCGTCGCCGCACGGTGCAAGGACCGTACCGACGTCTTCATCCCCAATGAGCCTATCCGCGACGCGGAAGGGCGCATCGTGGGGTGCAAGAGCCTCGGTCGCGTCTAACCGCACCACCCCTTAGGCAGCACTTGCCTCCTGAACGATACAGGTACTAAAAAAGGTGTTCCGAGATTGCTTGGGTTAACGGCAACGTAGAGCGTGACTAAATATCCACCATCGGGTCACACCAGCTCTATCATAACGATGGATTGCAATATGAGGCTATATCTCAAAAGTCAGGACAGTCGGCAATGGGACGTCCTGCACCAGAATTATCTGGCTGTAGAAAGAAGCTGTACTTATACAGTGAGCACTCATTGCGCCAGTACGAGGGCACCAACAGGGAATACATAACCTAGGTGATATACCGAGCTCGTATAACGCCATATCGGTGATTCTTGTCTGAGAATCGGCGTTGGACTTCACTCCCGGTGCAGAGGAGTAGTCAATCAGGGTCATCCTGAAGCGACGGGTAGCAGGTTTTTGATATCCTCCACGAGGATGGCTTGCTATCAGAATGAATTGTGCTGACACACGATTCGTTCCATTTGAGCCTTGCAGAAATGCGGGGCTCTTTTTTTGTTGTCAATTCGTGCGAAATGAGTATATTTGGAAATGTAGAAGCCAAGCACCGAAAGGAGAATCCATATGTGTTGTCTGAAAATTGATACTGAAACGCTGCTGGCGAACCGTCTAAACACTTGCAAGACTTATTCGTTTTCACCGGATGATTTGCAGCAAATTTTGACGCACTCCCACTCCGTAAGGGGTGGGAGTGCGTCAAGCTGATGAAGACAGGATTGCTCTGCGCAGCGAGTGGCAGCACGATGACAAGAAGCTGCCGATGGCGTATTTCGACTTTGGATACTCCGCCGCTGACATCAAGCAATTGTGCGCCGCAGCGGAAAAACACTGCACCACGCAAAATGAACAGTTGCCAAGTTGTGCGAACCGGGTAGAATAGGTATTGTACGATAGATACCATTCTACTAAGGCGCGTCTTGCGTTCGTACAATTCACAATTCTGCTTTAAGGCGGACTTCCTTCTCGGAAGCCCGCCTTTTTTGCGTCAGAAAAGGAGTTTCGTATGTTTATTGTTGCAAAATCTTTCACCAACAAAAGAGGGGAGATGTTTCTCAAAATCTTTCCGAACCAGTACCCGTCCATCGAAACGGCTCATGCCGCTATGCAGTCGGACTATCAGGAAGAGCTCAAAAAGCGTCACCTTGACCGAAGCGACGAGGAAACAATTCCAAGCTCGTATTATATCGACACCACTGAGGCAGCTATATATGAGTGTCAGGATTATGCACCGAATTGGCTGACTGTCTCGGTTTTGTACGCCATCAACGAGGTCGTATAATGCCATGCATTATACGACACGCCACTATCATATAACAAAAAGGAGACCACAAAATGTTTATCGTGATTAAGAGCGAACACTATGATTGCACGAACCTAATCTGCAAGAAGGACACCCTGGAAGAGGCGGTCGCCGCAGTAAAAGACAGCATGGCACAGCGCATCAACAAGAACTATCATGCAGGTCTTACCGGAACTGATATCACGCACGAAAACGAAGACCACTACGGCTTTTCTTTCACCTTCGATGAGAACCGCCACGCTGACAGTAGCGAACCCAGAGCGTATAGCACATATGACTACTGGAATGGGGATGACCAAGAGAGTGTCGAGTGGGTCGTTTACGAAGTCACAACCGACAAGCCCTTCTTTCTTCTTTCTTACGAGGAATACGAAAGCATCGAGCTTACGGGCTTCTACGACAGTTTCGATGAGGCGTTTGAGGAAATGAAAGAGTTGATTGCGGAAAGCGTCAATGATGTCTTCGACGAGGATGCCACGGCCGATGATGTTGAGGATATGGAAGACTACAATGTCTTCGTACACTCTAGCAAGGACAGCCAAGACAACGGTGCGCCGCTCGCTTTTGCAAGCTTCTGCGACGATTATCCCAACCGTGAATGGGCTGTTCTCCACATCTAAAATAACTTCCTTCGCCGCTCGTCTTCGAATGAGCAACATTTTTTACTTGCCAAAATGTGCGAAACAAGTAGAATGGGTATTGTACGATAGATACCATTCCAAATCAAAAAGGCTTTCTGCCTTTCGTACAATTCACAATTCTGCTTTAAGGCGGACTTCCCGAATCTGGGAGGTCCGCCTTTTTGAGTCTATCAGAAAGGAAGATTGAAAATGACCGTTTACGATTACCGAGAATTGACTCTCAAGGATGACCTGTGCCTCGACATAAGCCATGACATGGACATCGAAAACCCACGCGAAAATGACTGCAATGCAGCCACTTTCTATTGTCTCAAAAGTCCTCGTCGCAAGATAGGCGATGTCATCGACGATGCCTACCACCTGAACGAAACAAAGCGGACACTCGAAAAAACGGGTGAGTACGTCATTTCGCCCATTTATATCTATGAGCATAGCAACATCGCGCTCAGTACGGTTCCGTTTCCTGATATTTGGGATTCTGCCTGCATCGGCTTTGCGGTCGCTAACATCAACGACTTCATGAAGCGGAGAATTTCCGATACTCCCGTATCCCGTTGTGAAGCCATGCACCGCGCCGAGGACTGCATCCGTAACGAACTCGAAGCATACAGTGACTATCTGGCAGGAAATTGCTGGCAATACTGCATCACGGACGAAGACGGCAATACCGTTGATTCCTGCAGCGGTTTTATCGGCGACGACCTTGAAAAGAACGGTATGCTGAACTACATCTGCGACTACATCGAGAAAAGATAAGGAGAAAAGACGATGAAAGTAAAAAGAATGATTAAGTCTGATGTTTCCACTTTCAAGGTTGGAGATATTATCAAGGTCAGACTCACCGATGACGAAAAGGCACAGGCTATGGCAGTGCAGCAGGAAGAGGACGGCATGGTTTTCTGCCTGGTTGATTGTCTGGCTAAAGAGTACCCGATGAATGAAACCCGTACCAATGAGGGCGGCTATGAAGCGTCCGACCTGCGTAAGAAGTTGAATGGTGAAATCCTTGACCGCTTCCCGGCAGACCTCAAGGCACTCATGGTTCCGTTTGATAACGGTGACTTTCTCCGTATTCCTACTGAAAAGGAAATCCACGGAGAGAACTACTACGGGGAGTACGAAAGTCCGTATGTGACTCAGTGGAAGCCTATGAAGCTGCGTAGAAACCGTATGGCACTTAAGGGCAAGAATGGGAACATGCAGTGGTACTGGGTTCAGAACAAAGTTCGTGAGTCCGCTGCTACCTTTGCTTATGTCTACTACAACGGCAATGCGGCCTGCTACAATGTTTCTCTCTCTATGGGCGTTCGCCCCGCTTTTAAAATCAGAAGCACCGTTGCGAAAAATCAACGAATCACCCATAGCGACTGACAAAAACCGATACCACTAGCCATCTGCACTCGTTGCGGATGGCTTTTTGTTGTTCGCGCTTGCATTAACGTGCGACTGGCATACAACAGTAATTGTATGACAGATACCATTTTACTTTGGGCGTTTTTCGCTCGTAAAATTTACAATTCTGCTTTGAGGCGGACTTCCTAATTTTGGGGGTCCGCCTTTTTGCGTCAACAAAAAGAAAGGGGTGTAATAAATTTGCGGAAGGCAGTTTTTGGATTGCGATTGTTTGAATGACTTCAATTTTGCTGCACTGACCGTCTAAAAGGGTGTACTAAACTATATCCGTGACTACATCGAGAAAAGATAAGGAGAAAACACTATGAAAATCACATTGAAAAGCAATAACGGCAAGAGCGTCACCATCCCCATCGAAGACCTGATTCAGAAATACTGGGCAGACGAAAACGACAAGCCCAACCGCATCGAGATGTCTGCCACGGTCGAAGATGAGACCATCCTTGCCGCCATGACGATTTGCGATGAGAAGGAGGAGAACTACCTGAGTGTTGACCTTGAAAGTCGAAACGAAAAGTTTGACACAGAGGCACTCTGGTGTTCTCTTGAAGCTCCGAACACGCTGAATCCGTTCGTAACCGGATACTTATATTCCGGCAACAACGAAACGGAAAGCGATGATTGGCTGCTTCGCATAGTGGACGGCTATCGAGCAGCTGATGACGATTCTCCGCGAATCGTTTTCGCGAACAGAAGAACCATCAGCGTTCAGGATTTCCGTGAAGAATCCGAGGGTGAAAACAAGTATAAGTGGTTTGCCGCCACGGAAAAACAGTTCGACAAGCCGTTCAGCTACGCTGATTTCGGAACACGCTTGGAGGAAGCCACGCACGGCTATGTAAAGCGTATTCAATCTCTGATTGCCTCGAAGGATGAGGCTACTGTAAACCGCATTGCGGATATGCTGGATTCCATGGGCTTTGATGCCGTTACCGGATATTTCGACCCCAAGGAAGACGAACGCAGCGGCGAGGTAGATTCTCTGACGGGATACTACTACGTCGATATCTAAAAACAACCAATTATAACAAGGAGTACATTAACATGGAACTGAAACTTTCTTCTAATTTCAGCGGAAAACCCGTATCTGTCGTCGTCCCTATCGAGAAAGTTATCGAGGTGTTCTGGCCGAAAGACGAGAAACCGCCTATTTCTCTTACCGTATCAACAGTTCTTGGCGCAGACAGGGCCAATGCGGAATTTTCTCTTGGTGAAGAAACCAAAGAGTCCTATCCCGGCATTTGGCTTACGACCGATAATGTTAAAAGCCATCGCCACTGTTCTTGGTTCCGCCTCGAGCTGCCGAACGATACCAACGACATCGTAATGGGTCATCTTTACGCCGGTGATGATATGGAGACTGACCAGCCTCTTGCCATCATTGCTGACGGTATTCGTGCTGACGGGGATGAATCAAAACGCATCCTTTGGGTCGATGAAGATGTAACGTGCGTTAAATCAATGAATGACGATTATCTGAATCGTCAGAAAGCCATCACCGAAAAACAACTCAGTGACCTTTCTTCCGGAATTTTTCTTCAAAATTTCGATTATATCGTTTACGGCAAGCGCCTTGCATCCAAATCTGAAAACACTGTGGAGTTCGTGGAAAACACTATCGTTTCCCACAACAAACAGGAGCTCGATGTGGTTGCAAACGGTATGGAAGCTATGGGGCTTTCAGTCGAGACGGGTTATTACGACCCGGACGACGAGTCCTCCGTTGATGTGCCAAAGCAGCTTATCGGCTTCCATTACGTTGTTCTGAAGAAAAATGCCTAAACCATAGGAGGTTTATATGTACTGCAAAACTATCACAAAGGAAATCTTCGATTCCTATATCGCAAATGACTCGGATTCCGTTCTGGAAGGTGTTGTTACCAATACTTTCGAAGGCACCGCTTTCCGCCGCTTTGTGCGCGTTCCTTTGGCTAAGGGAGAACATTATGTCGAAGCGCTGTACGAGCAGGATTTCGGCTCTTTCCCTCTGGCTATGGGTGCGAATCATTTCAGCATTAAGAACGGTCTCGAGTTCATGGCGTTCATCGTTGACCGCAAAGAAACCTACTGCAAGTCTGCTGCATTCGCACTGCTCTTTGACGATTACCGGCAGGCGGATTCCAACTGGGTCACGGCTGAAATGAGAGAAAAGTTTCTCGCATACATCGAGAAGACCTACACCCCATCTGCTGAGGTGATGAAGAACAAGAAGTTTCAGTCCCTGACATACGACAGCGCCGTGAAGCAGTATGTGTATGACCGGAGCAACGACACCACTTCGCTCGACGTGATGTTGAAGCTTCTGGAGAAATTCGACGATTCTGTTATCATTGATTACCTTGCAAACCCCACCGGATGGGAAGAGCGGTTTGCCAAGGTTCTGGAACAGTCTGGAATCTGGGATTCGTTCGCCAAGGAGTTTGCTGAACCTTTTGTGGCATATCTGGTTCAGACCAGGCAATATCTGGATGCGTTCAGCGCTGACCCTTCTTGCTGGGAAAGTATCTGCAAGAATCTGATGGCTGCTGTCAAAGACCGTAAAAATGTTCGTCTGAACATCGTGGCTGGCGGCAAGTCCATGCAGGTTGTATATCCTGCTGTCGGTATCGAATCCTACGACACCGTAAAAACCAAGAATCTTGCCACTTACGCAATTTCTCCGGCTCGTCATCAGGAAGAAGTAGAACGTTTTCTGAACGATAACTACCCGAACTATAGCAGTAAATTCCATTATGATATTCCTTTCGACTCTATCGTTTCCGTGTCGAGCGGACGCAAGGTCCTTTGGGAAAACCCGCTGTTCGGAAAATAATCGCAATACCGTTGCGTGCTTATGCGAATGGAGTAGAATAATAATTGTACGATAGATACCATCTACTGAGGCGCTATCCGCGTTCGTACAATTCATAATTTCGCTTTAAAGCGGACTTCCCGAATTTGGGAGGTCCGCTTTTTGCGTTCAAAAAAGGAGTGTATTTGAAAATGGTGAACAAAGCAGCCAGTACTACTTGTCATTCATGCGACAATCCGTACTATGTGCGGGCACAAATCATCGCAAAAAGTGCCGGTAGTCCCGCATATCGGTTCGGCATCGATGAAAGCGTAAGTCTTCCGGGGAACCAGCATGGCTTTGTCAGAGACATACTTGACGGCGGAAAGATATATGTCGTGCAGATGTTCGAATCTACCGAATACCGCTGCTATGCGTGGCTCGATATGAGACCGGAATACGGATACAAAGACATCGGTTCCGTTTACGGAAAGCCGAACCCTTACAAGCCGCTTCCTGTCAGCAACTACAATCACACGGTTCGATTTTTGCTGGGTTTCCTGTACTTCTATGATGTTGACTTGACGCCCGGCTATCAGAGCCGCCACGCCTGGAATGAGGCTCGAAAGGTCGCATATCTAGCCGATATTTTCGCAGGAAAAGATGCCGGAGAAATCGTATTTCAGGAAATTCCGTCGTCTGACCCGATGCCAAAGTATCAACTCATCAAAGGAGAGCAGGAAGCCATCACCCTTCGAGAGTTTTACGAGAATCGGCTTTTATACAAAAAAGCATGCTACAACGACATTCGTGCAGATGATATTTTCTGGTTCAGACACACCATGCTGCGAATGATAGTCTACGACAAAAACAACGAACCTTCCACTACACACGACGAAATACCGATTATCGGCAGGGTGCTTTTCGGAAGGTACTAACACAAATAAAGGAGAATATAATGAAAATCCAAAAAACCAACACAGGCATCCTTATCACCAAAACCGCGAAACAACCGAGCGCGAAAATCGAGTTTTCTCTGGATGAGCTCGATGCGCTTTCGGAGTTCTGCGAGAGGTTGCAGGACGAAAAGGATATCAGAGAATACCTCAACACTGCGGTAGCAATTCCGGATTCTGCCGAAGTATCGGCTCCCGTTGCCGCCAAGTATCTGCGCGATGCAGCTCTCTTTGAGCAGCTCGTGGACGAAACCAGACGGAATCAGGAAGAGAACCAGAGCGATTTTCTCACTGCCGTCAGCGATGCAGTTTCTTCCATCGAAAAAAGCCGCGATGTCAAAGAATGGCAAGGTTTGACGAAGGAGACTGCGGAGCGTTTCGCTCGTGAATTCATGGCAGAACGGAATCCCGGTCGTTGGTCGGGGTTTGGTGAGGTTCCCGAAAGTGTCAGTCTTGACCCCCTCAATTTTCCCATCAATGACATTTATCCCAAAGGCAACAAACCCGCCCTTCGTATGCAGCTTATCAGCGTGACCTATCCCAGCCTTCACAGAGTTTGTGAATGCAGCATTATCGAGGATGGTGTTGACCTGTGGGCCCGCCGTACGCTGGATTCCATGACAGCCGGAACTGTCGAGGATTTGGTCGAGACTGTTCTGTATGTGGCACGCATGTACGAGAGAAGCAAGTGCTTTGAACGCATCTTTGTAAACCACATTCAGATGGAGAAATCGGAATACGATGTTCTTATCCGCCATCTCAATGACCCTGACAGCATCAACGACGAGTATCAAATCAGTGATGTCGTATTTGCCGCAGACAACACCATTGTTTCCGTCCTTTGGGAAGGGAACAGCAAAGATGGTGTTTCTGGTACGGTAACGCTTGCCGTGAACGGTAAAACGGTATATGCAACAAAGAGTACCAAGGTATTCTGCAATCATTGGGTCATCCCATACAACGGTGCCGAATACCATGTTCTTGTCGATGTACTTCCAAAGAAAACCGTTCTGGAAGAAACTATATATGTCAGCAAACCGTACGCTGAGCGCATCAAGAAGTACATTCGCGGCGCGGAAGTGCAAGGCGATGGTTCTTCGCTGAGCAAGACTGCGAAATTCTCCGACGGGTTTGAAATGGACATCCGCTGCTGCGGCGGCAAGGACGATTCTTGGACTGAGGCTATCCTGTACGATAATACCGGCAAGGAAGTTGTCGCCACTGAACCCTGCGATGGCTTTACCGGCTGCTGGGAATTGAAGGATGAAGACACCAACACGGTATATCGCGCCCATGTCATGACAAAATCGAACCTCAACTAACCAATAGCATTCAGCCGTCCGCCTTCGGGTGGGCGGCATTTTTTCTTGCCAAACTATGCGAACGGCATAGAATAGATATTGTACGATAGATACCATCTACCAAGGCGCAATCCTGCGTTCGTACAATTCACAATCTGCAAGCATTCAGGCAGACTCATCTTCGGGTGAGCCTGTCTTTTTTGTTTGCGAACGACAAAAAAAGGAGCTTTGTATGAAAACATTTATTCTCGAAAACATCCACATCAAAGGTCCCGATTTCATCGATTGGTGGACCGTTGTTGAGGTCCCGACTACCGAGGAGGAGAACCAATGAGCACACCAAGCTTTATCGGAGTACTTTGCAAAGAAGGAATCATCAAGTTCGTCTATTGCCATTCTGATGGCTACCCGTCTTATCTTGGCAAAATGCTTCTTGAGCATTATAACACCCCGGAACTTGCAACAGCACTCGTTGACCTTGGAAGTCTTTCGATGGTTCGGGAGCGTCTTGCCCCGGACGAGGGAGAAACGCACAGATTTGATAAACCTGTTCGTCACGGTCCTAAAGGAGGTATAACAACTGCCTATCATCGGGACAGAGGCGATGACTTGGAAATCGACAGCGTAGTAGTCGATACTCCTGTTGTTCTGAAAAACGCTGAGACTCTGTTCCTGAACATCCTCAAAGAGGAAAACATCACCTATGGTTATCTGTACAATGTTGCAGATAAACTTTGGTATGCCACTGATACGGTTCAAGACAACAGATTCTTCGTTCTGGACGAGAACTTCATTGACGCTCACACTTAACAAATAGGGAGGTTCATTATGACCGATAACATCATTACGGCTCGGCTGTTCATCGACATGGACGGCACACTCGCAGCGTGGCAGCAAGCCGCGTGTTTTGAAGATTTACTGCAGGAGAACTATTTCCGGGACCTGCCTCCGTATCAGACAGTGGTGGATGCCGTAAGAATCCTCTGCAACGCGCATCCCGAACTTGATATCTATGCGCTGTCCGCATTCATGCCGGAGAACCCTGCTGCGGTAGGTGAGAAATACGGATGGCTGGATGTGTATGTGCCGGAAATCGATGCTGCACATAGGATTTTCGTTCCTTGCGGAGAAAGCAAGGCTGCGGCAGCTGCCAACCGTCTGAAAATGCCGTTTATTGACAAGTCCTTTGTCCTTCTGGACGACTACTCTGTCAACCTGCATGACTGGAAAGAGAAAGGCGGCAGCGGCATCAAACTGCGTAATGGTATCAATGGCAACATCGGGACCTGGAAGGGTCCTTCCGTGAGCCGGTTCAACACCCCTGAAACACTCGCAACGCTCATCTGCCAAGCGGCAAAAATCAGAGCAAACGCCTGAGGCGAAAGGAGAAATAATCATGTTCCCGACTAAAGAAACTATCGAAATGCTTCGCACCGAATATCCCGATGGCACCCGCGTCCGCCTTGTCAAAATGGATGATGTACAAGCTCCGCCCATTGGCACGGAGGGTACGGTTGTCGGTGTTGACGGCATTGGCAGTCTCATCATGCATTGGGACAATGGTTCCAGTCTGCATGTCGTGTACGGCGAGGATGAGGTGGAGAAAATCTGATTCCTGCCTTGCAACAAAAAAGGAGAAAAGAAAATGAGTAAACTGACCAATACTATTCGCACAGAAGTTGACGAAGACTACTTCATGGATATAGCAGATTTTCGTGATTACGCTCGCAGCATGATGTTTCCTGACCCTGTTGGTATTGACATGAGCGATGAACTCAACGACATGGTTACAGAAGCCGTGAACAGCGGAAAAACGACTCTGGAAGATTCCTTCAAGAAACTGGTCAAACGCGACGCCAAAGGTCGTATCGACTATTCTTACAGCGATGGGTTTGACGGTTTTCGATATGGTCAGGAGCTTTTGTGCTTCTGCGATACCGAAACTGCCGCCCAGCGTCTTGGCAAAAAGTAGAACAGGGAAGGGAAGAACGTTCCACTCCTTGGTGGTTTGACATTTAATGTCAGAAAGGAAACAAATGAATAGATGGAATGTTTTTTGTAACGAAAACGCTCCTTATCGTATTTATTATCGTCAAATTGATATTGATGGATATGAGATGTATGTCATGTTTCCATTGCCAATGACTGGCATGGAATGTGGCTGGGCAGTATCGCATGGTGCAACTACGGCAGCTACTATTCAGGAAGCTGTTCAAAAGTTTTACCCCTTTATGGTAGAGTATATCTGCGATAAAGAGGATTCCGACAACGATACACAACAATACATTCTCAAAAACCTCAATTCTCTTGGCAACTCTGTGGATTTTTGGGGCAGAAAAAATGACCGTCAACATGTCATTGACAACATGAGCACAACGCAGAAATCGCAGCTTTTGTGCTACATTCTGCGAAATCATGAAGCCTTTGGCAAGATGACTTGCCGTGACTGGAAGAATTGGCTGCTGGATGACGCTGAGTCTCAGTTTGGTATCTGGTTCTGATGGCATTAAAAACGGCAGGCAACATCCCAGCCTCGAACAAAAAGAAGAGGAGAATTATTCTATGAGCTATGGTTTTGACATGGGCTTTGCGCAGGCGAACAGTTTGCAGGAAGCCATGGCGATTGCGCTGGAATACACGCAATTTCAAATGACCGAAAAGAATATCAGGAAAACCATCAGGGATAATCGGTATTATATCCCTTCGGTTCGTACCGGATATATTGCGGATGAGGAAAGCAAAAACCGCAGAACCGATGTGCTTGCGGATACCGCTGACCGGTATTGGCTTGAGGCATTGTTTACCTTCCGTTTTCTGTATTGGGAAGAGCACAAGCTGCTCGGTATCGTCATGATGCCGCCTGAGAACGCAAGCGAAAAATGGCCGCTGAGTGTATATTTCCAGAATTCCTGCGACCAGGATTATCCGCTTTCCGACTGGAAGGAAGGCAATATCCCGTTCTTTGCAAACGCCGCCGCAAAAGCCGAAAACTATACGGCGGAAGAAATCCGCGCAAAGTTCGACTACGAAATCGAAGATGAAAACCTCGAATATTATCGGCGCAATACTTGCTACAATGATATTTTTGAGGCACTCGCCCTCGAACCGTGGCTGTACAACCATTGCACGGATGTGCCGTTCGTAACTTTCGCTTTTCAGGGGATTCAGAGCGAAGCAGAACGATACCAGTATTTACAATGGCTGAAAGCTGAAATCCAGTAGCCGGTACTTGCCCAGATATGCGAATCGCATAAAATAGTAATTGTACGATAGATACCATCAAAAACACAATTTGTGTTCGTACAATTCACAATCTGCAAATAAGCGGACTTCTCGATTTTTGGGAGGTCCGCTTTTTGTTTTACTATGAAAGGAGTTTTTATGAGCAACCCAAAAAGACCAGTTTCTCCGGTCGAAGAGTTTATCAAGGCTTTCCATGAGATGAGCGCCCGATACGGTCGCAGCGAACTCTGGTACGACTACATCGATATGCACGCCATTGCACTTGCGAACACCTGTGATTTGCGGTGCAGGGATGCAAGAGAGGAACGGTACAAAGCCATCGTCCAGAAATACGATGAGAAGACCGTACAGCAGTTTGCTGTGCTTACCGCCATCACAATGACCGCGCTCTTGGAAAACCCTGAGCAGGATTTTCTTGGCACCGTTTACCATAATCTCGGATTAAGCAAAAGCCAAGCAGGGCAGTTTTTCACGCCGTACAATGTCGGACAGATGATGGCACGCATAAACATGCCGGATTCTCTTGTTCTGGACAAGTCCCGTATCCTGCGGGTGAACGACCCGTGCTGTGGTGCCGGATGCCTGCTTCTGGCGGGGTACAATGTGATGCGCGAGCAGTTGGAATCCACTGACCCGGACTGGGACAAGTATGTTCTGTTTGTGGCACAAGACATTGACCCTCTGGTCTGCAAGATGTGCTACATCCAGATGTGCTGTATTGGCGTTCCGGGAGTTGTCGTAGTAGGCAACTCTCTGTTCCCAGACGCAGAGCGGGCACCGACAGATTTTTGGTTCACGCACAAGTATTTTGCTTTGGACGAGAAAGCCCTTGAAAATACATACCAAAAAACAAAGGAGTGATACGAAATGCATATGGTCACTGAAACCTACCAGCTTCGCGATGGTGAGAAGCTGACTGAATTTTACAACGGCATCGACTGGGAATCGCTGTTTGAGTTTGTCCGCCACTATTACAGCATCGGCGTGGAACAGATGCCTACAACATGTCTCAAACCCAATGGTCGCATCGAGGTGAATTGGCCGGAGAATCTGCGCGATAAGTGTGGTCTTTTCGGCCATACGTACCGCGAAGTATATCTGCAGACATTCTCGTCCTGCTGCTTCCACGACATCACCTACGACAAGGACATTGTCGATAAGTACCTCGCTCGTCCGGACTTTTATCGTTTGAATATTTCTTTGGAAAATGACTGCAACGGCACTTCTTCGGATGCTTATATGCAGCTGACATTTTCGCTGAAATACATCGAATTTTCCGGAGGGTACAACTTCGCAAGCCTGTTCAGTGCTGAATACCGTAAAGATACAGGCTGGGTCGTTGTTTCCGGAGAAGGCGAAGTTCTCATGGGGTCGAAGGAATAAGAAAAAGATTTGCCGCTCATCTTCGGATGGGCGGCATTTTCAACGCTAATGTAAGCAGGAAATCCGAGGTCGTGCTCAAAGCACATTGCGCGTATATGACACGATGTGGTATAATCCAACAGGGGTGATATCGTGAAAATCTGCACTCTTATTGGCGGCGTGGATGGTGTAGGCAAATCAAGCTTAACCGGTTCTTTGCGCTCCGAACGCAGCGATTTCGGCACTGTAATAGACCATGACAAACTGGTCTTCCAATGCGGCGGCGACGAGTACGAGGGCGGCAAGCTTGCCGTCAAACGTATCGAGCAAGCCTTAGAGGACGGCGTGAATTTCACGCAGGAGACAACTCTTTCTGGGGGATATCCGAAACGGCTTTGCAAACGCGCAAAGGAGGCAGGATACTATATTCGCCTGTACTATGTCGGTTTGGACACTGCCGAGGAAAGTATTCGGCGAATCAAAAACCGCGTAGAACGCGGTGGACACGATATCCCCGCCAAAGATGTCAAAGCTCGATTTTCTCATCGTTTCGAAGATGTCCTCAAAATTCTTCCGTATTGCGATGAAGCCAAGTTTTTCGACAATGACAACGGATTTGTTCTCGTGGCAGAATACCGTAACGGACAGATTCTTCCTGTTGGAACGTATCGTCCCATGTGGCTCAGCCAACTCATGGAGCAATTTGATTGACATTTTCCCCGCTCATCTTTGGATGGGCGGCATTTTTTTACTTGCCAAAGTGTGCGAACCGCCTAGAATGGTATTTGTACGATAGATACCATCTACTAAGGCACTTTTTGTGTTCGTACAAAAATTCATAATTTCGCTGAGGCGGACTTTCCGAAGAATCGGGAGGCCCGCCTTTTTGCGTAGAAGGGAGTATTTATATGGCAACCAGAAAAATATTATTCCGTGGTCAGACTCGGCGCAAAGGGGAGAAGACCTCCATATCCGGTAAGCCTCTGCCCGGCATCTGGGTCACAGGCGGCATCTTTCCTCAGAACAAAGGCTATGAACGCGCCATCATCTATACCCAAGACCCGAAGGTTGAGAAGCATGTTGTATATGCTGAAACAGTAGGGCAGTATACGGGAGTTGATGATGTGTTGGAGACCCCCGTCTTTGAGGACGATATCATCACCTTCTGGCAGAGAACTGACGCGAAACACATGCAGCGCTACAAGGGTACTGTGAAGTACGACGAGACACTGACAAGTTTTACAGTCGTTTCCTGTGAGCCCAACCGTCTTAGTGACCCCGTTTTCCTTTGGGATTGCTCCGATATTCATGTGGTTGGAAACACTTTCGACGGTGAACTCAGCAAGCGTGAGCAGGAAGTTTCGTGTACTTACGCGAAATGCCTTGCATTGGCAAAGGACATTGATACGCTTCAACTTTGCTACGGTCCTCGTTTTAGCGCTCTGAGGGTTGACAGCCTCTGGAGCAAAGCTTTTGAGTTGATGGATGATGTGACCCGCTCTAGAATCATTGAAGACTTGAAGGTCTTACAAAAGGAGTGGCGCGGGTATGAGGAGAAGCCGGTGAAGGATGCTCAGGAAATCCTCGATGCCATTTCCGAACTGTTCGGTAAGGAGGCGGCGTCCGAATGATTTCTGAGAACGAATACCGCAATGCCGTTCGATATCTGCAAAACCTTCTGAACGGCGGTCTCATGGGCGCAAGAGGAACTTCTCCTCTGATGACGGCCATTGAAGCCTGCGAACTGCAGATTCCAAAACATCCCATCTCTAAAAGCTGGTCGCCGAATCTCTGCCCGCATTGCAATGCTGACCTTGGCGGAGACTGCAACGACGGCTACTACGAGAACCCTCACTATGACCGCTGCCCTGTCTGTGGTCAGCGGCTTGATTATAGTGAGTAAAGGAGCGTGAAATATCATGATGCAGCAAGAGTTTGAGAAGCTTACGAAGGTAAAAGTCACCTCGGAGGAATACAACGTCATTGAAGCCGCATACATGGCTTGTCAAGAAGACAAGCAGGTTTTCTGCAAGCAGTGGCTCAAAAAAGACGGTATCCGGAATCTGTTGAAGGACCGGCTTGCGGAAATCAAAAGTCTGAACAGTACCATCAAGGAACTGGAAAAGAAAATTGATACCCTCGAGGACTGGAAACCATCCATCAAGTACGGAACTCATTATTGCGATACTTTCTATCGCAACCTTTCCGCAGCCTGTGAAAGAAACGGCAAAAATCTGTTCGCTGTGCAGTCCGATGCAGAGGTATTCATTGCTGCCCGCTTCGGCTTCAACGCCTCAAAACTCGTCATCATCCCGGATGTGGAGACTTATGAGTCGAACCGACACGGAACTGTCCGGCTTGCAAAGGCCGAAACCAGAAAACCCTTGTATGTCAGTGAAAGCTTCAACTATGCACGATTCGATGTGCTTTGCCAAGGCGGTCATATGCAGTGGGAACTGGTTGACGGCAAGCTGTGCGACTACGAAAGTCCCAATATCTAATCTGCGGGGAGCAATCGTTTCCCGTGCCCAACAACGCGCAGACCCCAATGCTGTCTGCGCACAATTTTCCAAAACCATATCAAAAAGGAGCGTATTTTTATGACCTTACCGACCAATCATCCGTATTTTTTTACTTGCCCCTCGTGTGGCTGCAAGCTGATTTCCGTATCCAGCGGTGTGAGGGCTAAGCCGCATTGCCCGGAATGTGACTACTTTGCCGATGACGCATTCGTAGTCAAGGACCGCGTCGTGAACGAGGCCATGAATGTCATCGCCGACAACGCGGAACTGGCTGAAAATTTTGCCGAGACCGTCAAAAACGAAATTGCAAGCGATGATGATGCCTATGCACACATCGGGTTTCACCTGGCAAACGATATCCGGAATCAGAGTCCCGCATCTGAGGTGCTCTTGACCCTTTGCGGCTGGAACATCAACACGCTGCTCGACAAGACTCCGCCTATCGCCATCAGAGAATAATAGTAAAAAAGGAGAACGACAAAAATGTTTAACGACATCAACCTTTCCAACGCTTTAGCGTTGATTGACAAGCCCGTATGGGTCATCACAGAGGTTCGCGGCCGTAACAAGAACAACCGCACCTATTCCAAGTCCCGCAGCAAGAATGTGATTTATCCCGCCACTATCACAAATGTGCAGGTGTGGCGCGGGTATTCTCACAGCAAAGGGGATACCGGTTGCCCGAAATGTACCGTCACCGTCGATATCGTCACAAAGGACGATACCGGCACAGAGATTTACTTCGACCTTCCGAATGAGCTGCTGAATGTCACGGTGTTTGAAAGCAAGGAGGATGCCGAGAAGGAACTCGCATACCTCAATTCCAATAAAAACACCATGACCTATTCCGAGCAGCGTCAGCGCGAGGATAAAAACAACGCAAAGGTGTTCGGAATCGCATGATTCGGAGAGAAAATCGCTTTTCTCCCTTGCCTATTTATGCGAACCGAATACAATTAGAACTGTACGATAGATACCATTCATAAACGGCATTCTGTGCTCGTACAATTCACAATTTCGCTTTAAGGCGGACTTCTCATCACGAGAGGCCCGCCTTTTTGTTTAAATTTTCAAAAAGGAGTGTTTTATTATGACCGAAAACGAAAAAGCAAGAGAGCTCATAGCTACCTCTGAAACGACCGTGAAGGTTGACCCCCAGAATGGCTGGTATCTCAAGCGGTTTGCCGCCCTGCAGTTCGAAGGCTCCGTGGACAATTTTGGGACAAATATGCCAATTCATGTCCTTGAACAGCAACTTCCGAAAGAGGATACCATGAAGTTGGATGACGCTGTCATTGAGGGTCAGGATATCGATTACAGCAGGTTTTATGACGAAAAGGGTAATGAATATTCGTCAGTTAGTGAACTTGTGCAGACACGGCTCGGCCTTGACGATGACGATGCCATTCAGGAATACAACAAGGAAAATCCTAGCTCGCCGTACATCCCGTATGAAAAGCTGCGGGACATGGATAAGAAGGATATTCCGGAAATGTTGTCGTCCGTCGTTGATGAAGCCGACTATGTGGATGCATACAAGGAAGTGACCCATGTCGCATCCTACCATGTGGAGGTCACTCCTATGAGCAACAACTATGAAGCCATGGGATTCGCGTTCACACATCAGGGACTCAAAGAATACGAGAAGTCTATCGACAACCATATTTTCTATCCTTGCCGCTGTTACGCACATGCAGGGGAGAAATATGGCCGAGAAGCGGGTGACTTCTATCCTATCATGGAGTTTCTGCACAGTGCCGGTGAGCAGCTTCTGCGCGAGGATATCAGACGGTACGACATCAAGCCCGCCGTTATCAGAACAGAGGAGGAGATGCACGAATTCTACCGCACGCAGCCCGATGAGATGATTCTGGCCGCATTGGTAGAAGTCGATGACAAGGTAACCGGAAAACGCTATTGCAGCATCCGCGTCTGGTGCTCCGGGCACGAGGTTAGGACCCGGTCTACGGGTTCCTACTATGTCCTGAATAAGCACTATCTGACTGTCAACAAAGATGACATGGTTGCCACATACCCGTATCCGTTCTCTTGTGACGATGGTGCCAACACGCTGTTGAAAGCCACGGACACGAATATCCTGACACCCGTAGAGCGCCTTTTCCTCTGGACTGAATACAAGAATCCGAATCCCATTGATACAAAGAAAAAATAAGGAGAGTTTACCATGAATACCTACAATGTTGTCATTTCTGTTTCCACGACGGTCTGCATCGACGCTGAGAGTCCTGATGATGCTATCGAAAAGGTAAGTCAGGCGTTAAATAACGACGATGCAAACATGAGCGCTGATGTTGCCAGTAGAATTGGCGATTCCATGCGAAACTGTCACTATGAGGTGACGGATGCCATCCCGATGGATGAGTGAGGATGTTGAACTATGACTGAGATAGCATTTTTGGTGAAACACGACTCTGAGATGTACCGTAAGTACTTCAAACAAAAGAACGAGCTGGACAAGTTTGTCGGGTTCGCATCCGCGTTCATCGACAAATACTTCGTATCGCGTAACAAGGACTTCGATTACAGCTTTTCCACGAACATGCGCCTTACTGTGAAACTTCCGCCGAATGACGAAGAATGGTTTGGCGCACAGCTCATGAAGGAAAAGACGGAGAAGGGGTTATGCGTGTTCAAGAAGAACTCGCCCATGAATAAGCGCTGGCACGAGGAAGTTACATCGCACATCAATCCCGATTCTCTGACAGCAAGTAGATGGTGGTTCATGGATTTTCCGTATTGCGGGAAATGCCAAATCGCCATGTGGGATGACGGCTGCGGTAATGTTTACGGGTATTATTCCACCCAGGCTGCGCGTCACAACTCCGGAAAATTGCCCGATTATGTGCAACCCATCAAGATGAGCGAGTATTACATCGCTCAGGAGCGCTGCAAGGAACTCGATTCTCTTTTGTCAGAGGCTGTGGACAAGGGGAACCGCGCATCTCATATCGGCTCCTATAAGGCAACCTTCAAAAAGACCAGCGATGGTTCGGACGGTACAGGCTTTGAGGATAGTACCAGCGTATGTTTCTCGGTTGAGCATTGTGCAATGCCGTCTAATACGCGAACCGCTATCGTTGGCCTTCTTCACGATTATTGCTTGAAAAATCAGCGGTCTCTTGATGACCTTGCCGAGTTCGAGTACCTCGGACCTGCCGAGAAAGCCGACAGCCTCGCCTAAATCGCAATTTTACGCATAAAAAATCAATAGGGAGTGCAAATCATGACTCGTTTCTACATTGAAAACGCAGAAGAATTCGACCGTGCATGCCGGTTACTGGACAAGCGCGATGTTCCTTACGACATCGATGGCGGTGACCGTATCATGGTCGCGGATTGCTACGCCATTCAGGTCATTGGGGTGTTCGAGTTGTTCGACATCGACTACGAGGAGGTATGAGCATGCTGCGACTTAACAAAATCAGTCCCAAAAAGCCTTGCCCGTTTTGTGGTGCCTTCCTTGAAAACGAAGCACCCAGCACTATCTGGTGTCATCCGCAAAACAGCTGCTTGCTGAGCCTCCGTGGCATTACCGGAGACGACCAAATTGCTCAGTGGGATACGCGCTTCGATGCAAAGGGAAAGAAGGTGCTCGACGATGCTGAATGAGCTTTTTGCTCGCGAAATCCTTGAAACGAGCATTGCGCTTGGCATCCTCCAAGAGATGAACGGCGGCGTCGTTATTTACCATGAAGCAAGCAAAGAAGACCCCGAAAACCTTCCTGCCGGGTGGTATATCGACGACAAGAATTATACCACGTTTTCGATTGCCACTGACCCGGAAGCTATAAGAGAACTCAAGCCGTGTCTGGTTGAGGCTGGATATCAGTATGAGGAAAGGGAAGCGTTTTGGGAGAATATCCTTGGCAACACGGCTCCCAAACTTCGCTTGCCGATAAAAGTATCGCAAATCTGAAAGGGGAACTATTATGACCGATAAGAGCATTTTTACCGCGACCCGTATTCGCGGAGAGGAAAAGGAATTTCTCGGCAGTGTCCTGCTCAGTTCTGAAACGGATACCGCTTCCGAATTTTTCCGCAACATCATCAAGAAAGATGTAAAGGATGTCGAGGTTCAGAAGACCGAAACTGGCTATGTCTTGACCGACAAAGCCGACCGCGACACCTGCTACATCCTGACCCGTACGCAGCTTGACGATGCTTTCTGGAATAGCTGCACAGCTGATAAGAAGCATTGACACTTTTCCCGTCCACCGTTTGGTGGGCGGGATTTTTTGTTGACGCCGGAAAAGTTTGCAGCACGAACGAAGCATTCGAACTGCAGGGGGATGAAATGGAGGTGGAATAAGGGCAAAGAGGCTGCTGCACTTGGATTTTTCCTTGTGCAGCAGCCTCTTTTTGTTGACGTTCCTTGCGAACCGCATAGAATTGAAATTGTACGATAGATACCATCTACTAAGGCGCTATTCGCGTTCGTACAATTCACAATTCTGCATTCACTCAGGCAGACTTACCATTCGTGGTAGGTCTGCCTTTTTTGTTTGCAGACACTTTGAAAGGAAGAAATAGTATGTATAGTTTCAACTGCTTAATCAAGACCGATGCCAGCCTCGTTAAAGGTTCTCTTTCGGAAAGCCATGGCGAGACCGAACTTCTGGCGAACCTGTACGGAAAGATAATCTGCATTGAGGACGATGCGAACGGGATGAGCCCGACAGAAACCGTTCCGACGCCAGTGGATGTGTTCGATATCATCCTTGGTTATCGAGAAGCAAGCGAGCTCATTTCTTTTGCAGAAGACATGAAGAAACGAGCACTGCACGCGGCTCTTGAAACCGCCAGATACGCTCTGAAGAAGTGGGACAAGGACGGCATCAGCATTCAGAGTTCGTTGGAGAAGTGTTTCTGCACTATCCCGATGGGTTCCACGGAGGCGTACAACCTTTCGTGCGCTACCGACATCCTTTCCAACCACCCCTGTTCCGAAGCGTGCGAGCTGTTCTATAACGGCATCGAATGGAAATGCTATCCGGACGATACCGAACTGAACGATGTCATCGCGCATCCCGAACAGTACATCGTCATCCCTGTGCTGTTTTCCGACAAATGATTCTTGACCTGTGCGTCAAAAAAGGAGAATGAAAATGAATACTAATTTTTTTGTTGCAGAAGATGAAGTGTTTAACCCCAATAAGGTTCTTACACGAAAGGAAATGGATGCCTTTATTGGAGACAGAGGCATCAAAAGTTACGCGGGTGTTTTAAAAAGAGATAACAAACTCTTTTACAACTTTATCCGCGTAAAAGTTGCCGAAGGGAAAAACTGTGTTGATGCGATTTATGCGCGAAAAGCAATCGTATCGAACGGATGCTTACGGAATGATTTTTTCTCTTTTGGAGAGTATAACTTCGTCGCATTTGTGACCAATGGGAAAATCTATTGCGACTTGAAGAACTTCTTCAACGAACGCTTCGGCATCGCATCCATGTCCTATGAGGATGTTGCGAATCAGATGCACGATGAAGTGGAGAACTATATCCGCAAAACGTTTACGGATTGCTACGTGGACACAGATATCAAAGAAACGGGCACAGCCGAAGCCAAATATGAATTTGTCTTTGGCAAAAAACGCCATATGTTTAACAACATTTCCTTTACGGCAAATCCTATCTCTTCCAGCGATGCCATTGTACTGTTTCTCGCCAATCAGAGTGAGTGGGCGAAAGAGTATGTAGAGAAGATGCTTGAAGAACAGGAGTGGAGCTTAAAGCACATTCGCCGACAGGTATCCATCGAAAGATACAAAGAACAGAAACTTGCCGAATACAAAAAAGCACCAAGCGAGGATTTGATTCAGGCAAAACTGTTTCACGATTCGGTTCCCAAGTCCGGTCAGGTAAAAGTAACATTGGACATCGGTGGAAAGCAGTTTGTCGGTAGTTTTGATTCCAAGTTCTTCGGCTATACGGGGGCTAATCTCGATGAAGCGATTCTTCCTGAGGCTGGTTTCAAGTATCCTGATTCTTTTGAAGGCTATTATGAGTTCCTGAAAGACAACGGGATAAACGTCGAGTGTAAAGACGGAATGTTCCCATTCGCTTTCGTGAAAGAAATCGCTGCGTTCCGTGGCGACAAGATTTTCTGGAAGAGGGAGGCTTGACCTATGGCTCTCAAAATCGGTCCTTGCCCTAAATGCGGCAACACTACATTCATCGCACCGCGCACGTAACCCAAACTTGGCTGGTGGACGAAGACGGCGACTTTATCGAAGCCAAATCTGACTGCGATGAAGTAACCCATGCACCTGATGCCGAGGATTTGTTCACATGCTCCAAGTGCGGCGAAGAAGTAGCCGCAATCAACGTATAAAAAGCGTTTTCGCGAAAACTTTTTAAAAACCATTCGCTCGTATCATCGTCAAAATATCATGGTGGGGTAACGGTTTGTTACCCCACTCAAATTTTAAAGGAGTGTTTATATATGAACCGCGTACCTGAGATTTTCCTGTCTGAAGTGTTTGGTGAACTCCGTATTATCGAGGAGAACAACAAGTTTTATTTCTGCGCTGTGGATGTCTGCAAGGCATTGGGGTATACGAACATAACCCGCGAGCTGAACATCCACTGCCGTCAGGACGGAATCAAGTCCGGCCGCGTTGAGGTTGGCGGCATTCCCCGCATTGTCAAGTTCATCTCGGAAGGGAATGTATACCGACTCATCTGCCGCTCCAATAAGCCTGAGGCTGAACAGTTCGAGACGTGGGTTTTCGATGAACTGCTGCCCACGATTCGTCAGACCGGCGGATATGTGAACGACCCTGTTGTTTTTGTGGACCAGTGGCTCCCTAATACGGATGCTAAAACCAAAGCTTTGCTTGTGACTTCTCTGGAAGCCGTCAAGAATCAGGACAAGGTCATCGGTGTCCAGCAGGAAAGCGTTGACTTCCACCGCGCTGTCAGCGCCTCAGTCAACAGCGTGGACTTTGGCGAGTTTGCGAAATGCCTTGCCAACGACCACATCAACATCGGTCGAAATCGCCTGATGGCTTGGCTGCGTAAAGAGAAGTACATTGACGCCTCGAATATTGCCTACCAGAAGTACATCCAGCAGGGGATTTTTGAGGTCAAGGAAACGGTATATTACATCGGCAAAGCATCCCATACCGCACGCAAGACACTGATTACCCCTAAGGGTCAGGTGTACCTTGCTAAGAAGGTTTCCAGCGGATACAAGGGCTAATAGCATTATACCGACCACTGAAAAGTAGCCGGTATTTCTGTTGACACCACTTGCGAACCGCATAGAATTGAAATTGTACGATAGATACCATCTACTTAGGCGCTATTTGCGTTCGTACGATTCACAATTCTGTATTCACTAAGGCAGACTTACCATTCGTGGTAGGTCTGCCTTTTTTGTTTACAGCAAAACAAGCACTTGGAGGTGCATTATGAACAACAATGAAATACTTGTCCGCAAAGCTATCGAAGACAAAGAGCGTGAAGCAAACAGCTATGAAGACCAGGAGTGCTACAATGCAGCCTACTGCTATGGTTATGCTGCCGGTGCAACGGATGCGCTGTCTGCCTTGAAGAATCCGGACCCAAAAGAACTCTTTATCATCCTGTCGTACTACTCAAACGAGGACGATGGCGAGTTTGACCGCGTCGGCAGCTGCGACAAGGTTTATCCTACGCTCGAAGCCGCCAAAGCAGCAGCCGACAAACTCTTCAAAGAGGACAAGGAAAACCGTCCCGAGAACATCGCTGTCGCTTACACCCTTGATGATTGCGTCCGCGATATCGAGGAAAACCCGCTGTATGTTGTCGGTGAATGGCAAAAGAACGCTTTTGGAAGCTATCACAATTTCTACGCAGTTTTCGGTGTTTCTCTCACCGAGGACTAAACGCAAGGAGGATTAAAAAGATGCTCAAGGTATTAGGCGGTCAATGCCGCAGTATTCCCGTTGTTGACGGGAAGGTGAATCTCGTTTTGAAGGCAGTTGTTCCCGCACCAGCAGACAAGGAAAAAGCTGAGAAACTCTGCTCTTTGAACGGCTGGGCACCGCACACTGACATGTTCAACAATCTTCTTATCACTGCTCCTGTATCTTTGGATGCATACCGCCTTTCGGATGGTTCCGTTATGAATGCTTATATCGGCTTTGCTGAGAAAGCAGCGACCGCTCTGGTCGGTAACAAGAACGGATATCTGATGGCCGGCGTCGCATCCTACGGGGCTGTTGGCTAAGAAGTCTTCGACCTTGCTTCGTTACATAGCGCTTTTGCGCTTTGTATAGTCCGTCACATCACACACTCAATTTTTCAGGCTCTAAGGAGAAGCCACACTATGCGCAAAGATAATCTCATCGACAAGCCCATCGCTGTATCTCTTTTCGGAACCGTTGCATCTGCAACTCTCATGGTTGCTTTTGCCATTGCTTATCGCATTGCCGGTCTTTTTGTTCCTGACACGAATGCTGTCATGGTGGCAGTTCACGGTATTATTTCGCTTTGCGGGAATATTTTGATGTTCTTCACCATTGCCACTGTTGCATCTGTCATATACAGCAAACTGCGCGATGACCGCGCTATAGCGGAGCGTTTTGCAAAGCCTCCAAAGTCATCTGCTGTCTCGTCCGTTCTCACCCGAATCGCATTTGCAGCAATCATGATTTGCGCCGTTGGATTCGTCATCGAAGTCGTCGGTATGTCTCCAGTAGCCATATTCCTGGAGGCAACTGGTGCGCTGAAAGCACACGAGGCGTTTCTGCATGGATTCGAGATAATCTTGTCTTGCGTCTGCAAGGTCAGTTTTATAGTCGCTGTTTTACTTGCTTTCGCTGCGTATAAGGTGCGGTGGGAACTGTAAAACACTTACATTAAGCCGCTCACTTTCTGTGGGCGGTATTTTTGTTGCTATTCATCGGCAAAATATAGGATTACTTCTTGGCAAAATTGACATTTTGCCGTTATCATTGTATACTATACTAAAGCGAGGTGGCAGTATGGCTTATATTTCGGTCGCTGATGCGGCAAAAAAATGGAATCTCTCGGAGCGGTCGGTTCGGAACTACTGCGCTATCGGCAAAATTCCGAATGCAGTTCTTGCCGGTAAGACATGGCAAATCCCGGAAGACGCAGAGAAGCCAAAACGGACAAATGCAAAAATCGAGAATGCTTTGTTGTCCGTTCTTCGGGAAGAGAAAAAGAAGCAGAGGAAAGGCGGAATCTATCACAAGATTCAGGTTGATTTGACCTACAACTCAAACCATATCGAGGGGAGCCGCCTGACGCATGACCAGACCCGCTATATTTTCGAGACGAATACTATCGGGTTCGAGAGCGGGGCTGTAAATGTGGATGATGTTGTCGAGACCGCGAACCATTTCCGATGTATCGACATGGTCATTGACAACGCTATGTATCCGCTGTCGGAGACGCTCATCAAGCGCCTGCATCTCACGCTAAAAAACGGCACAAGCGATTCCCGGAAAGACTGGTTTGCTGTTGGCAAATATAAACGCGTTCCTAACGAGGTCGGCGGGCGAGATACCACCGCTCCGGAAAAAGTCGAAGCGGAGATTTCCGAGTTGTTGTCTGCCTATAATACCGTCCCGAAGCATACGCTCGAACAAATCATTGCGTTCCATCATGACTTCGAGTGCATTCATCCGTTTCAAGACGGCAACGGGCGTATTGGCCGACTTATCCTTTTCAAGGAATGTCTTAAAAACAACATTGTCCCGTTTATTATCGAGGATGACTTGAAGATGTTCTATTATCGCGGGCTTCACGAATGGAACCATGAGCATGGGTATTTGGTGGATACCTGCTTAACGGCACAGGACAGATTCAAAGCATATCTGGACTATTTCAGAATCCCGTATGGCGGCTGAATTTTACGAAATCCCTGATGGAGACAAAAGGGGGATAGTATGAAAATCAAAGTGATGTATCGTGCCCAGTGCCTTGCTGCAGCTTTGGGGTATGGACCCGAGTATGATGCCGAAAACATCGACGAACCTACGCTCATCATTTCGATTTCCAGCACTAACGATAAGCTACCGCTCATCATGAACGAGGCCGACAACGAGAATATCCGGCATATCGAATACCTCCAGTTCGATGACATCGACACTGCCGAAAGCGTGCATGGGCTCAAACCTATGTCTGACGAGGACGCCGGATGTATTGTAGATGCACTTCTTCAGTATGTTGACGAAGTTTCTCAGATTATCGTGCATTGCGATGCGGGATATTCCAGAAGCCCTGCCGTAGCAGCGGCTCTGGCGAAGGCATTAAGGGAGAGCGACGAAGAATTTTTCGGGCACGACTATTGCATAAACAATCATGTGTACACCACGCTCCTGAAACAACTGTCAGAGCGGAAAATCCTAAAATAGTTGCCGAATCTTGCGAACGGCATAGTATTGAAGTATGACCATTACGGCGGGCGGACCTTTTGGGTCTGCCCATTTTTTCGTTTTGGAGGTACATCCTATGCATCATTCGCAAAAGCGGTATAAGACGCTCTATTTCTTTGCCGCGTTGATTGCAGCCGCTTTCAGTGTATTGCTCATTGAATTGGGCGGAATCGGGGACAGCGACTATTACTGGCATATCGTTCTCGGCAGAGAAATTTGCTCTACACACACGATTCCGGTCGCAGATGCCTTCTCCTGGATATCTCAGGATTTAGGGCTGACAGAGACCGCGCATTCATGGCTAAGCAGCATCATCCTCTATCAGTTCTCGTGCATTTCTTCTAATCCCGTGGTAGGACTGCTCATCTATTCCTTCATCACCGCGTTCCTGTACGCACTCTTTATCGAATACGCTTGGGCAAAAGAATTGCGCGACCCGTTTGAGAATTGCCTGTTCGTCACCATTGTCACGGCGTTGCTATCCTGGGCCGGAAGACCTCAGAACATCGGCATGATTCTCTTTGTGGTCTCTTTTTATTTCTTGAACGACCTGTACCGGAACCCGGACTCGAAACGATGCTGGCTATTGCCGGTTTTGAGTTTCCTCTGGGCGAACCTGCATGGCGGGTCTTTGCCTATCCTGTTCGCGTTCATTGTTCTTTTCATTCTGATGTGCTATCTGCCCAACATCAATACCTTCGGTCTTGTCAATGAGAACGAACAGAAGACAAAGAAGGTCAAGACCTATATCCAGATTTTTGTCGCCAGTCTTCTGACCGGACTCATCAATCCCTACACATACAAACTGTACTACTACTTCTTCCTGACAAACAACGAGGCTACAAAGAAATATGTCTCGGAATGGCAACCGTGCGAGCTCGCCGATATCGTTGCCTTCTTCTGTCTGGCATTTCTGTTCATTGTCTTTGCCTCGCACAAGAAAGTCCGCATCACGGAATTTCTGCCGATACTTTGCTGTCTGATTCTTACATCCCGCTATGTACGAATCCGCACCTATCTTTTGATTGTCACTACGCCTTTGATTTTTCGGTTCCTCGCTGTCATGATGAATGAGCAGGAAAACAAGATGTGGAAGACCGGCGGCAGACCCACGGAAGGGTTCACAGGCGGGGCGAAGAGGAGTACAATTCTCACCTCGGTTGTGCTGGTCGCCGCCATCGTTCTCTATGCTCCCTTTGTTATCAATGACCCTGACAAGACCTACGACAAGATGGACCCTGTCTTTGTGCAGGAGCTTCACGAACTAAATCCTCAGCGCCTATACACGGGCTATAACGACGGAGGCTTAGCGATATACCATGGGTTCCAAGACTTCGCAGACAGCCGCGCAGACCTGTATCCGGACGATGTGATAGACGCTTCTATCTCGATGGGCACTGGCTCGGAAAGTGCTACTGAACGCACGGTTCAGGATACTCTCGATAAGTGGGATTTTGATGCCGTTCTGCTCAACCGCTCTCAGCATAAGCTGTGCATCGAGGTCATGGACCTGCTTCCTGACTGGACCCGCGCTATCGAGTCTCAATACTATGTTTTGTTTGTCCCGAAAACATAATATTGTTTGCTTGCTCCCTGGCATTTTTGCCGGGGAGTTTTTGGTTTTGTTGAAAACGGAGAAGATTTTGGCGCTTTCTGGCTGGTTCCCGCTCTGAACACTGACAGAACCGGGCCGTTCTGCGCTAACATTTGTCGAATCATGGTTGTATCCAATGCACCTGATTCACTTGTGCAACTTGCCATATGCCCATGCCTGCCCCCACTTGCGGTTACTTGCGAACCGCAGATAATGGGAAATAAGCAACTAAAATCACAGTATGATGTGTCCTCAATGCAATGGAACGCCATATATAGGGGTATCACAATGCAAGCTGCAACTGCTGCTACAATCGAATATACTGATTATCCCGAGTGCGAGCGCCGTATTTACCCTACGGAGAACGATATTGCGTTCTACAAGACTTACGAGTTCTGCGAAGCAGAGGGCGCTCTTCAGGTGTACTCTAAGCCCGAGGGTGTCGGGCACAAACTTAGTGCCATTCGTCAATTTGCCCCGAACTCTATCATGCCGGAATTGCATAGCATCTTCACGAAGACCAGTGAAAAGTCGAATCGGCTCACATACTATAACTGCACCACGAACCTGTACATCACGAATAACACGGCGTACTGGGCCAAATCCCTGCGTGAGAGCGGTATTCGTACAGATTCCCGCATCTCTCAGCTGATTTCTCTGGGCTTTGATATCGACTGTCATGAGGAGGGTGTCCCTCTCTATTACAGTGATGGCATCTGCAAGATGCTGACCACCGCCATTTATAATGGGGCTCTTCCGGAAGGCTTTGTTGTCAATACCGGACGCGGCGCGGCTTACTGGATTTTCATAGACCCTGTCAATCCGAACAACAAGCACGCCCTGAAAATCTATAAGCGGTTACATACCAAGATTCGCACGATGCTGAAAGCGGAGATTGTGAATTGGGGCGACAATTACCTGTACGCTTCCGTAGATGATTCCGTTAAAGGCATCAATCATATTATGCGCCTGCCAGGCACTTTCAATACGAAGGCCGGGCGTTGCTGCCATGTCTATCATGCCCCTGCAGTGGGATACCGGCTCAATGACCTGTATGTCCTTGCGGATTCTATCGATGTTGAGTGGCGAATCGTGGACGATACAGTCGTCTCGAACCGCGAAATCTTCAATACCACCGATGAGCAGGAGCTCGCATGGGCAAAGAAACGCTTTGCGAAGCGTATTCTTGAATGGAATACGGAGCGCTCGGTCGTTTCTGCCAGAAGTATCGCAAGACCCCGGTCTGAGATTGCCGAACGCTGCATCACACAGCGCTGGGATGCGGTCATCGATTTCCTGCGCAGAAATACGACTCCTGTTGGAAAACGGCATACTGTGCTGCTGTACTGCTTATCTACAGCATGCGATTATCACCAAGCTGCGTCTTTTGAAAAGGCACAGCTTATTAACTCTACCTTCGCGGAGCCGCTTCCGGACAAGGAAGTTGCAAAAATCGTCAGCTGGGTGAAGCATCCGTTCAAGGATGAGACCATTGCTGAGGCTCTTGGTCTGACCAAGGAAGAGTTCAAAAATCTGCGCATCAATACTTTCAAGAAAAAGATGGACAGGAGTCGTCAGATTCATGACGGAATTCTGTACCCGGTTGCCAGCTCCGCTGCTGACCGCAAGATGCTCGGCGTTCTGATTGACCATAAGGTTATCCCGGATTACCGTATCCGCAACCATAGAAAAATCTGGGAAGCGGCACAAAAGCGCGAAGCCAAGAAGGCAATGTACGATACCATCATCGAGCTCTTTGACAAGGAAAACCTGAGCATCAAGCAAATTGCTAAAAAACTAAAAATCGGCATCGATACTGTCAAGCGTCAGGCTGCAATTCGCGGTGTTGATATCGTGGACGAGGAAAAGAAGCGCCGTATGCGCCGTTCCCTCGAGATGCAGGCACTCTCCGGCGAGGGTTGGAGCGTCAAGGCAATTGCGGAACTGTTCCAGTGCCATGTAGCGACCGTCTACCGCGCTCTGCAGGAAGTCATTGAACAGACTGCCGAGGAACTTGAGCGCTCGATTCGCGCGGCTGCTGACAGGGTTGTCGAGCACACGAGTGAACTCAAAGTCAAGGCTATTGAGGCATTTGAGCAGATGAAAAATCCGTTCCTGCCCGTTTTCGAAAAAGCCGAGCTGCGTCTTGACTTGTATGTAAAGCAGAAGACCATTGACCGAATCACGAAGCCGTTTCAGGACGCCGGTTACCTTCCCGCAACGCTCGCACTGCCCCGCAAACAGGTCATCGAAGGCAGCAACTTGAGCGTAGCTATCCGCCTCGGCAGCGACTACCAGAGCGTCTGCTCGATGGATGAGTTGTTGCTGGATGAGTCCCGACCAAAGTGCGTGGACTACTCCAAAGCAGACCTTTGGCTCGCAGAACCCGATGACGACCCAGAGGATTTTGAGCCTGATTACCCAGATGACGCCGCGTTCCAGATGTCTGCTGAGTGTCCGGGTGAATACGATGACGAAGTATCCAGCAGGTGGTAAAACCGCTTGCTGAGCCCGTTTTGTTTCGCAAATTTACGCAAAATGGTGGCAATAAGAAAACAGGTATTGTGCGGCCCTAGATATATAGAGCTCTATAAGATTAAGAGAGTCTTAGATTTTTTTGGAAAGAACCGGAAAGAGTAGGAGAGCGGCTAAGAAAGCACTGGAGCCCCTGAGAGTGCCTGTGGGGAGAACCTGAGTAGGGTAGGGTGGCTACGCAAACACTTAAGCTCAAACTCCCGTAGGCCGCCGTATGGCGGCAACTGCGTTTTCGCAGGTAGTAGCCAATACAACGGAGAACACCTAGCGCAGCAGCGCAGCTGCGCGTAACTGCGCGGTGAGAGATAGCAGGAGTCCACGGAACCGGGAAGCACCTGTAAGCCCCTGATTGCCCCAGAAAACCCCGGTTCGGCACTAGACCTCTGAACCTCCCCTGAGCGCACCTGATAGCCTTGGAGCGGCACCAGCCTGCCTCGCAGCTGAACCCTCTCGGCACGGCACTTGCACGCTGGCACACGACCGGCTACCGTTCGGCACAAGGCTACCACAGCACCGGAACTAACACTCCCGCGTTCCGGGTCCATCACATCCGGGCATTCAGCACTGTTCGACAGAGGTCGCATGCGGGAATCGCCGCCTATGCTCTGCCAGGGCGAAGAACGCTTAGGGCAGACGAGCCTGTCGTAGCCGAGACGTATGTTTACCCTACTTACGGCTGCAACCCGAATTCGGGGCATCTCTGCCTGTCTCAGCAGTGGGTCTCGCACAGAGCACGGTTCAAACTTAACGTACTGCAGTCGGATTCAAGCAGCCGTTTGCTCTCTGCTGCATAGTTTCCCGCACGAGCGTCTATGCCAGCGAGGCTGTCTCAGCCAAGGCATAAACTTACCCTCCTGCGGTGTATGGCTCGAATTTGAGGCATCTCCGCCTGCATCAGAAGGGTGTAGCTGGGTATCGCTCGAAACAGACCCACATGCAGGGCTTTTGAGCGGGAACGATATAACTTGCACCGCAAAAGTAAATTGTGAACAAAATGCAACTAAATCGCATCACGCTTGTATTCAGTACACCTCATTTGGTATAATGTGGATGTGACGAAGAAATGTAGTTTTTGGAGGAGTTTTCGTGGCAAGGTATCAGTATATACGACTTTGTTCCGTCAAAGACCGGACATGTCCGTATGCGGTCCGCACACAAATTTCCTACTGCAAGGCTCTGATTCGTCACGAACACTACTGCTGTCTGCTCCGCTGCGGCGGTTGCGAAAAGCAGAAAATCCATAAAGAGAGGGTGAACGGCTGATGAATGCAGTCCTTGCGTTTCTGGACGCCTATCGCGGCGTGATTCTGATTGCCACTGTCGTCATCATTATGGCGATTGAATGGGCGGGACGGCAGGGAAGTCTTTGGCTCATGGAGAAAGCGTTTGGTGCCGAATTTGCGGAACGCTACGATACACGCTGGACAGCAATCGGTGTCATCCACCACGAACTCTCGCACCTTCTGGTCGCTCTTTTCACCGGCGCACGCATCGATAAGTTCCGGCTCTATCGTTTCAAGCGCGAGGAAGGGGATAAGGCGCTCGGGTATGTCAACTACACGCCGCGAGGACTGTTCCTGCTTCCGCTGCTCCAGAAAACAGCCATCGGCATTGCCCCGGCACTGTTCGGAAGCCTCAATGTCTGCCTGCTCGGCTGGTACATCATGCAGGTTTGGCAGAACGGCGGGACTGCCGCTGCTCTTTGTGAACCAGGTGTATGGGTCGCTGCCATACTCATGGCACAGATAGCCTATCATTCCTGTCCGAGCGCTCAGGATATCAAGGGGTCCTGGATATCGATTCTGATATTTGCACTGCTCGTTGCATTTTCGAGTTTTCGGTATTTCACCCTTGACCTTTCTCTCTGGATTATCCGCACAGTCCTGGTTGCGATGGGAGTGTCCACTGCACCGGCTGTTGTGATAAGCATACTCTTCATCGCCGTGAACGGCGTAAAATATCTGCAGCATACTCTTGCTGCCGGGAGGTACTGATATTTTGATGTCATCCATCAATCCGAAAGAACTCTATCTGCGTATTGTCACTCAGCGTGGCACCCGTACACTGTGCCATGATATCGTAGTCTGCTGCGGGGAAGAAGAACTCACCGATGAACTCTGCGAGCGCAAACGCCTCGAAATCGTTGCCTGTATGCAGGAAGAACTCGAACCCGGTGAGAAAATCGTCAGCGCCGAGTATGTGTCGAAGGATTCCCTCACGCCCGCCGTCCGCGACAACGACAAGGTCGTGCAGTGGCGTACCATGGATTTCATTGCCTACGCTCTCTCGTATGCTTTCGATGACGATGGAGCAGCACACCCTCAGTTCGTACCGACCGTTTTGCTCCGTGTCCTCGTGAACGATAACCCCTGCACCATGAGCCTGCATGACCGTGAACATATCCGTGCGATGGCTGCAAACTATATTCTGGAAACCACGAAAACGCCCATCTACACGCTCAGCCTTATTTCGCCGGACCTCTACTGGAAAACGATGCGGCATGTTGCGGTGACTCGGAAGGACCGTAAGAACATCACTTCCCAGAATATCCTCATCAAGGTCGCAACGTTCAAAGAGGTGGAACGAGTCTCTCATATCCGCGTTGAGCATTTTGAAACTGAGGAACAGCAAAAGCAAAACAAAAACAACCCGTAAACTCTTGCCGATTCGTGCGAATTGCAGATAATGAAAATTAGAGGTGATTTGCATGAGTTGGCCCTGGGCTAAACGACATCCGATGCCGGAGCCTGCCGAATTTATCCGGCAGAATACTACAGCTTTGAATCCCGATATTGTATCCGGTACACCGAGCCCCGCACAGGGCTCTTATCCGAGATTGCCGAGCGAGTTCGTATTGCCCGGTGCCGGAACGGAATCGTTTGACAGGAACCGTGAAGTTTCAGCTGCTTGTCAAAATATGACTGCCACAATCCTCGCGGGATTTCCTGACCCGGACGACGAGTTCTACAAGACCTTGATTTCCGGTGCGCTTCGTATCGGCATCGAATACCTGCTCGTCGGCGGCGGAGAACAGGAACTGCAGTGGCAGGAAGTATATATCTTCTTCCGCAACGAGATGCCTGAGACTATCGAGTCTCTCATGAATGTCGATGTTGACGAATACCAGCACCTGAAAGATGCGGTCGTTCCGTTCAAGGCTTTTGCTGATAAGGCACGGCGCGATGCGGCATCTGCTGCACTGTGGGGATTGTTCGGATACACACACGGGTATCTGAAATTTCTGAATATCCAAGAATATTAAATAACTGCTATTTGGCAAAAAGGAGAAAACTATCATGTCCATTCTGAAAAATCTGTTCGCTGCTGTCGGTGCTGTTACCCTCGGCGCTGTTGCTGTCGGTGTTGTGCTTGGTGCCACGACGGCCATGACCGCCGATGACGATGACTTCGACCTCGATGAACTGCGCGACGACGCTCCCTGCGGCGGTTGCCGCAAATGCGCCGAAAAGAATGCCGAGAAGGATGCCGACAACGAGGACGAGGATGACGAGCCGGTCGTTCTGGTCCATGTCGTGAAAGTTCCTTGCTCCATGCCCGAGGAGAAAGACAAGAACGGCGAGAAGAAGGCTTCTGACGCTGATGCCGAGAAGGTCGAGGAGAAACCCGCTGAGAAGGTCGAGAAAAATCCCTCCGAAAAGGCAGAAGAGCCTGAGCCTTCCGCTGAGGCTGAGGAGGACAAGGCCGAGAAGCAGTAAAAGGGGGATGCCGTATGAACATCGATAATCGCATCAATGTCGTTGCCGGACGCCCCGGAGCCGGTAAGACGCTCTGGGCGGCGCGAGAAGTAGTCGATTGCCTGCGCGATGAGAACAATATTATCCTGTATATCGGCTTTGACCAGGAATTCGCCCGCATCTGCCGGATGGTCCGCACCAAGTACGGCAACGCCCCGCACGGACGGTTGCTGTTCGCGTTGCAGGATAGTGCCGGTGAAGCAATCGGCAAGTCTGTAGACCTTGCAAACTTTCAGGCGCAGTGTCTTGTGATGGCGGACCCCGAGAGCAAGGAAGCGCAAAGCCGGAAACCGATGGTGTTCCTGTTTTACGACCAGTGCCGCCACGACATCTTCAACGGCAGACGCGAACTGCTCAAAGCTGCTGCGAAGGCTGGCGTACATGTGTATGTTTTGTGCCAGCGATTCAGTCAGGTAGACCGCAATGATATCGACTGGCTGAATGAACAGTGCTCCGCGTATATCATCTCAAAACACCGCGAACCTCGCCCGGCAACGGACGAAGAAATCCGCGACAAATTCAGATAACATTCCTGCCCGGCAAACCAATGCCGGGTTTCTTGTTACCTGAACGTCAGAAATTAAACGCTGCATCGAAACATAAAGGAGGGATTCCGCATGGGCAATTTATTTGCCGAAGCAAAGCTTAAAACTGCACTCGCAAACGATACTTATACCGACAAAAAGGAAATCGTATCAAAAGCCGGGTATTTGCTCGGCGTTGATAAGAACATCTTTGATTCCGGAGAGTTGCTGCCGGAAATTTACGAAGAACTCGAAAAAAATCAGGATGCGCGGATGGTGCGCAACTTATGTTTTCTATTTACCTGCATCGAGCACTGCTATAAGCAGCTGCAGATGCAGATGGTAAACGACCTCAAAAACCTGCATTCCATGGATATGACAAAGGCAGCGACCGAAGCACTGCGCAAGGACGGGCTTGATATCGTCAAAGCAAATTGTACGCTGGACGAATACCGGCCCCGAATCGCGGCGGAAATCGCGAATCGTATTCAGGGTTGCAAGGATATCTTCCCGATGTGGGTGCCGTGGGAGTATATTCGCCAGATGTTTTCGTTCCCGACCAAGACGAAGGACAGGGCGCAGGAAAGAGCGTGGCTGTACTACAACGAGAATATTATCAGATTCCCGTACAATGTCTTCCTCAACTGGCAGTTCAAGGCTGACGAGGGCGGAAACCTTCTGGGCAGTGATGAACAGTTCCTTATCCGGCTGTATGCTCAGAACGGAGATACCTTCTGCGACTACGACAAGGTTCGCGGGGAAAGCAAACAGACACAGCAGAATGTCGAGCAGTTCCTGCTTCATTCCGTCCGCTCTGAAATCCTCGTGGACTGCGAGAATTGTGACCCGTTGAAGTTCTTTGCTGTATTGCAGAGCCTTTCTCCTGAGGCTATCGGGAAGATTCAAAAGATTTTCCTGTTCGATGATGTGAACGCTTCGTCCATCTGGGGACTCGTGGAGCATTATACGAAAGCCAAGGTGGACCGGTTCATGACCCAGCGCGTTGTAGAAGGAAGAGCGTTGTCGATATGACGGTCGCAGTCTGCTGCTGTCAGGAACACTACGATAAGAAAATCGACAGCTTTCTTCTGTTCTCCTCGGACTCCGATTATTGGCCGCTCATCAACAATGTCGTGACGGCCAGGTTCTTGATGATGTTCGAGCGGGAAAAGACCAGCAAGGCTATCGTAAATAAGATGCGGGAACATCATGTGCTCTACTGCTATACGGACCAGTTTTGCAAGGCGGGAGACGCATACCGGCTCCGCAACGATGCTCTGGCGCTCGAATGCGCATCCTATCTCAAGCAGCAGCTGGGAAGCTGCAACATTGAGGATATGCTGAAAAGCGCCTATGGTCAGACGCGCATCGAGATGACCGAAAAGGAGAAAGAACTGTTCCGGAAATCTCTGGTCGATAAACTGCGCATCACGATGGATACCGAAGGAAATCTCAGTATCGGGTTAAGCTAAAGCGAAAACAGCACACCGTTTCGGAAATTTTGCCGGGCGGTGTGCTGTTGCTGTTGCGTGCGAATTGCCGTATACTGAATACACAAAACCCGATTTTTGCACGGAGGCATTTTTTCATGGGAAAGATTCTGGTAATTGCCGAGAAACCATCACTAGGAAGAAGTATCGCGGGCGCTATTTCATGGTGGAAGGGCGAGAAGTTCGAGAGGCAGGGAAAAGACCGCAACACATGGCTCGAAAGCGATAACTATATCGTGGTATCCCTGGTCGGACACCTGTATGAACTGATAGACCTTGATGCGTATTTTCCCGGCTATGACCCTGCTGTGAAACAGCCATGGGATTTGAAGAAACTGCCGTTCTTCCCTGATGATTGGAAGTTTAAGTTTGAGGGCAAGGAAAAAGTACAGGGCCTTATCAAGGTCGCTAACCAGCAGATGAACCGCAAGGATGTGGATGCCATCTACAATGCTGGAGACCCGGATAGAGAAGGGCAGCGGCTTGTCGATGAAGTGCTTCTGTATGGCTTGAAAGCCTCCAAGACGATTTATCGGCTCTGGCTTCCAGATACTACGAACAAGACCATTAAGCAGGCATTTGAGACGGCCAAGCCCAATGCCGGATACGCGTCCCTGTCTTCATCTGCTGAAACGCGCAGTGAGATGGATTGGCTGCTCGGCATTGAATTAACACGGTATGTATCCATCAAGGCCGGGGGCTTTACCCGTATCGGGCGCTGCGTATGTCCTATCGTACAGCATATCATCGAACGTGAGAAAGCCATCAAGGAATTTGTCCCGAAGCCGTACTCGGCTGTTTCCAGCAAAGAAAAGACGAACGGTGAGGAAATTGAACTCACGAGTAAACGGACATTCGAGGAAGGATACGAGACCGAGGCGCAGGCGCTGGCAGATGCCTTCAACAAAGCCGGTGCCACAGTGACCGATATCAAGACAGAGCGCAAGACCGTCAATCCCGGTAAGCTGTTCTCGATGAGCGATTTGCAGAGTTTTGCCTGCAAAGCCGACAAGACATTGTCTCCTGCCGATGTGCTTGCCGCCACGCAGGCGTTGTATGAGGGAGGGTATGTTACCTATCCCCGTACCAACAGCAGCTATCTGGCAACGAATGAGACCGTCAAAGTCGATGCCGCGATACGAGGTCTTGCACAGAACGGTATTACAGGTCTTGTCAATAAACCGAAACTCAAAAGCATCTATGATGACAGCAAAATCGAAGCACACTCTGCTATCACACCGACAGGAAAATGGCCTGCATCCCTTACCGGAACACAGAAAACGGTCTTTGACTGTATCTTGAACCGGTTCTGTGCTGTTTTCTGTGAAGAAGCCTGTACAGTAGACCGCACGACTATCGTGATTCACTGCAATGATGAGGATTTCACTCTGAAAGGTGATGTGCAGGTAACTCCCGGCTGGCGAAAATTCGAGAAACCAACGAGTGGGGACAAACTGCTCCCGAAACTCAATAAGGGCGATGCCGTAAACATCAATTTCAAGACGGTAGGGAAGATGACGACTCCTCCGAAACGGTATACGGTCGAGGCTCTCAACAACTGGATGGTCGCGCCGATGCGCGGTGCCGAGAAGGCGAATGAAGAGTATTCCGATGAGGAATGGAAGGAAATCCTGTCAGATGCTACGATTTGCACCGAGGCGACCCGCGCCGATACCGTTGACAGATGCGTCAAGAGCAATTATATTTCTCTGAAAAAGGGCGTCTATTACGGCGAAGCAGAAGGGTTCCGATTAGTCGATACGATGGAAAAACTCGGAATCGACCTTGATGTTCCGGTAACGGTAAATCTCTCCAAGCAGCTGCACTCTATCAAGGACGGGACCCTGACCCGTATCGATGTTCTGGAATTCACGAAAAAGACCATCGAAGATATCATGGCGAAGGATGTTGCGATTGAATCTGCGCAAACCGGACACGGGAACCTTCCGGTCCTCTGCAGATGTCCTCGCTGCGGCAATGATGTGGTAGAGACACAGAAAACCTTCTCCTGTATCGGGAAAGATAAAGACGGGAACCGGTGTCCTGTAACGCTCTGGAAGAATAACAAGTTCTTTGAATCTATCGGCAAGAAGCTCACGAAAACGACTGCCGCCGCGCTGCTTACGAAGGGCAAAGCACCGCTCAAAGGCTGTGTGAGCAAGAAAACCGGTAAGAAATACGACTGTATCCTGACCTGCGACTGTTCTAAGGGCCGTCCTGAATTTCACTTGGAATTTGACCATAGCGGTGCATCCGGCACTGTGCTCGGTAAATGCCCGTTCTGCGGAAGTGATGTTGCGGAGGGCTCAAAAGGATACGACTGTACAAACAAAGATTGCAGCGCCGTGCTTTGGAAAAACTCGAAACTGTACGGCAACGATGTGAAAATCAGTGCAACGGCTGCAAAAGCCCTGCTTGCTAACAAGGCTGTGAGTGCCAAAATTAAAAACAAGGATAAGACTGCGGATGTCAATGTCAAGGTCGGTATCGAACCGCACGAGATGCCGAACGGAAAGAAATACATCAATTTGAAAGTGCTCAGCTACGAGAAATAGATTATAGCTTTAGGGTCGCTGCCAAAACCAATGGCAGTGGCTCTTTTTTCTGTTGAATTCGGCAAAGGGTACTTGTGTAAATGTGCGAACGGCATAGAATGAAAATCGTACGATAGATACTATTCTACTTTAGGCATTTTCTGCCCGTGCAATTTACACTCGGCTTGTCAGGCAGACTCATCTTCGGATGGGTCTGTTTTTTATTTGCCGAAAACAACGAAAGGAGTAAAAACTCAATGACCAAAGCAGCCAAACGAACCCTCGGCGTTATCTGTCTACTCTGGCTTGGTACTTTGCTGCTCCTCTTTGCAAACTACAAGACGAAAGTTTACTTAGAGCAACTTCGCAGTCAGGTGGATGCCGTGACGCAGCAGGAACAGGCGAATGCCACGGCGGTGAAAAGACAGCCGTCCCGTACCATGGAGGATGTCTTAGTGAGAACCGATGCACAACTTGTGACGACTTCCTTCTCAAATGAGAACTATGCAGCAAAGGCAAAATCTTTAGCTTCACTCTGCGATAAGGAACTCAAAGAGAAGACCGGCGGCGTGTCGAACGAAAGCGTTCAAGCTGAGATGCAGCGCAGACCCGGCATGAACGGACGCCTTGTGATTCCTTCTGTCGGCGTAAATGTAGCGCTCTTCGACGGACACGCGCAGAGATTTGTTGACGCAAAAGACAGCGCCGCGTATTTTCTGGCAGGGAATACGATGTTGGTAGGTGACCACTGGAACCAAGGATTCTCAAAAATCAAAAACTGCCACGCCGGGACGCTGGCTTACATTTACCGAGGCACTTCTGTGCAGACACTGACCTGTACCGGGGTTTGCAGTGGCATCAACGGAGACAGTGACCTTTTGTATGCAGACGGGTCGAGCGCCACAATGGGCGGCGGAACTCTGATGTATACCTGCAACGGTGCAAATTATCACGATGTAACACTTACTTTTTGGAGATGAAGGAAATGAATAAGAAAAACAATATGAAACGCCTTGCTGCCATTTCTCTGGCAGTCATGGGCATTATGCTCGTATTCGCGCAGTTTGACGCGGCGCGGATGAACCGCGAAATCAAGGAACTGCAGAAGACGGTCAACTACACACAGCTGTTTGAGGATATGCTGTTCCCCGATATGGCTACGGCTAAGACCGGCGAAACGGCTGGAACTGCTGAATCCGCAGCAGTTGCGGACTTTGCGCCCGTCATGAACTTTGAGACAGGCGAAGAAGGCATTCAACTGTCGCAGGAATCTTATCTACCCTTGACTCTATCTGACGCTAAGGTTTTCGTACCTTGTGCCGATATCGAGGAATCCTGTACAGTCGCATACCGCAGCGAAGACTCCACAGCGCAGGCAGGGGCGTACCGCTTAGCACTTGTCAATGGCGATGCGAGCAACTCTATTGGAGAGTTCCAGAACGGCGATGAAACGCTTCTTTCGGGCGCACGCAATGTGTCGGATGATGTGTATCTGACGGTTGCAGTAACATTGGATGAGGAACATCGCTCCGAGCAGGTAGATGCAATCAAAAAGCTTCTCGCTAATACCGTTATCTCTGATGCGACTCCAAAAGTCGCTCTCTTTGGTGAGACATTAGCCGATGGTGTTTCTCTGGAAATCAGTGACAGCTATATGCAGCTGCAAAAGGGGACAGATACTGTGTTGGTATCGGCGTTCCAGCAAAGCATCGATACCTCGCTTTTGTCCAAGTCTCTCACACTGCCGAACGGCCTGACCTTGAAATACGGTGATGTGAAGGATTCTCAGACAGGGTATATCCCTTTTATCGCAACCGTGGATGGACACAAATATAAGTTCCTTGCAACGAGTTCGGATATTCTTCTGAACATGTTTGAGGAATAAGGGTTCTGTATGTCATAGCGGCGAAAAAACAGACGGTAAGTACTTGCACGGATGTGCGAACGGCATAAAATGAAAATTGTACGATAGATACCATTCTACTGTAGGCGCTTTGCGCTCGTACAATTCACATTCTGGCTCTAACAAGCAGACTCATCTTCGGATGAGCCTGCTTTTTTGTTTGCCGGAACTACTAAAGAAAGGAGTATTCATGACCAAAAAACACCTATTATTTGCGCTTATCATCTGTATGAGCACCGTCTGGCGGTTTCTTGAACTGCTGGAATACGGAGAGATAGAAGTACGACAGGTTGACACATACATGTATTTTTACATGCTGGCGACCTGCTTCGTATCTTTCCTCGTCGGCAAAGAGAGTGCGACTGCCAAAAAAGCGAAAGAGCAGAAACCGCTGCAAGGGTCTGTGTCTGAGCAGCAAAACCAAACCACGAAAAAATAACACTAAAAGGAGAAAAATCATGTTTAGTTTTATCAATTTTGCTACCGTTATCGTCTTCCTTGTCACGATGTTTGATGACAGCACCCAGCTGGTGACCGTCCCTCGGTCTTCGCCCGACCCAATCGCCGAGCTCTGCCGCGCGCTTGTAGTCCTCAAGCGTGAGCGCTACCACATCCGCGAGGTCTTTAAGCTTTCCAGCGATGGCCATACCGAGAAGGTCTACTGGTATGGTCGTAGTCAGTACATCGAAGCGCTGAACGCTCCTCATCACATCAATGAGAATGTCAGTTGCTATACGGACTACGCGTCCGGCATGCGCCAGAGAACACCTTGTAAGCTTGACTACGACACACACCGCGTTTTTGACATCGTCGCTCCTTGCAATGATGAAGAAGATGATGTAGTCGTAAAACGCAGCATCTTGCTTCCTCCGGAGAACGATGGCACGGTGCGTGAAGTTCGTATCTTCGACCTCGATGAACGGGATGAGTGCGGTGAACTGCCTGACCCCAAGACCATTGAGGGGCTGTATCGCGGGTACAAGGACCGAGACATGTACTGGACATGCGCTGACGAGAAGGTGATTGAGCCTGCTGACGCGGTGCATTATGTCAGGCAGCGTGCTCTGGCACAGTACCTTACCGATAGCGGTCACGCCGGTCTTCTGATGGAAGACGACTTCGAGCCCTTGGAAGAGCCGCTCAAGCGCACCACGGATTGGCTGGCAAGCAAGGATGAGTCCCGCTTTGAGGAACTGTATACTGCCTACGCTGCTGGTCTTTATGCCGCACAGACGGAGCAGCTTCAGAACAAGAATAACAACACTCAGGAGGTGTGACCTATGTTGATTAAGAATATCAAGTGGGATACAGATGGTGATATGGAGGCTCTTGCCTCTTTACCGACCGAGGTCTACACGCCCCCATTTTTACATCAGGAACAGTATGACGATATCGAAGAATTTCTCGACGATGTCTCGGACTGGCTCTCGGACGAATATGGCTGGTGCCATTTCGGATTCGAGACGGAAACCGACGATGGAGGAATTATCAAATGCGACACGCTGCCCGAATGAGGTAGAAAGGAGAAAAAATCATGAAAGCAGAAATCAAATTTGCCATAACGAAAAACGGTCCCAAAGCATTTATGTCCACCTACAACGATGACTGGACGCCTGCAAACAACACGAGGCTGCGCGTGTACAAGAAGGACAAGCGCAGCGTTACGCCTGCTAATGCGTACCCGGAAGGCAAGGGATATGCTCTTGCCATCAACCCGTGGGTGCTTCAGGATTTCCTCGAAGTCAACGGCATTGATGCCATGCAACCTATGACTATCGCCAAAGGTCTTGCCCCTGAACTGCGGGATATCCGTTACGCGAACGACAACGAAATCGTTTGGTATGAGTTCTCGACTTGCAATACCACGAAGCGCTGCACGAATCTGTCTCGTGCTAAAAACTTCGTACGGGATTGGGTCAATTACGATTGCCCGACTCTGTACCGCTACACCACGAACCAGAAGAATGTCATTATCAATGGATTCGGCATTACGCTGCCGGTATTCAGCAACGTGCTTGTCGATACTTACGATTGCAAGTTCCAACTGGACGATACACTGACTGAGAAGGAAATCAACGCACTTCTCAAACATCTCAACCCGAAAGGTGCAGTAGCGGAACACCTTAACTTTGCCAAAAAAGCAAACGAGATGGGGCAGGATGCGCTCTGGAAGCTTCGTGAAGAGGTGAAGGATACCTGCAAGGCTATCAACGACCTTTTGCACGAACCTGTGACCCGCGATGCCATCTTGAAAGCCCAGACGGAGCATCAGCGTGACGCGATGCCCATGATGGATTGCGGCTGGCTCAACTGGTTCCCTCTGGAAGGCACTGAGTTCGCCGAGAAGTTCAACACGGTGCGCAGCACGGGCAACGGTCCCTACTTTCTGGACATCGACATGCCTATTATTGACCAGAGCGTCAATGTGCAAAGCTATGGCGGTGATGTAGTGCGTGACCTCGTCTCGAAGCGGTTGGGCATTGATATTTACTATGTCCGGCATCTGGACTGAGGTACAGTAATGCCGGTAGAATATAGATTGACCAGAACCGGGACTCTGCCTGTTGGTATCCATGGACGCAGAATCATCTGTTGTCTGTGTCCCGACACCAATACATGGGATAAAGGTCTCGAAGATTTCGCCATGCTCTTTCCGGACGCTAAGACGAGATACCTCGAACAGGCACAGGGAAAACCGCCGCGCTTAGGACAAGTCATCTTCTGCAAGGGAGAGGACGAGGATACTCTGATTGCGGATATGGTTTGCCGGAAAGACAAGCCGGATGCGTATAACAGTGATGTGCATTTCGGATACCTGTACAGCTGCTTTCTGCAAGTAGTCCTGAAAGGATTGCAGGCAGATGCTTCGGTGGTAGTATCTGTACCCGGCGTAAATTTCAGAGAATGGCAATGGCGGAAACTGATTCCGGTCTTAAAGCACTCTATTGAGATGACGAGTATTCGGGATGATTCCACGGGCAACATCAAAGACAAGGTCGTAACGGCTATTGTCTGTTCGCCCTATGATTTGATTCCGTATGATAAGGAACTCAATGAAACTGCTGCGAAGCGTAAAGCAACGCGAACCAAAAAGCGAAAAGACCTCGGAGAGGATTCCGAAAAAAGCAATTCCAAACTCGAGCAAATCGAGATTCCTGACATTCCGGACGAAGACCCGGATGACGAAGACGACGATTGATGTCGGCCCCTGCAGCAATGCGGGGGCTTTTTTGTTGTCAAAATGCCGATAGAGCACCCCCCTTGCCGCCAGACCTGCTTCGCGCACGAAAAACAGCCATAATGCGACACAATTTAACAAATAAGCAACATTTATTTGTTCAGTTTCTCTTGAAATCAACACCAAATTATGGTATAATGTGTTTACTAGCTCAAGATAGCACAATATCCAATTTCTTGAGCCACTGTGTATGGCTATAAAACCACATCCTTCTATTTGATACTTGAAAAGTCGTGGTTTTGCTCTCCGTCACGGTAATGTAAGCGCATCCCAATACGGCTATATGTCCGCTTCCTTCTTTAGACACCATGCCAGCCGCCTGCAGCTTGTCTGTTCGACTGGCATATATGAAATTTAGCGGTCGTGCTTTCCGTATCAATCGTGTGTCTTAGCCCCGTGTCGAGATTTTTCTCGATGCGGGATTTTTGTTTTGTCAGGAGGTTTGTATGCTGACTGTTAAAGATTTCAACCGCATTACTTTTCTGCACCATCGCGGTATCGTCCCGCCCGCACCTGCAAAGGAAGGGGAGACGGTGGTAGAAAAGCGCTTTGTATGCACCGCGAACATGAAGTTGCTGGAGTATGGCTATGTGATGGCGTACGACCTCTTTGAGGCATGCTGCAAGGCTACACATACTGCGTTCCTCGAAGTCTGGTCCGAGTTGTACGGGTTTATCACGGAAGATAGCAAAGCCATCTCAAAGACTTCGCCCATCTGGCCGGATTTCCCGAACGATGCGATGGAATCGAGCCTTGTGGAGTTGTATATCGTCAACTACCTCAACTATCTGAGCGGTGGGACATGGACCCCCGACTCTGACCCGTCCCGATTCTGCAAGGGTCTTGATAGAGACCACCTTCCCGCAGCCAAGCAGATTCCGGCTTGCACCGAGGATGAAATCTACCGGTATCTTGTTCAGAGCGTAACGGGCAAAGCCCCTCTTTCTCCTGATGAGCAGAATACCGTAAAGATGCTTCTCTCTGACAGTGGCGAAGAGTTTCTGGATAAGGTAATGTCCCTGATGAAGGATAAGGATATTCCTCGTAAGGAGAACCTTGCACTGTATGTATCCTATATCATCCATCGTCCCGACTGGAAATCCCAGAAATGCTTCTTAGATTTCAAGAGTGCTACCGATGTGCTGCGTCTTGCCGCTGCCATGAGCGGGCAGGATGTAAGCCTTGCCAAGGCACCGCGTTTCCGCAGCTTTACAAGAGCAGAGCGCCGTGAACTTCTGGGTCTGCTTGAACATGTCGAGAAGGATGAAGGGTTTGCACTCCGTCCTGAACAGTTCAAGCGTCTGGGCGAGAAGCTGCATCCGAGTGAGTACGCAAAGTATTTCCCTGAGAACAAAGCCATCTTCGATAAGGTCCGCAACGGTATCAAAATCGAGACCTACAACTCAAAACTGCAAGAATTGATGAAGCCGCCTGTCAACGCGGAACTGCTGACGGCGCATCTTATGCTTCGTCCCGGTATGTTTGCCCGGTATTTGGACTTCGCTCTGCGCAGTTGTAAGGACACTACCGCGATGGAAGATGTCCTGTTCCGGTTCATCTCGGTCTGCAAGAGTGTAGAGCCCCGCGTTCTGGTCCAGCTTATCAACCATTTCCGGAATCGGAATAATCCCGTCCAGCTTGCCACCGGCAAGGCGAACGGTGCTGCCAGCAAGGTTCTTGACAGGGAAGTTGAGCCTATCCCTGAGGATATCTGCAACCGTGTTGCCCGCGATATCTTCAATCAGCTGTGGCAGGTCCTTCGTGCGGAGGATACCGAGCCGAAGTGCGCATACCTTGACCCAGCTTGCCACTGCAACGACATTGTGTTCCCTGATAATCCCCGGCAAATCTCCTTCTCGCTGCGTTCTGCCGCATGTGGGTCCAGAACCCGCCTCCCGGAGGGCAATGTGCTTCGTGCGTTCCTCTACTGGAAGGCGAGTTTCGAGGCTGAGGCATGGGACGGCGTAGACCTGGACCTCTCGGTCGCGTTCTATGGCGATGAGAAGGTCAACTTCGTCTTTTACGGGAATCCGAAGGTTGAGCCGCTCGGTGCTATCCATTCCGGAGACCGCAGGAGCAGCGGCAAGAACGGTGCTGTCGAGTATGTGGATTTCGATATCAAGAAATGCCTGCAAAACGGTATCCGCTATGCCGCAATGGTCGTCAACTCCTATACCGGCGAGAAGTTCTCCGAGATGGATACAGCCTTCTGCGGTGTGATGGTTCGTGACGGCATGACCGGCGAACAGTTCGAGCCTGCCACCGTGAAGGACCGGTTCGCTCTGACTACCGAATCCGGCCAGCTGGTCATGGCTGTTATGGATTTGCAGAAACGCGAACTCATCATGGTCGATAGGACGGTTGCCGGGTCGCTTGCGTACAGCAATGTCATCACCGACTACAAGCCCACGAAGGATGTCTGCCAGTATGCCATGCAGCTGAAAAGCCTCTCCATCAAGGAAATGGTCGGGATGCGGTATGCGAAGTTCCTGAAAGACGGCGAGTGGGACAAAGCGGATGTCATCATCTCTGACGCGCCGGAAAAGTTCAAAACTCTCGCATCCGACAAACTTGTTCCTCGTATCGTGAGCCCTTATGATGTCCCCGGCATTTATGATGTTGTGTTTGGGAATTCTGAGGCGGAATGAATTCCACATCATAGCTACCACTGATTTTTCAGGTTATCCAAAAAAACAAAAGCATGTGCAACAAATCCCTTTAAATTAAAAGGATTTGTGATGCACATGCTTTTTTGGTGTTAAGCTATATTAACCCAGTATGATATGCGAGTCAGATTCCGCTAAACGATGCAATTCTTCTGAGTATCCACTGATGCAGAAGAGGATGAAATACTCTGTACGGCTTTCTTTTCCCCATTGGACAGCGGCTGCTTTTGCCTTTAGCTGGCGTAGTTCAGATAGCTGCATCTGAGTATTTTGATGAAACTTGCACTCACCAAACAGGATATTACTGCGGTCATTTGTATCGACAGCTACAATATCTATCTCTGTGTCTTTGCCACCCCACCAGCGGCCGACACGGTCAAACAAAAAAGGCAGCTTTCCTTGCGCATTCAATTCCCACATTTTACTGCGGCAAATATCTTCATAAACATATCCGACATGGTTCGGAATAAAACCGCTGCGCAGTTTGTTCATGGCGATTTCAGCGTGACCACTTTCAATGAAAGACCGCATGGGATATACAAAACGGAACCAGAAGGCTATAAAATTATCCCGGATACGATACTGTCCTTTTTTGCTTGTTTCGACATTCTTTTCGGTTGGGGGGACCTCACGCTCCAAAATGTCTAAATCGCATAAGGTCTTCAGCGATTTCGGCAAACTTGTTACCGGAATGGATAGCGAGGCCGCGATATCGGACACACGGCAGTTTCCGGCTGCTACAGAACGAATGATAGAAAAATAGCTTCCAATATCATTTACTTCATGCCGAAGCAAGAATTCTGGTTCTTCGTACAGGAAACTTTGTGGCGTGAAAACATTTTGAAGGATGTCATCATAGATTTCCTTGCCCTGATGGAACAACTCTATATATTTAGGCACACCACCCGTGACGGCGTAGTACAAAATGCGCTCTTGCTCAGACATCGCCGGGAAAAATTGGTTGTAATAGGCATATGGGATTTGTTTCAGCTTAATCTGCCCGGTTCTGCGCCCATATAAAGGGCTGGAATAGGATAGGGTCTGCTCCATCATCATATGAACCAGTGACCCGCAGAGAATCACTTCCACATTTTCGTTTTTTAGTTGGGTATCCCAAATTTTCTGAAATACAGACGGAAACGCTTTGTCGGCTTTGCCAAGATACTGAAACTCATCAATGATGATTACCAGCTTTTCCTCACTCGGCTGCGCAAGCAATGTCTTGAAAATCATTTCCCAGCCAGCATTTGCTGCGCTGCGCAAAAGTTCGTCTTGAAGAAAGTCTGCGGCCATCTCACGAAAAGCTGCACAGTTTGCCTGTATGCTTTCCTCAGTGGCCAAATAGTACAATGCGTGTTTGCCTTTGCAAAACTCTGCGAGCAAAGTGGTCTTTCCGACTCTACGGCGACCGTAGACCACAAAAAGAGAAGCGATAGGATTTTTATAGGCGGCTTCCAACGCAGACATCTCTATCTCTCTATCAACGAATGGCATATTAACTCCCTCCTGCATCTTTTGCTACTTATAGCATACACTGCAATAATAATTCTGTCAAGAATTATTCTGCATGGCATTATTCTGTAGAGAATTATTATGCCAGTTCGACGATTTCTGCTATACAAGCCATCGCCTGATTTCGGGTTATCCGAGAAAGGGTGGTGGTTTTTGCGTGAAGGGGTAATCGGGAAACATACACATTCATGGCAGATTTGCGTTTTTGCGAAGAATTTTCTAAAAAAATCGGGATTTGTGTTAGATTTTTGAAAAAAAGATGATGTTTTTCGCTTGCACGAATGTGCGAACCGCATAGAATAAAGTCAGTGGTCCGATACCGGCGGTATCGGATGCTTTTAAGGGCAGGGCCATGGTTGTACAAAATACAATTTTGGTCTCACTGATTTCGACCAGACTTCCTTGACGGCGGCTGTATGCAGGAACAATCTCCGGATGGGATGAATGGAATAACACAAACACATTTTTTGAAAGGAGCTTTTCCAATGAAAAGTTATAAGCGCGTTGCCTCTGCCGTTCTGGGCATGGCAATGGCCGCCAGCTGCATGGCGCCTATCACTGCATTCGCTGCAGAGGATTTTCAGCAGCCCACTGACAACACTGTGATTGCCAATCATCCCAACGATGAGACAATGCTGCACTCCACCCCCGTCTACCGCATCGGCACGAAGTCCTTCTACAAGGTAAACGATGACGGTTCCGTCACCTACGCCGACCAGGACACTGCTGGCTTCAAGGCCATCCCTGCCGCCTACATCATGGGCAGTTCCTACAACACCGTTGGCGAGTACGGCATCTACACCACCACCAAGAGCGACGGCAGCAAGCTGGAGCACTTCGTCAAGATTTCCGACTGCCAGGAAGCAAACGGCAAGGTGAACTGGAACCACGGTACTGCTGATGAGGCCAAGGTCAGCGACGACACCAAAGCAAACGGTGTTGACACTGCCAGCAACGAAGACCCCACCATGAGCACCCAGTTCTACATCTACCTGGACAACAATTCCGAGATTCCGGAAGAGACTCCTCCGACGGAGGAAGAGCACCCGGGCGTCGCTACCGATGACGGCCGCGTTGAGTACGACATCACCGTCGCTACTGTCAACCATGTCAATGTCAAGGCTACCGTTCCTCTGTATGTCTGCATGTACGGTTTCCGCAGCACCGGCAATGTTGTCACCCCGACCAAGGACGCTTACCAGCTGCGCAACTACTCCACCATCGACAAGAACAGCCGCACCTACATCGCTGACATTGCCAAGGTGACCCACTACAGCCGCATCTACGATACCGACCACTCCAACGACGAGCTGTTCGCTATCGCTTATGATGCCACCACCAAGTCCTACACCTACTGGTACAGCGACCCCGCCACCCAGGCTGGCTGGACTGAGCCTGCCAACTACCATCAGATGGGTGCTGACGAGCACATCAACGCTTCCGGCGAGTGCTATGTCATCTTCATCGACGGCAAGTGGGACTTCAAGGCTGCTGGCACTCTGGACGGCGACGCCCTGCGTGAGACCGTCAAGGGTATTGACGGCAACCACCAGCTGAAAGAAGACTTCGTCATCTCCGATGGCGCTACCAGCTGCAACTTCGGCAAGAAGTTCGATGTCGGCACCTCCATGACCGACAACTCCAAGCGCGAGGGTCTGGCTCTGAAGGTTTCTGAGCTGCAGGCTGAGCCCGCCACCTGGCGCGTCGTTCCCATGAGCACCTCCGCTCTCAAGCGCGGCGAGATTGCCATGAGCATTGCTCCTGACTCCGCTATGTACAACGCTTCTGCCATCGACCTGGCTAAGTGCTCTGCTCCTCTGGACATCACCGAGAACGGCTGGTTCCTGGCCGCTCCGACCGAGGTCACCAAGACCGGCGCTGCCGCTGACGCTGTCACTCATGACGCCGCCAAGGCTCTGCCCCTCATCGTCAACGCCAAGATTGCAGGCTCCAATGTCAACGACGCTGGCTGCACTCCTGTTGTTCGCGTCACCTACAGCATCATCCCGATGTTCGAGACCGGCGACACCCAGACTGCTACCGCTGGCGGTGTCGGCAGCAACCGCTGATTTGAAAATTTCGGCATAAATCAAACTCGTTAGCGAGTTGGCCGTCGAGTGACCTGCCGCTCGGCGGCTTTGGTTTTAGCTAATAGCATCACACTTGGAAAGGAATAATATTATGGCGAACAATATCGTATCCACCGACAAGAAGACCTCGAAGAAGAATGACAAGCTTTTGCACCGTACCATCACGGTTTGTGTGGTTCTGCTGCTTGTGCTGTGCGCAGGCCTGTTCATCTGGAAGAAGAGCGGAAAGATTTCGGACAACCGTCTGGAAGATTCCGTTGCCGCACAGCTGGGCCAGCTCGATGGCAAGAGCGAGGCTGAGATTCAGGAAGAACTGAATCGGGTGGTAGAAGATGGCACCATGGCTATTTCCATCAATGTAAATCCCGTATTCAAGACCGGAGATTCTGAGGGTACGCTCGAAATCGAGAATGTCCCCAACAACAAGTACGCTCAGGTCGTAAGCATCACGCTCGATGACGGCGGTGCTGAGATTTACAACAGTGGTCTTATCCAGCCCAACTACCACATTCAGACCGATAAGCTGTCCCAGCCGCTCGAAGCAGGCACCTATGACTGTACTGCGACTTTCACGGCTTATGACACTTCTGATAGCGAGAATCCGATTGAGGTTGGTTCTGCTGCCGCCAAGATTACTATTTCCGTTCTGAGTTAAAGTATGCCGATGCCCCGGTGCAGACCCATCCGTTTGTGCTGGGGCATTTTTTGAAAAACACAGGAGGCAATTCCATGAAGCGTTTTGCAAAAGCATGCGTGGCGGTATCGATGGCATTGATGATGTCTACCGCTGTGGGTTTTGCTGCCGAAACGGAACACCCGAACATGGACCACGGTACTACCAATAAGGCTGCGGTGTCGGATGAAGTAGATACTGCTCTGAACATCACGCCGAAAATGGGCACGAAGTTCACCGTGTACCTTGCTCCGGATATTCCGGAAACCATCCCCATTGTCCATGAAATCCCCAAGATGGGTGATGTGGGCATCGACCAGAAGACGCTGCTGGAAGCATTGCTGGTCGCGGGTGGCTGCTACCTTGTGAGCGATGGTGTTGCCACCGCCTGCAAGGGTAAGCGCAAAGACGATAAGGCTGCAACTCCCGCTTAAAATGCAAGGTCCCGATGCCGTTATGGCACCGGGACTTTTTGTTTGTGGGGCAAAACCAAGAAATCATACGGGAGCTCTCAGAAAATCAGGCGCGAGCGTTGCCGAAATGTGCGAATCGCATACAATAAAATCATGAGTCATCGCAAGACCGCAGGATTATGCGGCAACAGAGAAATATAGTATCAGGAATCGAATAAGAGGTCTATCAGCATGGCAAATGTCAAGACTGTCGCAAGAAAAACCCTCGGCTGGGTATCCCGCCTTATCAGTATAGCTGCGCTCATCGCAGTGCTTATATTGAGCGGGATGCTGCTTAGAAGTATAGCACAAACCAAAAAGACCCAGGAACTCACTTCATCCTTGCAGGCTATCAGAACGACTGCACAGGAAACCAATGAGACTGACTGGTCTAACGGAATGCTTGCGGTCAACCCTGATTATAAGGGATGGCTTACTGTATATGGTACGACCGCTACCGGGCCGGTAGTGCAGGGAGAAACAAACGACACCTACCTCCGTACGGATATCTACGGAGAGCATAGTATCCCCGGCACCCTTTTCCTCGATGAAGTATGTGATACGCGACAGCACGGCAACCTTATCATCTATGGGCATAAGATGAACGACGGGACGATGTTCGGCTCTCTGGATAAGTTCAAGGACCCGGAATTCTTCGATGAAAACGGGACTGTTTGCTGGGAAGGCGAGTACGGGAAAGAATACTATCAGATATTCGCGCTCATGGTCGTGCCGGGATATGTTGATGACCCGAACTTTGTAGATATTCAGGCATGGGCGAACACGCTCTCTGCCTCCGAAACTGAGGATATGCTCGAAACCATCCAAGATAAAGCCTCGATTTACAAGGAACTGCAATTCGACTGCGACAATGACAAATTCTTGTTCCTTGTCACCTGTGACTACAACATCAATAACGGTCGTATGGTATTGGCAGCAAAACGGCTAAAGAAAATCGACGAAAATGTGCGTTCGTAAAGAATGTGCATTGACATTTTCGAGATGCAAAATATAATAAAGAAAGAAACACCTATCCTTTTTCTCACACAATTTGTTGCGGATTTGTTAAAATCAAGCCATCATGGTTGTATTCAATACATCTCCGTGATAAAATGCAGGTGTACAGAAGGATAGGACGCCAAGAGTCCACGGTATCGTCGATGACGAAATCCAAAACCGCGTAGGGCTGGCGGAGCCTATCATTATTGAGTAGCCTCGGCGCTAGATGCCGAAAAGGAGTGTTTTTATGAAAAAGATTATCGTATTGGCAGTTATTGCGACTGCGGCTATGGCGCTCAGCCTGGTAGGATGCGGCGTTAATGTCACGAACATTTCGGTTCCGGATGCTGCGACCCTCGAAAAGGGTGAGAGCATCACGCTTCCGGTAAATTTCGGCACGGAGGATGCGCCCGCAGAGACGCCTGTCATCGCGACCGGTGAGTCTGCTACGGCAGAAACTGCCGCGCAGGATGAAAAGATTGCCAAGGCGGCTGAGAAGCTGACGCTCGCGTGGACTTC